CTTTCGTTATAAATCTCGGAGATAAAGTTTTACGATTCACGATAGACGAGATTCCTAAAACTGAGCAAGAATCTTCACAACAAGTAGACAATACTGTTGAAGAATTCAAAACTTTAGAAAATTCTGATACGACCATAGTAACCGCTCTTTGGAATTTAGGTAGAGGGTCACTCGGTGATGATTTTAAACGTCCGTATTCTTATTATCTTGACAAATTTGCAGAGTTACTCAAAACTCCTTCAAATTTATACATTTATGTAGCAAAAGAAGATGAAGAATTTGTTTGGAAGCATAGATCAAGAAAAAATACTCATGTCAAAGTTATGGAGTTAGAAGAACTAAAAACTTGGTTTCCCTTCTACGAAAAAGTACAAGAAATTAGAAATACTGAAAATTGGAAGAAACAGGCAGCATGGTTAGAAAACTCTCCACAAGCAAATTTAGAGTTTTATAATCCGGTAGTTATGAGCAAGATGTTTTTACTGAACGATGCATCAATCAGTAATCCATTTAATACAAATTATTTTTATTGGTTAGATGCAGGCATCTCCACGACAGTACATCCAGGATATTTTCATCACGATGTCGTTTTAGAAAATCTACCAAAATTAACCGAAGAAGTTGATGCGTTTATATTCTTATCATATCCGTATGAGGATGGATATGAAGTTCATGGCTTTCCACGTACTGATATTGAAAGATATGCCAAAACACAACATTTAAAATATGTGTGTCGTGGTGGATTTTTTGGTGGTTCCAAAACTTCAATAGCAACGGCAAATAGTAATTATTATAATCTTTTACGACAAACCCTAGAAAGTAATTTTATGGGTACGGAAGAAAGTATATTTGCTGTAATGGCACATCTATATCCAGAAACAATATATAGATTTGAACTTTCAGGCGACGGTTTGGTATGGCCGTTTTTTGAAAAATTAAAGGACGTAGACGAACTTATAAAAAATTTACCGCCGAAAGAACTAACACCAAAAACTGCTAAAGTAAATCTGTATGTTCTTGGATTTAATTCTACAGAACAATTTGAATCTGTCGTGAAGTCCATACAATCGGCTGATGACACTATGTTTACACGATGTAGAAAAATATTAGTAAATAACTCTACGGATACTAGTTTATTTGAACAATACGATAAGTTATGTGAACTGTATGGGTTCGAGGAAATTCATAGAGAGAATTTAGGTGTATGTGGTGGTAGACAATTTATAGCAGAACATTTTAGCGAATCCGACGCTGATTTTTATATGTTTTTTGAAGACGATATGCATATTAACAACGAGTCTTTTATTGGTAAGAACTGTAGAAATGGATTTAGATCACATATACCAAACTTATATGAAAAGCTCGTTAAAATTATGGTAAAAGAAAAATTTGATTTCTTTAAAATGTCTTTTTCCGAATTTTACGGTGATAATAGTGTGCAGTGGGCTTGGTATAATGTACCACAATCAGTTAGAAATGAAGTTTGGCCTAACTATAATAAGTTACCTGAACACGGAACTGATCCAAATGCTCCAAAAACTGTTTTTGATACAATTCACATTGTGGATGAAACTCCTTATATTAAAGGGCAGATTTATTACAGTAATTGGCCACAAATAGTCAGTAAAGAAGGTAATCAAAAAATGTTTTTAAACACAAAGTGGGCTAGACCATACGAACAAACATGGATGAGTCATATATTCCAACAAACCAGAAAAAACGAATTAACTAGTGGAATTTTCCTTGCGTCACCTATAGAACACAATAGATTTAATTTTTATCAGAGTGAATTGAGGAAGGAATCCTAATGTAAAAGACATATAGTTTTATATTTATACTAGTGTATCTTTAACAACGTGGATTTATGGGATTAAAAGAACAGGTCCAAGCCGGGGCAAAAATTACCAGAGACGTTATTACAGTTACCGATACGGTCGGTAGTGGTTCGGTTGCCCTTGGGGGTTCTTTTCTTATATTAAGTATAGAATCTACACAACCTGCTAGATTACGAATCTATGACACAATTCAGAGTAGAGACGATTCTACTGAAATTTCCCGTATATTTGGTTCAACCGTACCACCAACCGTAGCACTTGTCGGTGACTACAGTATGAGTTTAAGTAATACAGTATATACGATAAACCCAGCGTCAATAGGACATACGAATTCGGCAACTACACCATTAACGTATTATAGATGCACGCCTTCGGGTTCCTCCTTTAAAATTAATAGGCTTTTAATAGAAGATACATCTATAACTCCTGCGATTAATACATCGTACACAGAAAATAATCGTAGATTAATACAAATAACACCTTCTTCGACTATTGCGGCGTTAGCGTATGCAAGTGGTACATTTACCAGTATTACGTCACCAACTGTACCAAAAACTTATATAATGGTAAGTGCTTCATTAGCAAACTCTAGCCACATGGTTAGATTTAGAATGTATAATAATAGCGGTAGTATATATAATGTTAGTGAAAGAAATAGATTATTTGCAACTGAACCATCGGAATCAATTGGATTAATAATAGATACTGTTATCTCTGGAAGTAATATAGTTTATTTTACTCCTAAAATCATAGGAGCTAATTTACAAAATATGGGAAACGACTTATCGGAATTAATCACAGATCCAACAAAAATGGAAGGAATAAATTCTGTTTATTATTATATGCAGAACGTATCATCTTCGGGTTCTCCTATAACTCCAACTGTAAACTTACATGTATTTTCACTAGAAGATTAAACTATGACTACTAGCTCAGCTTTTTATCCATACGCTTCTGGAAGTTTATACACCTCATCATTTGCCTTATCTTCGTCTTACGCAAATAATGCACAATACTTGATGTACGTATTTACAGCTTCTTTCGCAGAGTCGGGTACTTCTGGATCAAAAGGCGATCTTGGAGTTCCTGGAATTTGTAAAATAACCTATGAACAGTATTTACAGTTAAGAGCAAATCCTTCGTTAAAAGAAGTTTGCAATTTTAACTAGAGTCGGCATATGAGTATACAATTTATACCATTAGGATTACCAATTAGTACTTCTTTCGCAGTTTCGGCAAGTGTAACTATTGCATCGGCAAATACACCTACCACCGCGGCACTTGCCGCTTACGCTGAAAATTTACTAGGTTTGCCTGGTGACCCGTATAAAGAAGTAGATGCTTCACCAACGTTAATTGTTGTTCCAACATAATTAGGAGAATTTTGTGGCTGTATTTTTTCCATTCGGTATTCCTTCTACGGGTTCCTTCGCACAAACAGCTAGTTCTGCTTACGCATTAGTAAACAATCCATCTGTTGTAGCAGCACGTGCGTTGGTTGGTGTTATAGGACCAAAAGGTACTCCTGGAATTCAAGCTACAAGTTGTCCGCCTGGTTATTATAATGCGTTAACTACGGTCACGGATGCCTATGACACATACCCATCAGTACCGCCGCATTCTGGTAGAGAAAATTATTTTTTATGTTATCCAATTCCCTCTCCATCCATAACCCCAACAAAAACACCGACAGCTACCCCGACGATGACAGTAACACCGTCAGTAACAACTACGCCGTCGGTTACCCCAAGTGTAACTGTAACACCTTCTATAACAACTACACCATCAGTTACCAGAACGCCTTCTATCACTAGAACACCGAGTATCACAACTACGCCGTCTATTACGACCACACCTTCTGTTACTACTACGCCTAGTATTACTAGAACACCATCTATTACACCGTCTGTGACAGTAACACCTTCTATCACAACAACACCGTCAATAACGGTTACTCCAACTATAACATCTACACCTTCAATTACACCGTCAATAACTGTTACACCAAGTTTAACACGAACACCATCTATTACCACAACACCATCTATTACCACAACACCGTCTATAACTCCAACTAGAACAGTAACTCCATCAATAACACAAACAACAAATCAATCTGTAACACCAACGCCTACTCTTACACCTTCTATAACAACTACACCATCAATAACAGCAACTCCATCAATAACAGCAACTCCATCAATAACGCCGTCGATAACAACTACTAGAACTGTTACCCCAACGGTAACGCCCTCAATAACAACAACCCCATCGGTAACTACGACACCAACTAATACACCAACTCCATCGGTAACACCTTCTGCTACCACAATTAATTATGTATTTTGTGAGTGTACTACAGTTCCAAGCTGTAATAATTATCCAGATCCTACTGGTGGTGGATGTACAGCAGTTGCTGAAGCACTTACTCTCGGAACGTGTTGGCCGTGTACACAAGGAGTAGTAACGCCATCAGTAACACCGAGTGTCACTGCTACCCCTTCAATTACTAAAACACCAAGTACTACAGTAACTCCATCAATAACAACTACGCCAAGTATTACGCCAAGTATTACGACAACGCCGTCTATTACCACTACACCTTCTATTACTAGAACGCCAAGTATTACCGCTACGCCTTCTATTACTAGAACACCAAGTATTACTCCAAGTATTACCACTACGCCGTCTATTACTAGAACACCAAGTATTACTCCAAGTATTACCACTACGCCGTCTATTACTAGAACACCAAGTATTACTAGAACGCCTTCTATTACACCATCTATTACGCCAAGTATTACTACTACTCCAAGTATTACGCCGTCTGCAACAAAAACGCCTGCGCCCGTAACGCCTTCACCAGTAACACCTTCGCCGGTGACGCCTTCACCGGTGACGCCTTCGCCGGTGACGCCTTCACCAGTGACGCCTTCACCAGTAACACCTTCGCCAGTGACGCCTTCACCAGTAACACCTTCGCCAGTGACGCCTTCACCAGTAACACCTTCGCCAGTGACGCCTTCACCAGTAACACCTTCGCCAGTGACGCCTTCACCAGTAACACCTTCGCCAGTGACGCCTTCACCAGTAACACCTTCGCCAGTGACGCCTTCGCCGGAAACACCTTCGCCAGTGACGCCTTCGCCTGAAATACAATGTCCTACAATACCATGTGTTGATGCTCAAGATTGTTCACCGTGTGCATATTGCTGTGCTGGGCAATGTCAAAATACACCATGCCCACCCGTAGCACCAACGCCTTCACCGGTAACACCTTCACCGGTAACACCTTCACCAGAAACACCTTCACCAACACCATCACCAGCAACATGTACTTTTGGAGCTACTCAATGTGTGGGCCAAGATTTGTACACTTGTAATGGTACAGAATATGTATTATCGTGTACAAATTATATTGATTGCGGCGGATCGAACAGTTCGTGTGAGTAAAATCAATTGGTGAGGTAAAAACGTAAATATGTATTATAGTACAGTACGAATATACTAAATTGTAATACTGAAAAATAATTAAGAGGAAATGGTTATGAAAACAATATTGGTTACGGGAGCCGGTGGGTTTATTGCCGGACATATAGTAAAGAAATTAGCAGAAATATATACAGTACGAGCAATTGATAAAAAGCCGTTTGATAAATGGTATCAAATTACCGAGTCAGCAGAAAACATCGTCGGAGACTTAACGGATTACGATGTTGCTCTAAACGCCACGCAAGGTATTGATGAAGTCTATCATTTAGCGTGTGATATGGGTGGAATGGGATTTATCGAACACAATAAGACATTGTGTATGTTATCCATTATTCCAGACACCAATACATTAAAAGCAGCACACCTAAACGGAGCAAAGAAGTTTCTCTTCGCATCGACCGCTTGTGTCTATCCTGTGTATAAACAAAACACGACAGAACCAGAACCTTTAATTGAAGGTACAGAATACCCAGCCGATCCCGAAGATGGGTATGGTTGGGAAAAGCTGTTTATGGAACGCATGTGTCGTCATTTCACCGAAGATTTTGGAATTGAAACCCGTATTGTCCGATACCACAATGTCTACGGTCCAGTAGGTACGTGGCAAGGTGGACGAGAAAAAGCACCGGCCGCGCTCTGTAGAAAAGTCGCACATGCTTTACACACTAACTCTGATACGATTGAAGTGTGGGGTGATGGTGAGCAAACACGGTCGTTTTTGTATATTGATGATGCAGTCGAAGGAACAATTCGTGTAATGGATAGTCCACATCAATCGGCATTTAATATTGGATCAGACCGAATGGTGTCCGTTAATGAATTAATTACGATTATTGAAAATGCAGCTGGTGTCAAACTCCAACGTAAACATATTGAAGGACCGTTGGGAGTACGTGGAAGAAACTCACATAATGACAAAGTAAAGGCATTGTTAAATTGGGAACCTGCTATTACATTAGAAGAAGGAATGACTCGTACATTTAACTGGATACGGGAACAATATGGATTATATCATAGTACCAACTAGTAATAGTGAGTATCAATCGTGGCAGTGTCGTTTATTAAACTGGTCACGGAAGAAAGTAAAGCAATCAGGTAAACTTGTGTTATTACGATGTGCAGATCCGATGGGTAGAAATAGACCGTTGGATGAATACACAGACACGGATGTAGTAGTAATAGATTTACCAGATTATGCTACAGAATGGGAAAATCTAGAATCAGAATCAAAACGTGGTGAAAAATATTGGTGGGGAGCTATACCAAATAAATTCATGTCGATAAAATGGTTATGCGATAACTCTTCTTTTAAAGACGAAGATAATTTATTATTTCTAGACCCAGATATGATATTTTTACATCCAGTAGAATTTGTTCCTAAATATAACGAAATTATAGCACAAAGATTTATTCACTACGCACCGTTACAGAATTGGAAAATTGAAAATGATAGAGACGGGTTTGGTGTGATGTATCCATTTTGTATTAAGTTTGGTACATTAAAAAAAATAATAGACGATTATATTACCAGTTCAGAGCAAATTAAACGTGAAACGAAACGATGGGAATCTGAAATGTGGGGATTGGATTACGCAGTTAAAAAGAACAATTTAAAAATTCAATACGTAGAGGACTTTGGATTCTGTACGGCATGGAAAGAAAATGACAGTAATGAAGTCAGTCTTATCGCACATTTCCCGAATGAAATATTTGATGCGAATAATAATTCTTTATTTTTCAAACAAGATTACACACACAATCAGAATATGCAAATAGACGTAAATAGAGCAAGAAACAAATTAGATGAACTTTTGTTATCTAATATTGCACAAGAAAGAACGGATTATCTGTACCATTTAAAATGGAATTTTTCTAATATATTTAACAATTACACTGGTAAAACCGGATATATTATTTTAAAACCGTGGCCGGGTGGATTTAACAACATACGAATGTCATTAGAACTGGCGGTTTGTATAGCATATTTAACGAATAAGACATTAGTACTACCTCCAAAGTATAATATGTATTTGCTAAAAGATACGTTTGGGCTAGAAGATTTTTTTGATATGTCTGATTTAGGAATAAAAACAATGTCTTTTTTTGATTTCTGTAGACTGAAAAATATTACTCCTACGTTCGAAGCAGTTGCAGAAATTAGTAAAACCATAACAGAACCAGAATTTCACGTTTTAAATTTTACAGAATCACTACCAGACGAATCATTTAAACATGGACGTTCTGTAACTGATATGATTGAACTACTTGGTCACAATGAGTGTTTATTTTTTGATGGTAAATTGTTAGGAAATTTTTATCAAACCATATATACGACATTTGACGTAGAACTTAAAAAATTAATAGCACGGCACGTTCATTACACTCCTAAATTAATGGAATTGGGTTGGCGGGCAATAGAAGTGTTGGGAGACAGAAAATACTATGCAATCCACATAAGAAGAAATGATTTTCAGTATAAGCATTTGTTCATTACAGCGGAGCAAATCTATGATAATATCAAAGATATAATACCAGATGGTTCCACATTGTATATTGCAACAGACCATACCGATAAATCATTTTTTGACAAACTTGCCCAACACTATCAGTTACACTATTACGAAGATATTGCACATTTAGCAAAACTAGAAAATGTGCACTATAATTTTATTCCGATAATAGAACAACTCATATGTACAAGATCTATAAAGTTTATAGGTAACGATTATTCCACTCTTTCCTCGTATATATACAGACTTCGAGGATATATGAAAGATATAGAAGATAAAAACTTTTATATCAATACTAGTACGTTTAATCAAGATGAGCAATGTGATTCTACTGAAACAAAAAGATTCATAGGTAATTGGGCACGAGAATTTAAAGACGCCTGGGATTTTAAACCTAAAAAAATATTTGTTTCTGTAGCTAGCTATTGCGACCGCCAGTTATTAACTACATTAAGAAATTTATATGAAACGGCACAAGACTCATCACGAATTATGGTAGGTGTCCATCTTCAAGATAACGAAGAATATCATAAAGAATTACTTAATGAAAATTTTCCAAACATGAAAATATTATTTACTCCAGATGAAGATTCTCTGGGAGTTGTTTGGGCGCGTGAAAGAATAAAGCAAGAATTAATAACTGATGAGGATTTCTTTTTGCAGATTGACGCACACAGTAGATTTAAACAAAATTGGGATGGTATACTAATAAATCAATATAGAAGTATGCCAAACAAAAAAGTGGTATTCTCTACATATCCAAATGGATTCGAACTTACCGATACGGAAAAAAACTTTTTATCTATAAAAACTAATGCCCCATTAGTTATTAGTGGACATATGGATGTTGAAAATGTTAATCCAATAGATAACAGATTAGTTACAAAAAATTTAGTAGCAATGGATAAGTACGAAATATTCGACAACAAATGGATAGGTGCAGGATTTATATTTGCACCAATCGAATGGACTGGAGATATACAAGTACCTATGCAAATAAAATCTAAAGGTGAAGAAGAAGCACAAACGTTCTTATCTTATTTAAAAGGATGGGATATAAAATTACCCGCTGAGGCGACAGTATGGCATAATTATAATATACATGACTTGGACGGCACCGTATACAGAAAAACAAATCATAATGAAATAACAGACAAGTCTGTTGAAATTATAAATGATATACTTTTTAATACTTCCAATTCATATTCTCGTTCATTAGAAGAATTGGAGGATTACTTGTCAATTAAATTTAGACGGATCTAAAAATGGAAAAAATCTTTATAGCAATTGCAAGTTTTCGTGATTATGAACTACCACATACCATACTAGACCTAATTAGTAAAGCCGAAAATCCTCAAAGATTAGTATTTTCTGTAGTGCACCAATTTGATGAAGAGCCAGAGACGAATGAAAACTGCATCAATCATTTACTCGGCAAGTATCCAATACATTTAGAATTGCACCATTGGACAGAATCAAGAGGTGGTTGTTGGGCAAGAAATATAGCACAGAAATATTATGCAAATGAAAGATATGCATTACAAATAGATTCACACACTCGGGTTATAAAACATTGGGACTCCGTGTTAATACGAAATATAGAAAATTTAAGAAACATATCACCAAAACCTATAATTTCATATTTATCTCCATCATACTCTAGAAATGACGAATATGGTATAGACTATTTGTTTAGTAATATATTTGATATGGATAAAATACAAATACCTAAAATAAAAAATATAACTAGTCAATACTGGATTGAATACGGTGGATATGAAAATGAACAGCGTACTGGATATAAAAATGTAAGAGTCCCCGTACTATATGGTGGGTTTATATTTTCAGACGGCCAATGGGTAGTTGAAGTGGAACAAGATCCATTACATTATTATACTGGTGAAGAATTTGCTTTAGCCGTAAGATCGTATACAAAAGGATATGATATATACACGCCCGATAGAATAGTATCGTGGCATAGAGCACATAACGAACCAAACAAAAAACACTTTACCGTACTACCACCGGAATTTGGACAGTATAGACATAAAGTTGCGATGGAACGACTTCGAAGGTTATTTGAAGGTGGTGATCTGGGTAAATACGGTCTGGGTACACATCGAACTCTAGATGAGTACGAGCAATTTTCAGGAATAGATTTCAAAAATAAACAAATTAAGACTCTGTAACATAAAACGGTTATGTTTAATTTATCAATATACACAGGACACAATGCGTCATTTACGATAAGTCGAGATGATGAAATTCTAGAAGTTGTGGAATTGGAAAGATGGCTAAACGTTAAAAATATAAGTTTAACGTGGTATCTACCTACCACTCATAATCCTATACATGCTGTAAAAGAAATACTTCTATACTTCAAAATAAAATATGGTGCAGACAAATACCAAAATCTAATATGTAACCCTACAGATTTGGAAGTACTCACGGGTGGATATTGGTCTGCACACGGAAGTGTTTTAGATATTTTTAACGCAAAAAATTTAATAGAGATGGGTCACCAAGAAGGACACGCGTATAATGCATTTTATCAAACTAATTTAAAAGAAGCAACAATTATTAGTTTTGATGGTGGTGGTAATGATGGGTGTTTTAATTTTTATAAAGCAACTAGACAGAATGGAGTCACATTATATAGAACGGAACCTGATTATAATATCGGAGAAAAATATGCACAAATTGGATTTTATTGTAGTTCATTGAGCAAACAAGATAGATTTCAAGGATATCTGGTACATTCGGGTAAGTTGATGGGATTGTCAGCATACGGTAAAATTTTACACAATAACATAAATAATTTTTTAGAATACTACAAAGGACATCATTCTACTTACGAGGACAAGTATAACAATTATAAAAAATTAGGTTATCCAGATGAGTTAACTGGCCAGTTAGAAGTGGATGTAGTCAGAACTTCTCAATATGCGTTTGAGCAATTGTTTGAAAAGTTATCATACAAAGATATCATAGGTAGTGATGACAAATTATGTTTAACTGGTGGATGTGCTTTAAATGTACTGAATAACACACAAGTAAATAAATTAACAAAGACGCATGTAACGCCAAATCCAGACGATAGAGGATTGAGTTTAGGATTTATGTTAGGGTTTTTAAAGCCATCGGATGCATTTGATTCCACTTATATCGGACCTGAAGTTTGGGATAGACATTTATTACATGAGTACGTAAACAAATATAATGCAACCGAAGTAGATTTCACAAAATTAGCAGAAGATTTAATTTCTGGAAAAATTATTGGAATTGTTCGTGGTCGTTCTGAACACGGGGCTAGGGCATTGGGAAACAGAAGTATTCTTTGCATGCCAACTGTAGGTATGAAAGATATACTAAATGCAAAAGTCAAACATAGAGAATATTATCGTCCGTTTGCACCCGTAACTAGATTGGAAGATGCAAATACTTATTTTGATTGGGAAGGTGAAGCACGTTGGATGACATTTAGCCCAAGAGTAAAAACGGAATACCGATCAATTTTACCATCTGTCACACATATCGATAACACGGCTAGATTGCAAACAGTAACAGAAATGCAAAATTCTTTTCTGTATCACCTATTAGGTGAAGTAAAACGACTTTCAGGAGTCGGTGTATTAATAAATACATCCTTCAATATCGCAGGAAAACCAATTCTGAATACATACAGAGATGCTGTCTGGATGCTAGAAAATGTGGAAATGGATGGGTTGATTTTGGAAAATTATTATATAAAAAAGGATTAATATGACTAAAATTATAGTACTAAACCAATCAACGTGGCATTTTGAATATAATGCAATAGATGCGTTAGCAAAAAGTACATGGGCAAGAGTAAAACACCCAGACGTAACAGTTATTCATTATTACGGAGGTTATGATTTAGAAGATAAACCGTATTCACATTTAAGTGGAACGCCCGCCAAGGGTTCTGCGATTATGTATGATAACCACGGTAATAATATTCTTGTGTGTGGGGTACAAGATGTAGTAAGCAATCCTCTTACAGATCCACGTAATCAAAAACTTATCATAGCATATGAGTGGTGTCTTAATAATTTAGAATTTGATTATATAGTTCGAATTTGTAATACGACTTACCTTGATATTAAAAAGATGCACAAATTTCTAGATTCACTGGAAAGAAAAGATAAACAATATGATGGTGCACGAAATATGTACAACAATGAGTATTATTTTTGCGGAGGAAGTTTTAATTATCTATCAAAAGATTGTGTACAACAATTAGTAAACAATAAAGAAGAATATTTATCTTTACCGTATCCGTTATCTATGGAAGATCTTGGTGTGGGAGTAATACTATTTAATAAATTAAATTATGCCGTCTGGGACGAAGTACATCAAGATGTAAAAACATCCGCTACAAGTTTAGGCGATAACGGTGGCCCGTTAGTAGATTACGTCGATGACATAATAGCAAATGAAAAGTATTTTGCGTATAGATTTAGAATCAGTAGTACGGAAGAGTACATACAATTTCACAATAAGGTTTTACGAAAATATGTTTAATATAGGAATGTTTGGTTCTCATAATGCAACAATAGCTATATCAAAAGATGACAAACTTTTAGAAGTAGTGGAAGTAGAAAGATTTACTTCAATAAAAAATTGCGCATTATGGTTTTACTATAACATAAGAGAGCCATATAATATAGCAGTGATTCACGAAATAAAAAACTACTTTAATCAAAAATATGGAGTAACGGAATATGAAAGCGTAATATATAATTCCGTGCACCAAGAATACTATAAAATATTTCCCGCTAAAAAATACACATGGTTACCACACCACACAGCTCACGCATACTCTGGATTATACCAATCCCCATATAGTAATGCGTTAATAGTATCAGCTGATGGTGGTTCAGATGAAGGATTTTTCAATGTGTTTATAGGTGATAAGCGCGCGGGTATTACAAAAATATATTCTGGTAAAAGAGATTTAGCTGTTCCATATGGATTGGTTGCACATTATATTGAAGATATACGAAAGGAAGAACCGTTTTGGGGAAACTTGGTGTACGCCGGAAAAATTATGGGGTTTGCAAACTACGGAAACGCCACGGAAGAATTCGTCAATAAATTACATACTATATATAATAGCGGGGATGATGGGAAAATACCGGAAACGGTGACTACAATAAGGAAGGTTCTTGACATTCCAGAGGAATTTAGATTCACTGGCCAAGACGCTAAAGATTTAGCTGCTTCAAATCAATTTGTCTTTGAGCAACTTTTTGAAGAAGAGATAACGCCATTTTTAAAGGAATACCCTTCATTACCCTTAATTTTAGTTGGTGGGTGTGGGCTTAATATATTAAATAATACCAAACTTGCTAGAACTAGAAACGTATTTGTTCCACCTAATCCAAATGATTGTGGGTTGGCGGTTGGATTATTAGCATCTACTATCAAACCAACAGAACCAATTGATTGTACATATGCTGGGCCCGTAGTATGGGATAGACATGAATTAATAAGAATTGCACACGAACGATCGGCACAAGTACTTGACATCGCTAAATTAGCAGACTATATTATATCTGGTAAAATTGTAGGTGTGGTACGAGATAGATGTGAACATGGTCCAAGAGCACTAGGAAATAGAAGTATATTGTGTAATCCTGCTATTACTGGAATAAAAGATATATTGAATGCTAAAGTAAAAGGTAGAGAATATTATCGTCCCTTCGCTCCCGTGGTCCGTCTAGAAGATGTTAACAAATATTTTGAATGGAATACTGAAAGCCGTTGGATGAGTTTTTGTCCAAGAGTAAAAGATGAATATAAAAATAAACTAGAAGCAATAGTGCACGTGGATGGTACAGCGAGAGTACAAACTGTAACTAAAAAACAAAATGAATTTTTATATAATTTATTAACAGAAATGCATAATAAAACTGGAATAGGTGTATTATTAAATACTTCGTTCAATGTGGCAGGAAAACCAATTTTGAATACGTATAAAGAAGCACTCACAGTTCTAGATAGTAAAGAGATGGACGCCGTTATATTGGAAGATTATATTATACAAAAAAACAGAGGATCACAGTTATGAACAACCAATCAGAATTTTTTGCTCGACATGGGTATGCATACATTAAAGACGTACTGACACACCAGCAGTGCGACGACTTTGCTCAGTTGATGTATGACATGAAAGCTACAGATCGTTTAGTTTATGAAGGTGGTGACCAAAAGTTTTATGATAATTCGTATGGTGGAAACCATCCAGAGTTTGAGGCCGCATTGCGATCATTAACAGACAGATTGCAAGACGAGTTGGGAGTTAAAATGACTCCCGCTAATTCGTTTGGACGCATTTATTATAATGGTGGAACTTTACACAAACACGTTGATCGTCAAGGTCTTGATTACACTATGTCTATTACGCTATTTAATAGTTTAGATAAGGAATGGCCATTGTGGTGTATTGATAAGACAAATAATCAAGTTCCTTTGAATATTGGTCGAGGTGATGGTGGTATGATGTTAGGAACAACAATGACACATTGGCGTGATGATTTAATTTGCGAACCACACCAGCATGTTGTTCAACTATTCATGCATTGGAGTTTTGCATGAACGAAAAACTTAAACACGAATTTGAGATTATAATACACGCTGTACATGCTATGAATCCAACGGCAAATGGGTGGGGATGCATAGAAACTCGAAGTGGTGGTGGTAGTACATTAGAATCTACAAAACCTTTAAGAAATGCATTGCCAAAATTATTTGATACATTTAATATCAAATCAATTCTAGACATACCGTGTGGTGACTTTCATTGGATGAAAGAAGTCAATTTGACGGGAATCGAATACGTCGGAGCGGACATTGCCGAAGTATTCGTCAATGACAACAGACTAAATTATCCACAGCATGAATTTCTACATTTAGATATTACAGAAGATCCTTTACCTAAAAAGGATTTAGTTATAGTGCGAGATTGTTTTATACATCTTTCTTATGAGAATATAAAAAAGTCCCTAGAGAACATAAAAAATAGTGGAAGTACATACTTGCTAACCAGTAGTAGAAGGAATCTTATAGAAAATAAAGATATTTTAGACTCTGATTTTAGACAAATTAATATGGAAATAAATCCATTTTATTTAAACCCTATATATTGTATTGATGAAGATACGTCTGAACCATATCGATCTATGATATTAATCAAAATAGATGATTTAAAATAAACTTAAAATAAAGAGGTTACTATGAAAATGATAGCATATCCCGCATCCGACAGACCGTTTAGACTACAGCCTGCTGGATCTAAACGTCCTTGGATGGACGATGCAGTAAATAAAAACCCGTACAGATGTTTACCATTATCTATGGCTAATTCATTTGGGTGGGAAATATTGTCAGAGGCACACTTCACAGCAGAGTGGGATGGAAATAATGCGCCTTCTGGTGTAAAAATAAAACACCACGATGGTTATGGAACTCCATCGTCTCACTTTGGAGAAGGTACCTTAACTTGGCATGCTGGATGGTTATTCCAAATGGAATATCCATACGGACTATACGTTACTGGTGCACCGAACACACCTGTGCCAAACGTTATACCATTGTCTGGGGTAGTAGAAGCGCACTGGTTAAGATATTCCTTTACTCTAAATTGGAGATTTACACAACCTGGATCTTTTGAAGTAAAAATAGGAGATCCTATTGCGCTTATTTTCCCTATCGACTTGACGGTGTTTGATAATACGGAAGCAGAAATTCGTTCGCTCCACGATCCAGAATTCAAAGAATTTCACGATGATTACTGGAATTGGAATGTTTCGAGATTAAAATATATGTCCGAACAACGAGCGGGTCACCATTCAGCAGATGTATGGCAGAAACACTACTTTAGAGGAGTATATCCGGCTGAAGTAAAGGATGGATCGCTTATGGGTGATCCAACTGCTTCAAGTAAAAAGTGTCCATTTCATACTAACGCGGAAGGTAAACAACAGTCCACGCATAGAACCAAACCAAATGTACGGGAATTTGTTGATAAACGAATTGGTAAGTTTGAAACGCCGCCTATATACTGGGAACTGACAAAAAAGATTCAAGATCAACGTAATCTAGAATCTTCTCAAAACGCACAATCGACCAACCAGCAAGTTGCTGTAAATTCCAAAGAAATAGAAATGGAAAATAAAGTGAAGGAGTTAGAGTTGAAGTTGCGTATCGCTGAGACGCAATTAAAATTACAAAGTACTCAACTTCCAAAAGCTAATAAGAGTAAGACAGCAACAAAGAAAAAGAAGATTTCAGTTGAGGTAAAATAAATGAAAGAAGTAACGATGGACGTTCCTATCGCATTAGCGCAATTGATATTAAATAATAACGAAGCGTTAAAAAAATATCAATCACAATTAATGCAACAGATTAAACTTGCTAATGAACAAATGATGCAAATATTAAAATTAGATCCAGAGGAGGGTTGGCAATTGGACATGGAACGAATGGTATATGTTCGTGCAACAACTCCAGAAGAAATACTAGAGGTTGAGGCTTAATGCATCCTTCGTTGGATGAAGTGGTCTTTACGTGGGGAAAATACTCGGGGCATACGTTGGGTAGCGTTCGGCGTACTGCCCCGCAGTATTTACAATGGATAACCACAACTAAAACATTACCAGCAAAATGGATTGAAGCAGCACAACGAGCTTTGTTAGGTGATGATGTATCGGACTTACAACTACCCCGTGTCAAGCAATCCGATAAACCCAAAGAAGAACGAGAACAACAGACAGGTCCAATTGAAGTCCATTTGAAGGACACCAAGACGGCCTATATTGTCATGCCGTACAACAAACTCCTATTGGAACAATTCAAGTATGAGATTGACGGACGGAAATGGAATGGTGATGAAAAGCATTGGGAGTTTCCCGCAGTACATCTTCCAAAAGTCAAGAAGTTGTTTCCAAATTCCGTTTTATCATCGTCGGCTGAAAAATTATTAGGTAAGTTACAAGAACGTCGGGAAGATTTAGATGAAATTCGTCAAAAGGAAGATACGGATTTTGAAATTAAGGGATTGAAACTCAACCTCTATCCATACCAAAAAGTTGGTGTACAATTCGTCGATAGAGCTGGTGGTCGGTGTCTCATTGCGGATGCGCCGGGATTGGGTAAGACGGTGCAAGCTATTGCGTACGCACAACTTCATAATCTCAAAACGTTAATTGTTTGTCCTTTGTCCGTAGTCGTGAATTGGCAACGTGAAATTAAAAAGTTCACGGGCAAAGAGAGTACTGTTTGGGATAGTAAGGTGTACGATGGAAACCTTAAACACCAGTTTCATATTACCCATTACGATGCAGTTGCGAAAAATAATCATTGGCTTCGTGACCAAGGATTTGACTTATTGGTGTGTGATGAAGCAACCTATCTAAAGAATCGTCAGACTATTCGAGCAAAGAGCATTCTTGGGTCGTGGAAAGAACGCCGTAAGTATCCCGGCATCAAAACCAAGTATACGATTTTCTTGACGGGAACGCCGGTCATGTCTCGTCCGATTGAAGCATTTAGTTTATTGAACTTCTTGGATAAGGAACGCTTCAATAACTTCTTCCATTTCACGCAAAGATATGGTGGATGGAAAGGTCAAGCACCAATGAATCTTCAAGACCTCCACGACCGCACAAAAGATTTGGTAATTCGACGAAAGAAAGATCAAGTACTAACGGAATTACCGGCTAAACAACGGAATGATTTATATGTGGAATTGACGAAGGACGAAAGAAAAGAATACAACGAATTATTGAAAGAATTATTTGGTAAATGGAAAATGGATGGGAAACCTTCTATTAAACACATGCCAAAACTACAAAGCTTCCTAATTGAAAAGAAGTTACCTCGGTTGGTAGAAATGATTGATGAATTTCTGGATAACGACAAACCCATCCTCATCTTCAGTAATTATATTGCTCCATTGAAGTTCTTGCTGGAACATTATGGACATCACGCAGCACTATTGACAGGTGAAATGAATAAAAATGAACGCCAAGAAACTATTGACAAATTAGTTAGCGGGCAGGCTAAGATTGGATTATTCAGCCTGTTAGCAGCCGGTATGGGTATCGACGGATTGCAACACAAGATTGATACGGTTGTATTTCTGAATATGGATTGGGTTCCCGCAAATCACGAACAGGCAGAGGACAGAACCCATCGTATTGGCCAAAAGGCACAAGTACAGGTCTATTATATGGTCTGTGATGGTACGATGGACGAGTATATGCGTGATATTCTAAAAGAAAAACAATCGGTAGCCGATATGATTGTAGATGGTGCATTGGTTACGCCGGATAAACAAAAGTCTTATTTTAAGGAGTTTGTCAGAAGATTAAATAGCGCATATAATGAACGCTTTGACATAGAAAACGATTCTGACTGATATTTATTAATATCAGCAGTAAATATTTTATATTAATAAGGAGTTACATATGGAGCAAAAAACAGTTACAGAAAATCTATTTCCAACTGAAGTAATTGATTTACCTTCAAAGGGAGTCTTTTATGCAGAAGGAAGTCCGTTACGTTCTGGACAAATCGAAATTAAGTATATGACCGCAAAGGAAGAAGATATCCTTACGTCAACTAACTTAATTCAGAAAGGTGTTGTGTTGGATAAGTTGATGGATAGTTTAATCGTCACAAAGGGTGTAAAATCATCGGATCTATTAATTGGTGATTTAAATGCAGTGATGGTTGCTACCAGAATTCTTGGATATGGTAAAGATTATTCTGTAGGAATGACTTGTCCGAAGTGTGGCAAGACTATTGAAGAAACGGTTGATTTGACTACATTAAAAACAGAAAACGAACCAGACGGAAATAGTCCGACTGAAATTAAAATAGTTCTTCCGGTGTCTAAAGCAGAAGTAACATTAAAGTTGTTGACCCGTGGAGATGAATTGGCTATTGAGAAGGAAACGAAGGCTCTTAAGAAGGCAAATTCAGAAATAGAATCCGATACGACCGCAAGACTTCGAGCAATGATTTCGTCAGTAAACGGTGAAACAAACAAAGGAAAGATTTGGACATTTGTGGAAAACTTGTTAGTTAAGGATACAAGATTCTTACGTGAACAGTACAGACAGCTTATTCCAGATGTTGACTTCAATGTAAATGTTGATTGTGATTCATGTGGTTCTGACAACTTATCGGTGAGGTTGCCTATCGGCATCAACTTCTTTTGGCCTGACGCCGGAGTACAAGGCTGAAATCCATAAGTCGATGCTGATAACAGCACACTATTCAAAAGGGGCGCTTAGCGTCATAGAGTTATATCAAATGCCTGTTTATCTTCGAAATTTCTATATACGTGAGTTTGGTAAGTTGAAACAAGAAGAAGCAGACAGAATAGAAAAGGCATCTAAACGGTAATCCATATGATATTACTCAAAGAACTTTTAAGTGATTATGATAGAGGGTATAAAGGATGGGCACGAGCGGGTTCTCCAATGATAACGGTAGTGGACAACTTCCGAGTATTCGCTGGATCGGCAACTCGTTCTGCCACTCCTTTGTATACTATTAAAGGTAATAAATTATTTAAAGGTTTAGCAACAGCTGGAGCACCATTAGCTACATTGGTCGGGGATTTAATGTTTCCGGGGTGGCATGTTAATGGCGCACCAATGGCTCGATTAAAAAGAGATATTTCTATAAAAGGTGCAGCAACTATGGGACCAGCAATAGCAACTGCACCAAGTGGAAATGTTGCTACGTTGTTTGCGGCAACATATCACGCACTTCGAGGATAATGAATGGCGGAAGATACTACGGTAAACACCGAAGAATTATCTAGTACGATTGCTTCGCTTACAGCAAGTTTAAAAAAGTTATCTGAAGATGCCGGAAAGGTTAATCTTAAGGGTGCGTCAGATTCTGCTACAAAAACATCTTCCTCATTAAAAGAATTAAGTAGTACTGCAAATACTATTAAGAGCGCACTTAAGCAGTTCGGTGATGAGGTAGCCACGGCTACTAAACAGTTAGATGCAACTAAACAATCACTTCAAGAGCAATCGACGCAAGCAAGTAGACTCAAGCGTTCGATGGGTGCCGCGTCTAATGAATTTTTAAATGTAATTCAGACAACTAAAGCAGAATATGCCGTAGCAAAAGCTAAGGTATCAGTTGCACAAGCATCAGTTGCACAAGCACGAGAATTGTTGAATGCACAGAAACAACACACGGCTGCATTATTAAAAGAAGCAGATAGTACGTTTGCAACCCTAGAACAAAAAGTCCAAGAACAAGGTGGAGTGCAAGCATTAATTGATTCTAGAAACGAATCGTTAGGATACGTACAAGCTCAAATAAAAGCAGCACAAGGTGAAAAGCAAGCAACTGAAGAACGAATATCGCAAATAAAGAGCGCAAATCAAGCGTTACAGAGTCAAGCAGAATCTTCAAGAGATCTAGAAAGATTCATGCAATCTCAAATTAATGCTGCTAATGAAGATGTTGCAGCAAGTAACGATAGAATTAAATCATTACGAGGTAATGAAGAAGTTCAAAAATCTCAAATTGATGCGGTAAATGAAGAGATACGTCGAATTCAAAAACGTGGTGAATTCAAAGGTAGAGGAAAACAGAAGGAATTAACACAAGAAGAAGAACAACTTGTAAAAACTCTACAAGCTAGAAAAGAAAGTATCCTTGCTGCGTTTAATGAAACAAAAGAAATGCGAAAAGCAGAGATTCAGTACAGAGACAGTATTGCTGCTTCAATTCCTGGTATGGAAGCAGATATGCAGTCAGCAGCCGATGCCGCAGGTGCTTACGAATCCGCTATTGCACAAAACAATAATACTCTCACGCGAGAAAACTTACGTCGATTGGATTTAATTCAATCTATCGGTGGTATGGAATCTGAAGCACAACAAATAAGTGAAGGATTACAAGAATTAGAAGCAATAAATAACGATTATCAAAGTGAAATAGATAATTTAACAGACAAATTGCAACAGCAAGCTGGAGAGGTGCTACAGTCAACAGCCGCTGAAAATAATTTACAAAAAGCTTTAGAAGATAGAATCGCCGAAGAAGAAACCGTTAGAAAGGAAGCAGCAAATACATTGGCGTCTGGTATAGCAAAGAGTATGAATGCGCTTGCGGGTACATTACAAACATTAGGTAATGCTCTTGGTAATCTAGTAGCTACGGTACGTCAAACGCAACAACAGTTTGGATTGTCAGCGGGTTCTGCTGCAAAATTAAAATTTGAAAATCTTGTAGCTAGTGTTAAGAGTTTTGCTGGAACATTTACTTCGTTAGGTAAACAGGCTGGCGTTACTACGGAACAAATTCAAGAAGCACAAGCAGCATTCCAATCTGAATTTGGTGGCGTACTAACTTCTGGTGCCGCCGCTGATATAGCACGTCAAGCTAAAGAAATGGGTGTTGGTGCTGGTGAGTTGGCAAAAGCACGCCGTGTCTTTATGACCCAAACAATGGGTGATACTGGTGCTGCAAAGAAAGCACAAGATCAGTTCGTTAGTGAATTTGCTAAGAAGGGATTGACTTCTAAAGATGCAATGGCAGCAATTGGTCAAAATTCCGAATTGTTGGCTCGAAATGGAACACGATTTGCTGTTTCATTTGCACGCGCCGCAGCAGACGCAAAGAAGATTGGTGTAGATTTAGGTAAGATTGATCAAGTCGGTGATAATATTATTGGTGACTTTGAAGGCTTCCTAGAGAAACAGGCAGAACTTGGAGCAATGGGCTTCGGATTTGATAGTAGCAGACTGGCTGAAGTTGCGGAATCTGGAGACACCGGTGCGTTGATGGAAGAGTTGAGATCACAACTTGCATCGCAAGGTAAAGACCTAACTAAACTTCGTCGGTCAGAACAACTAGCTCTATCACAAGCGTTTGGTATTTCTATGGAAGAACTCCAACGTTTGGGAGCACCGAAAGGAACTGAAGGTTCTGGAGAAGCAACGTTATCACCGGAACAATTACAAAAAGATGCAAACGGATTCTTATCCAGATTAGTTAACCTTGGGGAAGCACAGGCATTAGTATTTACTGGAATTGCTACAACACTTGGATTTATAGCAAAGGGATTGGGAACTTCAACTGCCCAAAACATAATTTCTAAATTTATAAAATTGCCTGGAACCGGAGCAGCGGGAACTGCAGCGACATCCGCCGCAGGCACTGCAGCGACATCCGCTGCAGGTACTGCTGCAACACAAACTACTTTCCTACAAGGATTACGTACCGCTATAACATCACCGTTACAAAGTATTAGAACGGCTATAGCTGCGCCTGGTCGAGTTACTGGTTCTATTATGCAGGGTGCGGGGTCAGTAGCAAAATCTCTAATATCGCCTGTAAGTAAAGGTGTGAAGCTGGGTGGATCTGCATTATCTGGTATATTTGGAGCAGCCGAAGGATTTATGACGGCTAGACAGCAAGGCAAATCTGGAACAGAAGCTGCGGGTTCCGGTTTGGTTCAAGGTGGATTGGCTGCTGTGGGAACTGCTTTGGGAGCAATGGGAGGTCCACTTGGTATGATGGTCGGTGGATTTATAGGAAACACATTAGGTAAATCAATTAACAAATACTTCCCAGGCGTTGCACACGTATTCGGTCAACAAATATCAGGATTTATCAGTATGTTCACGCCAATTAAAGAAGCATTTGGTATGGTGTGGAAATCATTATCACCAGTAAAAGATGCGTTTATGTCAATGTTTGCAGTCTTTTCTGGTCCCGGTGGTGAAACAAGTGAAACCGCTAAGAAATTAGGTAAAGCATTTGAAGTGGTTGGGTCGGTCATTGGTATGATTGTACTACGTCCATTACAACTCTTGGCAGTAGTATTGAGAGTGTTTTCTGGTGGTTTGGAAATTACATTTCGTGGATTAGCCGTTATAACTAAATTACTTTCTGGAGATTTCTCTGGAGCAAAAGAAGCGGTGGGTAAACTGTGGGATTCAGTCAAGAGTCTATTTTCTGATATAGGTAAAATGATGGTAGATTTCTTCTTTGGTCCAATAAAGAAATTCTTCCCAGACTTCTGGGCACTGGTAACCGAGAAGTTCAATAGTGTGGTTGATTGGTTTGCAAGTTTACCAGAAAAAATAACGGCAGGTCTTTCATCAATAGGTGATTGGTTTACTTCATTACCAGAAAAAATATCTACAGCATTTGATACAGCAGTAACTTGGTTTACATCATTACCAGAGATGATTTGGAATGGTATAACTGGTGCGTTTACAAGAATATTTGATTGGATTAAGGAAAAGATTTCTTCCTTGAATCCGGTAAATGCTGTGAGAAGCGTGGCGAGTAAGTTGAACCCGATGAACTGGTTTGGTGATGACGTAGTATCTCGTTCAGGATATGGTGAACGTACTTTGGTTACACCGTCTGGTGCAATTGCATTGAATAATAGAGATAACGTTGTTGCATATGCTGATGATATGGTATCTGATGCAGTAAATACTGGTGTAAGATTCTTATCATTTGGTGCGTTGGGTAGAGATGCAAATAAACAAAAAACTGAAACTACACCATCTGTTTCGGTTGATTTGACCAAGTTAGAAGCAAAACTGGACCAAGTAGTAAACGCTATTGGTAGAATGAATGTAGAAGTAGACGGTCAAAAAATTGGTAAGATTTTGGTGGGCAGAACCGATGCCTCAACAACTGTCGGCTTAATGCGTAGAGGATAATTATGGCATTTACTAATCTAGAAAAACGGTATAATCAGACAGTCAATAAATTATATAAAGGCGCAACCACTAAATTCGAAAATGGAAAACCGAGTACCGGTAGAAATGACGACCCTCTTGTAGTTCGTCGCGTCGGTGATGGATATTTTGGTGGAGCAAGTAGAGCATTGGGACGCGCTCTACCAGTAACTAGTGCATTACAAGATGTAAAACGATTGACACTTTTTACATTTAGTGTTCGTGGAGTAACGTTTTTATTGAAACAGCAATTACTTCAAACTGGAAACACATTTGAGCAAACACGATTAATTAATCCTGTATTTGCTATTGGCAACGCCGTACCATTTCTGCATTTACGACGACACCTACGGCCATTAAACACTTTATTAAAAAAAACAGATACATCTTACTCAAACGTAAGAAAATTAGGACAGCTGCAAAAATCAACATATGATAGTTTTACAAAAAATGCAACTGGTGGTATAAAAGGACTACTGAAAAAAATAGCAGGACCAATTACCAGTACTATTTCTGCCTTCACTGCGAAGAAAAACGTTGGTGACGATTTTGGATATGATGCAGATGGTTGGAAAAAAACTAGACCGGAATTAGGAACAAAAGATAGTGATTACATATTATCTTTTGTTAACCCGACAGTCAGATTCAAATACGGCGGTGTATTAAATCCAGAAAACGAAACGTTTGTATTTTCGAATACGATTAGATATGGTGCAATACCTAATGGTGCTGGTAGGTGGGATGGATTATACAAAACGTATTTTTATATATCAAACGGATCATCAGATTGGTCATACAAGATATTCGATTCCGACTACACTAACGGTTCTTACACACGACCTGACCGTGGAGGTACTGCCGGAGGTGTTCCAAATGATGATGGTGTTAGCATAGGGGCCGATGTGTCCAGAACTGCATTGGTGTCCGACGTTGTAGAGGAATATGGACTGTTGGCGCTTTATAACAAAGAAGATATGCAAGCTAAGCAACAGCTCATAGATAATCAGCAAAAGTTTATCGATGCAGAAAATGCTTGGATAAGTGAAATTACAAAAAATAACGAAGAATCAATACCATTCTTGAAATACTTTGAGGGTGATGTAGAATCTATTACGGGTGATAAGCAGTTTGAAGATAGTGGAATGACTTCTCAAAATGCAAAATATATTGCAATAAACAGAACAACTCCGAATAAAAGAATTTCTTATATCAAAGACCCATCAAATGAAACGGGTTCAAGTGCAGCAAACATACTACGACCATACAGAAATATTAATAATGATTTTGATGATGCAATCACAATAGCAATAGCTATGGGTAATGATGACCCGATAAAATTCAGAGCGTTCATAAAAGACCTACAACAATCTGCATCACCTGAATACAAAAATTATCAATATATCGGTAGAACTGAAAAGTTTATCAGTTATGTTACTGTGCAAAGAGAAATTAGTTTTAAACTCGGTGTGTTGGCGTTTTCTAAAGACGAGTTAGACGTTGTGTGGAAACGTATTAATTATTTAACGGGATTGGTCTATCCTTATGGAATTAATAAGGGTATTCTTCAACCAAATATTATTCGATTGACGATCGGTAATATGTATGTAAACCAGCCGGGATATTTAACTTCACTGTCTACTAATTTCAATGAGATAACAGAATCGTGGGATATAGATAGAGGAGTTCCAATGGGAGCACAGGTTGATATGAAGTTCGTATTGATAGAAAAGAAATCACGTATTGCAAGTTCACCGTTCTATGGTATTACAGAACAAATGTCTGGTTCAGTTGGTCCATTTGAACAGACAATCACAACGAGATAACATATGCCGAAGTATATAAATCCAATACTTATTGACAGAGACGATAATGAAAAACGTCATTATACGTCTGCGATACCAGACGCATACGATTCTTCTGATACTGATTTTAAATACGTTGCTCGTATGGGTGACAGATGGGATTCAATCGCGTATAGATTTTTGGGATCTCCTAAATATTGGTACATTATAGCACGAGCTAACGGTGGTGCAAATGGGTCAATATTCATACAGCCAGGACAGCAAATAATAATACCACAACAGTTATAATATATGCCAGAGTCTAAACACAATTTCGGTTCATTTGACTATAAAATCACGAATCCAGAAATACGAAAAATCCTAAAGGCACGAAGTGTGTTGGATAACACAATTCAAGTAGCAATGCCATTCGTCAAAGCAACCACCACTATTCAAATACCAGAATATTTGGGAGCGGGTAATATTGGATTCACAATTGGATTACACGCTATTAATTCAGACGTTAGAGCAGAAGATATGTTATCTAACGCTGGAGGAACAGCGCCGTATGTAGGATACACATATACTGGTGATGGTACGAATCAAAAAATATATGCACAATATCCTGCCGATAATCTTTTAGCTAAATTTTTTGAAGATAACATTCAATTAGCCACCTCTGCCGAAGGTAAAGACTTTTTAAGAATACCACCGCCTGGTATAACCAAAATGACAATCGGTAGAAATAAGAATGGATTATTAGCAAGCGGACAGTTAGAAATTTCAGTACCATCGTTGGCTCAACTTGAAATATTGCATAGAACTTTTTTCATACCGGGTGTTGGTATGGTATTGGAGTGGGGGCAACAGTTTGCGGCAGAACTATCACCGTCGTTTGGAGAACGTGGTGATATTTCGGAACATTTATTTCCTTGGTACGACAGAGGTAGATTAACTTCGTTGTTAGATAGACTAGCGAAACGTGAAGTTGGCTTAGAAGAAATTTTAAATTGTTATGTGTATCCGACTCAAGGACAGTATATGTGGATGTTTGGTAGAGTAGCAAACTTTTCTACTAAAGCAAACTCTGATGGTTCATTCGACTGTTCTGTAAAAATAGTAGGTCCGTCTGAAGATGCGTGGGCATATTCTACTAAACAAACTGTTGTTCCACCAAAAGACAATTCCGGACAAATTTGTGCGGAAGGAGCTAATAGTGTCGAGTCGTTCTTTACTAAAACAGTCGGAGGCGGCCTTAATTTAAAGTCACTACTAGACGGTGTATATAAAGGAGAGTTATTACCAGAATGGAAAGACCATGTGGAATATTTTCAGAATGGTAATAAAAAGGAAGGGGAGCCTGGCGCAGATACGCAAAAACCAAACACATCAGAAAAAAGTTTTGCGGAATCCGATGATGCATATTTTATGACATGGCGATTCTTTGTTAATGTAGTAATTAATCATCCAGAACATGGTGTTAAAGCGATATTCGAAAAAGCAGGACTTCCTGAAAGTACAAAACAAAAAATAGCATTGATACGACCATATTTGGATGGACCAGCACGTTCTTCTGCTCCAACTGCAATTAATTCGCCTGGAGGAGAAAATATTGATGATCCTTTAGAAAATTATATTGGTTTTAATCAATTCTTACGTTCGGTTGACCCCGGTACAATGATTGTTGTCAATGAGGCAGCCGCAGTATTAGCTTCACAAGACAATAGCCCCAACCGTGCGGACCCAGAAGTTCGTAAATTATTAAACGAAACAGATAAATCTAAAGAATTTGCTAAGATAGGTAAGTTGGAAACGTCAACTAATGCAGCAGGAGACACGGCTCCAGCTAACTCTAGAGACAGAGCATTCTTAAGTACAGGTGTCTGGCTTAATCACAAAGCTGTTGCGGAAAGTATGGCAGGCGCAGATACGGTTTTAAGAGGTGTTGCTACGTTATTAGACCGTATGAACAGTGCAACCCGTGGATTCTGGGCACTTACACTAGACGTAGCGGAACCACAGACGTATACATGTCCAACAGTAGGAACCTCCACAGATTTTGGAACAGCTAAATATGAATATACGATTATTGACGCTAACTACCGACCAAACTCGGTTGCGGCAGTAGAAAGATTAAAAAACAATATTCATATTTTTAACAAGTACATAAGAAAAATTCCACGCGACGGTGGTGGTGTAGAATTAGTTGGGTCAGAATTAACAGATTGTACTGTAGACTTAGCATTACCGAAAAGATTATTCTCCCAAATTGCTACAATGGGATTGGTACAACCTAAAGATTTACAAGCAGCAGGTGGAGAAGTACAAGCTAATACAGATACCAACTGTAGTACAGCATTAATTTCGGATGCAAATGATTCTTTGAGAGAAATGTTTGCTATTACTACGTTGTCACCTAGTGCAAACGGTGGGCAAGGTCCAGATTTAACTATCAAGCCAATCATACCATCACCAACTGGAACGTGTGGACAAAATAATACACAAGTGACGGCTCAAGCGGCTGGTATCGGTAACCAGCCGGGACCAGCAAATGCAAGTTCCGCCGGTCAACCGCCAGCTAATAACGCAAATGCCGCAGAGAAAGCTGCAGCACAGTCAACTGTGGAAAGTGAAGAATGTAAGAAATGCCAACAATGTAATCCAACATCAACACCATCCGCCGCAGGTGTGGTTTCAATTCCAGGTAGTACACAAGAATTTGTGGTGTACGATAGTGTTCAAGGACCGTTTAATGTGCCAATTTCGTACACCAACAGAAGTACGAGATTAGCTGCAGCATCTCAACTGTATGACGCAGGATTCCGTAATGGTAGAATGCCCGCGAGTGCTATGGTAACTATTAATAAATATGCGGCATGTGGTAGCGCAAAAACATTTCCAGAAGCAGCAGATGCGCTTATTAGAATGTTGGATGCGGCGTGGGCCGCTGGGCATAAAATAAAATATTGTGAAGGATACCGGCCGATCGGTGTACAAATAAATTGTATAAAAGACAAAGGATGGACCGGTGGACCTGCTCATGTAAGATCCCCAACACAATTAAAATCTAGAAGAACGGGAAATTATATTGGATTGTGTGCACAACCTGGTACTTCAAATCACGGTTGGGCATTGGCATTTGACTTAAGTACCGAGGGAGGTGGTTCTATTTCAAACGGTAGTCCTGCCCACAATTGGTTAAAGGCAAACGCATCTAATTATCAATTCACACAAGACCCAGCGGAGGCGTGGCATTGGGAATTTAACGGTAGAGTTACATTCTCGGGCACCCCACCAACAAATCCAGCTGCTGCGCCCACGACTCCCACGCCACCAGCACAAAAACCAGCAATTTGTAATGACCCCAATACAGCTGCAGGTTCTGAAACATGTGCAAAATGCAATAGAGCTCAGGCACAATTGCAACAAATTCAAACCCAAGAAACTACAACGGCCGCCGCCGCGGCCGTAAAAGAAGGAATTATGAGAGAGTTTCCTGGATTAGAAGATATCTTCCGTTACGTCGAAGTATTCCCAGAACTTATGTTAGCTAATATTCGTTGTGACGCAAATGGAGATAAATCTAATGCGTTTGGATCTTCACCGGGAACATTGTCACTTACCGCTGATTTAAGAATGCCTGGTGTTAATGGAATGCGTATTGGAGAATTATTCTGGGTTGATCGTATTCCTGCGTTTTACAAAGCGTTTGGAGCATTTCAGATTATGAGTATTGAAGATACAATAGATATTAATGGTTGGCAAACTGGAATACATGCTCAATTTAATTATTTAGGCACCAAGTGGAAGGAAGCAATTGTCGCATTACTTGACAGAGATATGGTACGAGATTAATATATGTCTGACATTAATTTGATAAACAAGATATACCCAAAAGATAAGAAAAACATATTAGAACAGTTTGAAAAAAGTCCTGTAGTGACTCCTCCCATAGTCACATTACAAGACGTAGAAAATAAATATCTTAAACGATATTTTGTAAGACCGAGTAATCATATTGATTATGTATCGGAAATTGATGAACGCCAATATTCTGATTTTAAAACTAATCCACGATTTATAACAGCAATGGTAAAGTGGAGAATTGTCGGTAAAAAAGATAATACTATATTATCTAACGGGGTAACTTCTATGGGAGTACGGGATACTAACAAAGAGTCGGTTCGTAAAGCTGACTTGACATTTGGTGGTATCCACAAGTATATTACAGACTATACGGAGTATTGGCAGTCCGAGGGATAAATGGTTATTAATCATAAACAACAGTATGATGAATTGGTTGAACGAATGAATCGGGAAATGCATTTATGCACCCCGATTTTTCGTGATATCCATAAACATCCTGCGTCTAATCCGACGTTATGCATTGGGTATACATTTTTTAATGGCGACTTTTATACATTATCTATTACACATCAAGATGCACCAATATTCGATGTACCTAAAAATACATTTCTTACACTCCACACAGATCGTATAAATACTTTAGGTTATGTAGCAAATATGTCTTTTCCAGAGATTGAAGATGTATTTTCTTGGTATGTAAAAGAAACGCATATGATGTTTCAGAATACAAAGGATGTGAATAAAATAGTTCCTATTACAGTCTGGTCTAGTGTAATTAGAAAATATCATAACACTATATTACATAAACTAAATGGTGCAGATGATATAGCTGGTATGGAAAATACATTTATTAAAATTGCTGTATCGGTTTTACGAAAAATTGAATCGGCTGGTTTGGCTGTAGATGAAAAGCTATTGATTTCACATTTTGGTGATAAGGTAAGTCGGTTGATTACAGATGGGTTGGTATACTCACAATATCATCCATATACTATGACCGGTAGACCTAGTAACAGATTTGGAAAAATTAATTTTGCCGCGTTAAACAAAACGGATGGCAGTCGTGCAGCGTTTATAAGTAGATTCGCTGGTGGAAATCTAGTGCAGATGGATTTTGAAGCATATCACTTAAGATTGATTGGACATTATATGAATATCGATATGCCAATCGAACCAATTCACACGTATTTGGCGAAGCAGTATTATCAAAAAGACTTTCTCACAAAAGAAGAATATGAGGAAGGTAAACAAATCACGTTTAGTATCCTCTATGGTGCTGATGTAGAAACTGACATTCCACTACTAAAAAGTATTAAGGAACTGTCACGCCGTATTTATTCAGATTATCAAGAAAGAGGATTTGTTGCACCAATCAGTAAAAGACGAATTCACGTTCAAGACCAAGATGTTTCCGAACATAAGTTGTTTAATTATTTTGTCCAATGTTATGAATTTGAAAAAACAATTCCTAAACTAAAAAGTGTTTTGGAATATCTTGAAGATAAGAAATCTAAATTGATTCTTTACACTTATGATGCAATTCTGTTAGATTGCCATCCTGACGAGATAAGTACAATAAAACACGATATTCGGGAGATACTACAACAAGAAAACTTCCCAGTAAGATTGTATTCAGGAATCAATTATGATGTTCTAAAAGAGGAACTTTGACATATCTAAATTATATTTATTGGAAGTATTTCTCTTTCAATAGGTATAGATATGGAAGAACAAACCCAACTACTGTGTACGTTTACAACGGTAGACGGATTGGAAAAGACAATAGACGACATAAAAGCTACATATAAATTAATGTTTAATAAAGTCTATTTGTTGGAAAACGTTGAAGATGCTTCACAACTCATTCTAACGTATAACGTTGCAAAGAGTGATAGCTTGAAGTTAACACCACCACCGTCAACAATTTCAGTACACAGAAAAAAGCACACAAATACAATTTATACTATAAACGCAATCAACAAATTGATAGAACAAAAAAATGGTGGCGTTTTAGATACATCGTACAAAATTGATTGGACCGAGTTAAAAAATATGGTGTTAGTAACAGCTTACGGAAAACTTAAGGCTATTAATACAAAATTATCTAAAATTATTGACTGTTAAAACATATGAACACACCATCACATCTTGGGGAATGTATTGTAGCCGCATCTACAATCGGTTCTAATGTCATTATAGCAAAGAATCGTGATAGATCATACAACCCACAAGTTGAAATTGTTCGACGATTGGTGGATAATACCGAGGTGTGTTTATTTCATGATATGACAACTGGATGGGTTGAAGGTATGAATGAACACGGTATTGGTATTTTAAATACCGCATTGATGGTAGGATTTGACGAAAAAGAAAAACAATTAGTTAAAAAGTCTGGACAAAAATCCCAAGACGCTCCACGCGTTATGGCTGCGTTAGGTCACAAAGATTTAAAAGGAGCCATAAAGTCTGCGGCTGGATTTGACGGTGGCATCAAGGGACACACGATTGTAGCAAACGCTCGACAAGGAGCGGTCATAGAAAATACGTCAAGACATGCGGTGAGCATCAAACCATTGAATATGGAAGATATTACTGTTCGTACCAATCACGGGCACTTATATACCGACGCAGGATATACAGAAGGTATAAAATATTTATCTTCAAAGATTCGTAAGATAAGTGCAGAAAAACAGTTATCAGCAGTTAATGATTATCACGATATAGCGCGTGCTCTTCGACAACCGTTCTACCCAAAAAATTCTATGTTAAATATGGCACGTGATACAGCGGAAATGAGTACCACAAGCCAAATCGTATTAAATTTGAATACTAATGAAATGTTAGTATATTTATTTCGTAGTAAGATTGAAGAATTTCACGGTCTTAATAATCAATTACCAGAAGGCCGACAATCAAAAATTAAAGTAAGAGTATTTTGGATAAATAATCGCTAAACACACTTGACATATAAGCAGGGCCCTATTAATATTATTGATAGGGAGTTGTAAACTCACTAAACACTAAACATTAAGGAGAAGTAAAATGAGTCTAAACATTGCCGCACTAAAAGCTAAACTTAACCAGTTTAATCGCCAGGGTGAACGTTCAGAAGCACTTTGGAAGCCGACCGAAGGTAAGACGGTCGTTCGTATTGTTCCGTGGAAGGAAAACAAGGAAAATCCTTTTGCTGAACTGTATTTTCATTATCTAGGTAACAAGACCTATCTTTCCCCGACCTCGTATGGTAATCGCGATCCGATTATGGAATTCGCTGAGGAGATTGCGTCGGGAGGTACTAAAGACGATTACGCACAGGCTCGTCCTTTCCGTCCGAAGCTCCGTACCTTTGTTCCCATCGTCGTTCGTGGTGAGGAAGAGAAGGGTGTTCGATTTATGTCATTCGGTAAGACGGTTTATCAGGAACTTCTTTCTATCATCGCTGACCCCGATTACGGCGACATCACAGACGTAAAGAATGGTCGTGATATTGTGGTTGAGTATATCCCACAGGAGAAGTCCGACACGAACTTCGCCAAGACGATGGTTCGTCCAAAGCCGAACCAGACTCCGCTTTCGGATTCCGCTGACAAGATCAAGGGATGCCTTGAGAATCAGCCCGACCTTCGTGCAATCTTTAAGGAACCCACTTATGAGGAGCTTAAGGTCGCTCTCGAGCGTTATCTTGACCCTGATAGTAAGGCAACGGTATCGGCGCCTGTCGCTAAGGACGAACCAAAGTCCGTGACAGCAACAAAGTCTGCGACTACGCAGAAGTCAACGTCAGTCAAAGATATGATTGACGAATTCGACGAAGTATTTAACTAATACACTTGACAACGCAGGTGGTACCCTACTATATTTGTGGGGTACCCTTGCGTTTTCACATTTGAGGACATATATGGCAAAAGAAAAGAAGGTTATTCAAGAACCAGACCGCGACGAGTTGGCGTCTCTTATCGCAGAGTCACTAAACAAGTTAAACAAAGACAGCGACCAGATTGCATTCTTCCTTGATGGTCGTGAAGAAACGCCTACCGACTTTACAGATTTTATTTCTACCGGTGCTACGATGCTTGACGTTGCTATTAGTAATCGTCCGCATGGTGGTATCGCTGTTGGTCGTATTACCGAATTGACGGGATTGGAAGGTAGTGGTAAGTCTCTACTCGGTGCACAGCTCATTGCAAACACACAGAAACGCGGTGGTGTTGGTGTTCTGATTGACACAGAAACCGCAGTCAATCCAGAGTTCTTCCGTGCAGTTGGGATTGATACGAACAAGCTGGTTTATGTTCATCTCCAGACTGTTGAGGAAATCTTTGATGCAATTACTACAATTATTGAAAAAGTCCGTTCTGGAAAGGATAAGGACAAGTTGGTTACGATTGTCGTGGACTCTGTTGCCGCAGCTTCGACGAAGAAAGAAATGGAAGCCGACTTCGGTAAGGATGGGTATGCAACGGACAAGGCTATCATCATCAGTAAGGCGATGCGAAAGATTACCGGCCTACTTGGCAGAGAAAAGATTGCACTCGTCTTTACCAATCAACTCCGTCAGAAGCTCAACGCTATGGCATTCTCTGACCCGTGGACAACCTCGGGTGGTAAGGCGATTGCGTTCCATGCTTCGACTCGTCTCCGATTGAATTTGATGGGAAAGATTAATAACTCATCGGGTGATGTAATTGGTGTAAAGGTGAAAGCAAACATTGTGAAGAATCGTTTGGGACCGCCGCATCGTACTGCTGAGTTTGAGATTTACTTCAATCGTGGTATTGATGATACGGGTGCGTGGCTTAAGATGATGAAGGATTTGAAGCTTGTGAAGCAAGCTGGTGCGTGGTACACCTATGAAGATCCTGAAACGGGTGAAGAAACCAAATTCCAATCGAAGGAGTTCGCAGGATTCCTTGAATCAGATATGGAACGTAAGGAACTACTCTACAACGAGATTTGTGATTCGTTAATTATGAAGTATCAGAGTGAGTTTGATCCTGAAGCAGTGAGTATCGCAGATGCATCAGACGACGAATAATACACGGACCTATTCCAATTTCTCACATGCCGCTATTGTTCCAGCGTTGCATGTGGGACATTGGGATATCGGTGGTACACGATTTCCAGTATATAAGAAGCATCCAAATTGGTTTCATAAATTTATGGTAAGACTTTTGTTCGGATGGAAATATTCTCCTGAAACAAAAAGTACTACCACAAGGCAATTACTAAATGGTTAACTTACAAGATATATTTCAAAATATGAAGTTTGAAAACGACGAGCAGGGCATGGGATATAATTCCCATGTCCTGTTAATCGATGCGATGAATTTATTCATACGTTCTTATGCCGCTGTTCCTTCGATGGATGAAGATGGTAATCATATTGGTGGAATGATGGGATTTCTTAAGAGTCTTGGTCTTGCCATCCGTACCTTTAAACCGACACGTTGTGTTGTCGTGTTTGACGGGAAAGGTGGAAGTCAACGCAGACGTAAGATATACCCACAGTACAAGGCAAACCGAAAGCCACCAGTGCGTTTGAATCGTGCATATGATTTAACAACGGATGAGCAAGAAAAAGAAAATATGAAGTGGCAATTGGTCACTCTGATAGAAATGTTAGAATGTTTACCGTTGACAATTCTTGCGTTGGATAACGTGGAAGCAGACGATGTGATTGCATATCTTTCACAACTGGTTACACAAGAAGGTGGGAAGAGTATTATCTATTCAACGGATAAAGACTTCTTTCAGCTAGCAAGTGAAAACGTCAAGGTATATAATCCTGTTAAAAAGAAAACATTTGATGTGGATGTTATCTTGGAAGATTATGGTATTCATCCCGCACACTTTCACTTCTTCCGTGCATTAAACGGTGACAAGAGTGATAACATTGATGGAGTAAAAGGCGTTGGAGAAACTACATTAAAGAAGTATATTCCAGAAATCGCAGATCCATCGGCAACCATCTCTATTGATTTTATTGAACAAAAATATGCAAATGAAAAGAAAGTACCCAAGATGATACAAAACATTTTAGGTAATAAAGATATAGTTGAACGTAATATAGTATTAATGAACTTGCATGAAGGAATTATGTCAAACGATGCACGTTTAAAAGTTGCGAATATGTTTCATAATCATACTGTTGAGTTGCGTAAATACGACTTGACAAAGTTGATGATGAAGAATAAGTTACTAGGAGGTTTCCAACATTACGACAGTTGGATAGCTCAGAATTTTATACCATTAAATAGGTTCCACAATGACTCCACAGCATGATACGAACGTAGACAATCTAGCAAAGTTTGGTCCTTCATTTCAAGCAAAGGTAATGGCATGTATTTTGTCATCTACTGAATTTTTGCAGCAATCACTTGATGTGTTGAATCCAAACTTTTTTGAGAATGATGCTGGTAAATGGATTGTCGAAGAAACTATAAATTATTTTGGTAATTACAAGTCCCTTCCAACACTTGAGGTTTTTAAGCTTGAGTTAGAAAAGGAAAAGGATGAAGTTTTGAAGGTTGCTGTAAAAGAGCAACTTCGTACCGCATTCCAAAGAAAGAACGATGATGATTTGGAATACGTTAAGGATAGTTTCTTGGACTTTGCAAAGAATCAAGCATTAAAGTCTGCGATTGTAAAATCTGTTGATCTTTTGCAAGTTGGTCAATATGGTGAAATCAAAAATATTATTGATGGGGCACTCCGAGCAGGACAACCTCGTAATATCGGACATAATTGGAAAGAAGATATTGCGATGCGTCTTGCTGGCGTCTCTCGTATTTGTGTACCAACGGGTTGGGACGCTATTGATGCGTTCACGGGTGGTGGATTGGCTGCTGGAGAGCTTGGAGTCATTGCCGCACCTTCTGGTATTGGTAAGAGTTGGGCGCTTGCTACGATTGGAGCAAATGCTGCTAAAGCTGGAAAACGTGTTGTACACTATACACTTGAATTAAATGAAAATTACGTTGGGCTTCGATATGATACCATCTTTACGGGAATCGAACCTGGTAGTATCACAAGCCATCCAGATAAAGTGCGTGATATGGTAGATAACATACCTGGCGATATTATTATCAAGTATTATCCTGCACGTAGTGTAACTGTACACACACTTCGAGCACATCTTGAACACTTAATCGGTAATAAGATGAAGCCGGATATTATGTTGATTGACTACGCTGATTTGATGCGGTCTGTGGATAGAGCAGATGCCCGTTATCAAGAGTTGGGTGCCATCTATGAAGAAATTCGTGGAATGAGTGGTGAGTTGGGTATTCCGTGTTGGACGGCCTCACAAACTCAACGTTCTAGTATTCAGGATGACATCATTCAGGCCGATAAGATTTCCGAATCCTACAATAAGATTATGACCGCCGACCTCGTAATCTCCCTATCCCGTAAGCTAGAAGATAAAGCCAATCACACAGGTCGTGCACACTTAATGAAGAATCGATTTGGGGCTGACGGTATTACGCTTCCCGTATACATGAATACTAGCCTCGGTAAGATTGAAATATATGATGAAAACTCCTCAAAGGGTATTTTGTTGAAGAAGCAAATGCAGGCTGGAGAGAGTATGTTAAAGAAAACGTTGGCGAAGAAATTTAATGAATTACACAGCGATTTTTCTGACGAAGAGTGATATACTTATTAGAACCTATAAACTTTAACCGATGTGGAGAATAGCAAGATGTTGCTAGAATCAAAGATTTTGTCGGAAATCACGACATTTATGAAATACTCAAAATACCTTCCAAATAAGGAACGACGGGAAACGTGGAAGGAGCTTGTTGATCGAAACAAGAAGATGCATTTAGAAAAGTTCCCAAATTTAGAAAAAGAAATTGAAGAAGCTTACAAATTTGTATATGACAAAAAGATTCTCCCATCTATGCGTTCACTACAGTTTGCTGGTAAGCCAATTGAAATTAATAACGCTCGGTTGTACAACTGCTGTTTCCTACCAATCGACCACCCAGATGCATTTAGTGAAGTAATGTTCCTTCTACTTTCTGGTACCGGTGTAGGATATTCCGTACAACGTGCCCACGTAGAGAAGTTGCCAGAAATCAATAAACCCACCAAGACTCGTCGTTACCTTGTTGGTGACAGCATCGAAGGATGGGCGGATGCAGTCAAGGTACTTGTCTCCGCATACATGCGTGGTAAGGCAATGCCTGTTTATGATTTCTCTGACATTCGACCGAAGGGTGCGATGTTGATTACGAGTGGCGGAAAGGCACCTGGTCCAGAACCGCTCAAGGATGCGCTTCATAATATTCAAAAGATTTTCGACCGTAAGCAAAACGGTGAACAACTTACCACACTCGAAGTGCATGACATTCTTTGTTATATCGCTGATGCAGTATTGTCGGGTGGTATTCGTCGTTCCGCAATGATTTCGTTGTTTGATTTAGATGACGATGATATGTTGACCTGTAAGTTTGGTAACTGGTGGGAAACCAATCCACAACGTGGTCGTTCAAACAACAGTGCGGTTATCGTTCGTCATAAGGTAGAGAAGGAAGTATTCTTGGAACTTTGGAAGAAGATTGAAATGTCTGGTTCTGGTGAACCTGGCTTCTTCTTCACAAATGACCCATCGTGGGGATTGAATCCGTGTGCAGAAATTTCACTTCGTTCATTCCAATTCTGCAACCTCACTACGATTAATGCTGGGGACGTTAAAGACCAAGATGATTTTAACGCACGTGCGAAGGCAGCAGCATTCATTGGAACACTTCAAGCATCATATACTAACTTTCACTATTTGAGAGATATATGGAAGAGAACAACGGAAAAGGAAGCTCTCATCGGAGTGAGTATGACGGGTATTGCAGCGGGTGCTGTTCTGAACTTGGATATGAAGAGCGCGGCAAACATCGTGAAGGAGGAAAATGCCCGAGTTGCGGAGCTAATTGGAACGAACCGTGCATCCAGATGTACTACAGTAAAGCCGGAGGGAACTTCGTCGTTAGTTCTAGGGACATCATCTGGTATTCACGCATGGCATAACGATTTCTACATTCGTCGCATCCGTGTTGGTAAGAATGAAAGTATTTACAACTACTTGATTGAAAACCATCCAGAGATTCTTGAAGATGAATTCTTTAAGCCAAATCAACAGGCGGTTATCAGTATTCCACAACGTGCTCCAGAAGGCGCGGTAACACGCCAAGAAACGGCACTTGATCTTTTGAAGCGTGTATCAAAGGTTTGGAAGGAATGGGTGAAGCCTGGTCATCGTGGTGGAGCAAACAAGAATAACGTATCCGTTACCGTCACTATTAAGCCAGATGAGTGGGAAGGTGTTGGTGAGTGGATGTGGGAAAATCGTGAAAACTTTACGGCATTAAGTGTCCTCCCATTTGCAGACCATACTTATATGCAGGCACCCTTCGAAGATATTAGCGAAGCAGAATATAAAGAATTGGTGTCACATCTCCACAATATCGATTTACGGAAGGTTGTAGAAACAGCAGATAACACCAATCTACAAGGTGAAGTTGCTTGTGGTGGTGGTGGATGTGAAGTACAATAAAACAATTTAGAGGTTATGTATATGGGACATAAGAAAGTAGTAATTACCGGCGGGTTGGGATATATCGGGTCGGAACTGACAAAGTTATATTCCGGTGAAGCACGATTTAAGAAAATTGTAGTTACCGACAATAGATTCGTTTCAGAACGTGTTAAGCAATTACGTGATTGGGGAATCGACTTCGTTCAATGTAGTATTTTGGACGACGAAAAAATGTCTGAAATTTTAAAGGATGCAGATGTTGTTCACCATCTCGCCGGTATTACTGATGTAGCTTATACGAAAACCGAATCAAATACAGAAAAGGATAACGAGATTCAGCGTACTGCAATTCAGGGTACGCTGAATATTCTGAAACACATTCCTTCACATTGTAAGATTGTGTTCCCTTCCACACACGTTGTGTTCGAAGGATTCCCCGACGCAAAGTTTGATATTGAAGAAACAGAGCAACCTACTCCGGTATTAACATATTCTCGTAGTAAATACCAGAATGAACTTGATATTAAATCATCTGGCAAGGATTATGTTATCTTACGATTGGGTTCGGTATATGGATACTCTACGGATACAATGCGTATCGGTATCATGCCAAATCTCTTTTCAAAGATGGCATCGCAAAATGCTACATTGAAACTATTCGGCCGCGGCGTACAATTAAAGTCGTTGGTTTGTATTCACGATGTTGTGCGTTCTTTTAAGTTTATGGAAGAACGTAGTGACATCAAGAATGAAATCTTCCATCTAACTGATGAGAATATGACAGTTAAGCAGGTAGCAGAAATTGTCAAATCGATTGAACCAGATACCAATCTCATTGAAACGGATGATGAGATTCCAAACGTAGGATATACGTTATCAAACAAAAAGTTGCTATCAACGGGATTTACATTCCAAAATAAACTTACATCCGCTATTAAAGAGATGGTAACCAACTGGTCGGAACGTGAACAGCCTGAACGATTGGAATATATTCTTCGTGGTGGTGATGAATATGTTGATTCACGCGGAAAGATTAGTAACTACGAATTAACAGAACCTATTAATTTGATTGGATACATTGAATCAAAGGCAGGATCTGTTCGGGCAAATCACTATCATCCTGTACAAGAGCAGAAGTGCTTACTCATTAAGGGTCAGTACATTAGTGTCATCAAAGATTTGTCTGTACCAAACGCAAAGATTGAAACACAGGTAATTAATGAAGGTGACTTGTCTGTTATCCGTCCAAATGTTGCACATACAATGGTGTTTACTAAAGACTCTATCTTTTTAAATCTGGTTCGTGGTGAACGTAAGCATGAAAACTATGGCGTTACACACACGATTCCATACGTACTGGTAGACGAGAAGTTTAGAGATGAACTGTTACGGGATTACAAGACATCAGATAGAATTACGGGAAACGATAATATCAAGCCGGTATTATCGTTGGGACTGTCACCGTTAGCAAACAACCTACTAGACTCATCAGAAGAACCGTGTGAAATGTTTCCACTAGAGTTGATGTATAGTCCAGACAGTCATAACTGTCAGCTATCATATTCAGTACCATCAGAAAAAATGTTCAAGCATTATCTGTATGTGTCGTCAACATCAAAATCATTTAGAGAACATTTCGTACAAGCAGCCGATTCATACACGAAGCAGTTTAATTTGACAGAAGAGTCGTTGGTCGTTGATATTGGTTCGAACGATGGTATTGCTTTGAAGCCATTTATGGAAAAGAATGTAAGAGTTTTGGGTGTAGAACCTGCTGAAAATATTGTAGAGTTGGCACGAAACGCAGGAGTTCCTACAATATGTTCCTTCTTCAATACAGGAGTAGCAAATGAAATCGTTAGTACTCACGGTCATGCCGATGTAGTTACTGCATCAAATGTATTTGCTCATGCGAACGACTTGAAGGAAATGGCAAACGCCGCATTTACGTTACTTAAGCCAGATGGTTCGTTGATTATTGAAGTACAATACCTATTAAACACAATACAAGATTTGACGTTCGATAACATCTATCACGAACACTTCAATTATTGGAGTGTGTTGTCACTCAATAACTTCTTTAATATATTGGGTTATAAAGTCTATAAGGTTGAGCACGTGAATACTCACGGTGGTTCTATCCGAGTCTATATCGCAAAGAATCCAGAGAATGTGGATGCAAGTGTTTCATACTTTTTAGCACAAGAATTGGAATGTGGTCTTGACAAATATGAAACGTATGTTAACTTTGCCAAGAGAGTGGAATCGGCAAAAAACAACATCGTTAAAAATGTTAAGATGATGAAGAAGAACGGTTTAAAGATTGTTGGATATGGAGCACCAGCGAAAGCAACCACAGCTTTAAACTATTTCGGATTGACAAATGAAGAAATTTCTTACATCGTTGAGGACAACACACTAAAGCATGGAAAGTATGTTCCAGGTGTGAAGATTCCTATCTTCTCAAAGGATAAGATTAACGAGGATAAACCAGATATTATTTTAGTGTTGGCATGGAATTTCTTTGAAGAAATCAAAAAGAACAATCAGTCTTTAATTGATTCTGGAATTACCTTTGTTAACATAAAAGAATTGATGGGATGATATTTATACACAAGGGATTCAACACAAGGAAATATATTATATGATTTCTAGTATTCAGACTATTGATGAGTTAAAGGAAGCGGTTACTGCTGATGATGTAGTGGTGGTAGATTTATACGCTTCTTGGTGTCAACCGTGTCAAGAGATGCTACCAGTAATTGAAGAGTTATCGGAAGAGATTCCACTACAATTTTATAAGGTAGACATCGACACGGTGCCGGATGCAAAGACGTTCACAGGAGCAAAGGCGGTACCTATGTTGTTGGTGTACAAAGATGGACGTAAAAGAGAATTTGCTTTTGGTGTAACTCCAAAAGATAAAATTAAAAGTAAAATTGAACGTGCTATAAAATTTTGAGATACGTCAAATGAATTCTTGTAGAGTTTAACTATGGGCCGAAAGCCCAAACTTAAAAAACAGTCTATTAGTTCTCTCAACAACATAGAAACTAAAATTTATAATATGCTAAAAGAGATGAATGTCTCTTTTAAGATTCAAACTTCTATTGACAAATACAATGTTGACTTTTTAGTAGAAGATAAATATATTATAGAAGTATATGGAGATTTCTGGCATTGCAATCCACAGAAATACTCATATGATTTTTTCAATAGAGGTAAAAAGAAAACTGCAGCACAAATATGGAAGAGAGATGAGTGTAGAAAAACTCATTTTGAATCACTAGGGTTTAAGTTTTTATCGTTGTGGGAATCGGAAATAAACGGAAACACCAAATCAGTTAGAAACAAAATAAAGAAGTTGATAAACAAAAATGGAGACAGTTATGGTTACAGAAATAACAATGAAAGACATGCAGCCTGAATCAGGCGTTCCCGCAGATGATGCGATGCATGTTCTTATGTTCTTCGGAGCAACATGTGGTCCGTGTAAAGCTACAATGCCTCATTATGAATCAGCTGCGTCGTATTTTGATAAACTTAATGCCAACATAAAGTTTTACAGAATAAATGCATGGGAACCACAAGAACAAAAAGATTATTGCTTAGAAACTTGGGGAGTAAAAGGAGTTCCACATTTCAAAGTGTTCTATAAAGGTCAGCAAATACATACAAGAGAAGGTGGTGGTGATGAAACCGCAATGTTAGGTTTTATACAAGAAGCAGTGGACACAGCCTTCAGAAATCATAGTGAGATTATATAATGAAAGTAAAAAGGTTATCTAGAACTGCGACACTGCCGCAGAAAGCACATGCTGGTGATTTGGGATATGATTTGTTTTGTGATGAAGCCACGGCAATATTCCCAGCAGAAACGCGAGTTGTTAAAACGGGAATCGCTATTCAATTTCCAGAAGGATATGGTGGATTCATTAAAGACCGTTCTTCTGTTGCAACAAAGCGTGGACTCTTCACCGTTGCAGGAGTTATTGATAATGGATACATCGGTGAAATTTGTATCGCATTATATAATGGGACAGAGAGCTTAATCAATCTTACTCCTGGTGAAAAGATTGCACAACTTGTACTAATCCCTACAGTTAATTTTAGTGTAGAAGAAGTTACGGAAGTAATATCATCTGACCAACGTGGAGCTGGGGGATTCGGTTCAACGGGAGTGTAACTATGACAACTAGAGCTAAACTAATACTTGTTTTAACTGCTATTATATTAATAGTATTAATTGTTATTTTTGGCTCAAAACCATATCCAGAAATTACTCCAGAAGAAAATACTAAACTAGAAGTTATAAGGCGACGGGCTTATAATGATGCCGTGGAATGTAGTAATACAAAACAGCCTAAACTGAAATATGAAGATATATACTGGGTAGTTATTCCCTCTTCGAAATTACGAGTACAGGCAGTAGATGGTAGTATTGATTTGGCAGGATTTTTTAATCCAACTGATTCAGCTATTTATCTTCCTTACCCAAGTCGTAATAAACGCTGGATATTAGTACACGAAAGTTTACACGCTATTGGATATTTAGGACACCCCGATTTCCCATTCAGACAGCCGTGTGGAGTAATGTCAGACCAAAACTAAAACCCTTGACTTCGGTTGAGGGTTTTTGTATATTTAAGAGTGAAACTTAAAACGAGGTTATATGGCTTATAAAAACATATATGTTGATATGCACGGTGATGAATCACCTACTGTTTATATTTGGGACGATAAACAGGGGTTGATTATTTTGCCGTGGGCAGATTTCAATTATGCATATGTAAAAGACCCGAAGGGCAAGTTTATAAGTATGACGGGTGAACGTTTGAGTAAGACACGCCGATTTATGCGTGGACACCCAAACGTGTTTGAGAGTGACTTGCCAAAAGAAACACGGGTGTTGACGGATGTTTATCTAGACGAGGATACGCCGTCCGAAGGGAACATTGTGATGTTTTTCGATATTGAGGTGTCGATGGCAAATGGTATTCCAAATATTCATAAGCCTAATAATGAAATCACTTCAATTGCTGCATATGATCCAACAACAAACAAATACACGGTGTTCGTACTTGATACAACAAAGTTGTACGACAATAGAATGACGGAAGAAGTGGATACGATATTCTGTCCTACGGAAGTTGACTTACTCCATAAGTTCATCTCCTTGTACGAAGAAATTCAACCCACAATCATCACCGGTTGGAATAGTAACTATTTCGACGTACCATATTTGTATAATCGTATCCGACAAGTCTGCGGTCCCTCTGTTGCCAATCGGCTGTCCCCAATCGGTAAGGTAAAATATTCCGAACGACAGGAAAAATATAGAATTGCTGGAGTAAGTTCGCTGGACTATCTTGACCTATACAAGAAGTTTACTTATACACAGCAACCAAACTATCGACTTGATACAATTGGTCGCATTGAAGTCAATATGGGTAAGATTCCATATGAAGGTTCTCTCGATCAATTGTTTCGAGATGACCTTGATAAGTTTATTGAGTATAACCTACAAGACGTGCGTATCATTGTTGAGCTTGACAAGAAGTTGAAGCTCATCGAACTTGTGCGTGGTATTTGTCACATCGGACACGTGCCGTATGAGGACTATCCAATGTCGTCACGATTCCTCGAAGGCACCATCGTCACTTACCTTCATCGTAAGGGAATTATCGTGACGGATAAACCGCAAGATAGTCGTGAGAAGATGGAAGCACTTGACCGTGGAGAGGAAGGGTTTATCGGTGCATATGTGAAAGAGCCGGTACCTGGTTTGTATGATTGGGTATATTCTCTCGACTTGCAATCGCTGTATCCATCCATCATTATGAGTCTTAACATCAGCCCAGAAACGAAGATTGGATTTGTTCGGAACTGGAATATGGAACAACATTTCCGTAAAGAGATTACTGCTTATGTTGTTGAGGAAAAGGGTACAGACTCTTCTATGGAAATGGACTACGATACATTTATGGAATTCATTACGGATAATAATCTATCGGTAAGTTCGAATGGTGTACTGTATACGAACGATAAGAAGGGTATTATTCCAGAAGTTCTTGATACGTGGTTTAGTCAGCGTGTCGAATATAAGAACACGATGAAGAAGTATGTCAACGAAGGAAACAAGGAAATGGCAGACTATTATGACCGACGCCAACATATTCAGAAGATTTTCTTGAATTCGTTGTATGGTGTTCTTGGGTTGCCTGTGTTCCGTTTCTATGACGTTGACAACGCTGCTGCGGTTACAATTACAGGACAAGACGTTATTAAATCTAGTGCCAAATTAGTAAACAAGCAGTATGAAAAGTTGTTGGGAGAGGCGGGGGACTATGTAACGTATATCGACACCGACTCCATCTATGCTTCAGCAAAACCTATCCTTCCACCAGACGCTGATGCAAAGCAGTTTACGATTGAAAAAGCACGTGAGATGGAAGCATTGTTAAATAAATTTTATGACACGTTCGCAAAACGTGCTTTTAATTGCAATTCGCATCGTTTTTACATCAAGGGTGAATCCGTTGCATCTACGGGGTTCTGGGTATCAAAGAAGCGATATGCACTTGATAAGGTGTATGATTTGGAAACGAGTCAAGATGTCAGTAAGATGGTGGTTAAGGGATTGGATGTAGTTCGTTCAAGTTTCCCGAAAGCATTTGGTGACTTCATGCGTCAGATGTTGAAGGATATTTTGAAGGGTATGCATAAAGAGGAAATGGACACTAAAATCTTGGAGTTCAAGGCATCGTTGGATGATAGAAACTATCTAGATATTGCTCGAAATACTGCGGCAAATAACATCTCTGAATATGTAATGGATAACGTGGTGGGGTTGAAGGCGGCAAAGAAGTCTACTCCCGCCCACATTAAGTCGGCTATTATCTATAATCGATTGCTGGTACACTTTGGAATCGATGACCGATACGAACCGATTTCAGATGGTGAAAAGATTAAGTATGTTTATCTGAAAAAGAACCCGTTACAGATTGAAGCGGTAGCAGTTAAGGGATATCAAGATCCTCCACAAATCACCGACTTTATTCAACAGTATATCGATACCGATGCCTTGTTCGATAATGAATTAAGAAATAAATTGGATGATTTTTATTCCGCACTGAAATGGGGAAACATTCCCACCGAAGTCAATCAGAATGCGTCGGAGTGGTTTGCGTTTTGATATGTATATAAACACCCCCAATGAGGTGCGTATGAAAGATTTACTGACGATTGTTATCCCGTGTAAGAATGAAGAAAACTATATTGTCCCTTTATTGGAAGATTTGCTTCAACAGCACGATATTGGAGATGTCCGCATCATTATCGCAGATGCCGATAGTACCGATGCTACTGTCCCTCTTATAAACACGTACAAGGGTGACCTCAATATCGAAGTCATCAAAGGTGGAAATGTATCTGTTGGACGAAACAACGGTGCGAAATTAGTTACTACTCCGTATATACTGTTCTTGGATGCTGATGTCCGATTCTTTCATCCACGAGCGATTAGTGATACCTTATATCAGATGCGAACATTCAATCTGGATTTGATGACATTGAACATCAAAAATTATGGAAGTGATTTACGTGCTTCATTCTTTTTCTGGGCATTCAATATTATCAATAAGATTATGACCAAAAAAACTCCATTTGCGATTGGGGCATTCTTTCTCACTAGACGAGATGCATTTGAGTACTTCGGTGCATTTCCGAACAAGTATGAGACATCAGAAGATTATATATTGAGCAGAGAATATCATGCTAAATATTTTCAAATCGGTGACCACTACTTCGGTCAAGATGAACGTCGATTCAAGAAGTTAGGATACTTGGGGATGCTATGGTATATGACCGTCAACTTCTTCAATAGAAATAATCTCAAACACTTTGAAAAAGCCAAAGTAAATTACTGGAACTAGTATGAAACACCACAAAGCAATTATCATCTCTGATGTGCATTTAGGGACCGAGGCAAGTAAAGCAGCAGAGTTATTGGAATTCTTAAATGAAAATCACACCGATATCCTTATTATTAACGGAGACTTTGTTGACGGGTGGGCGTTGGCAAAGGGGTATAAGTGGAGAGCAAAACACACGAAGGTGATCTCAAAGATACTAGACATTTCCAGAAAGATACCTGTAGTCTGGATACGTGGAAATCACGATGAGTTCTTACACGAATTCATGCATATGCACTTGGGAAAACTCCAAGTAGAAGAAAACTATATCCTTGACTTGGGTGAAGGAAAGAAATACTTTATCTTCCACGGAGACATTCTGGACGTATTCGTTGCCAAGTGGAAGTGGATTGCAAAGATTGGAGCAAGTGGATATGAACTCGCCCTTCGTATTAATACCTTATATAATAAATGGAGAAAGTGGAGAAAACTTCCGTACTACTCTATTTCCAAGGATATTAAGAATGGAGTGAAAGCGGCAGTCAACTATATAACCGACTTTGAAGTAAGTGCTATAAAACTCGCTCGCCAGAATAATTGTTCTGGTGTTATATGCGGACATATCCATAAACCAGAGAATAGACAAATTGCAGGTGTTCATTATGTAAACTCTGGGGATTGGGTGGAGAATTTAACAGCAGTTATTATTGACCACAATAATAATATTATAATAAAAGAATTTCACAAATAATACTTTATAATAGATACACTTGACAAATTGGGGGATGAGTGATATATTTCATTCATCCCCTATTCTTTGGAGTATGCATGAAAAAGTTACTAACATCAATGTTACTGTTGGTGTCGTGTGTAGACCCAGATGCAGAAAAAACATATGTCGTTACTTGTAGATTCCCCCAAGAAACATTTACGGATACGATAGTAACCGGAGCTAATGTGTGGCATTTAAAAGAATCGTATCGTATCGACAACGCATATTATCCCACATCCTTTTGTACTATGAGGTTTACTATCAATGAACAACGTTAAATCTAGTGAGTGGCTGATTTCTGAAAACAAGAATGGTGGTGAGAAGTTCTGGCGTCTCCATGTCGTTCGGGACGGTGATGAGTATTATACACAAACCGAATGGTATCAAATTAGCAAGACGGGTCGTGAGACAAAGCGCCAGTTCTCTGATCCATATTTCGCAGCTCCTACTAACGTTGGTCGTGCGAATGAGCGCAACTCACGGGAGCAGGCTGACTTCGAGTTCGATGCTATTATTAAGAAGCAGCGTGACAAGGGATTTCGTGCCAAGGGTGAACGGAAGAACGTTCGTCCGATGCCGATGCTCGCCCACAAGTTCGCTGACCACAAGGGTAAGATGGATTTTCCCGTTTACGTCCAACCCAAGTTGAATGGTATGCGGATGCTGTTTGACGGGGAGAATGGATGGAGTCGTGGAAACAAGGAAGTCATTCCCGAAGTGATTGAACACTTGAAGTTTGATACGATGGGATACGTCTTGGACGGTGAATTGATGTTGCCCGATAATGTTCTCCTTCAAGAGAGCATGAAGGCTATCAAGAAGTATCGTCCAGACTTGTCTCCAAAACTTCTCTATCACGTTTATGACATTGTGGAACCAGACCTTCCGTATGGTGCCCGTAAGGAAATTCTAGACAGTCTACTTCAGAATGTGCCAGAGAATGTGGTTCGGGTCAAGACTGTGAAGGTAGATGATGAGTCACAGGTGATGCACTTACACAATCTGTTCGTGCACGATGGGTTTGAGGGTACGATGGTGCGTGATCCTGGTATGAATTATGAAATTAATAAGCGGTCTTATTCACTTCTTAAACTTAAGGATTTTACAGATGCAGAGTATCGTATTGTTGATGTTGTTGACGGCGATGGTAGTGATTCCGGCCTCGCAATTTTTGAACTGGAAACTGATTCGGGTGCTCGTTTCAATTGCCGCCCAGAGGGTTCGCAGGAAAATCGTAGTGAACTTTATAAGAACCGCAAGAAGCTTATCGGCAAATACTTGACCGTTCGCTATTTTGAATTGAGCAAGGATGGAATTCCGATTTTCCCTGTTGGCGTGTCGGTGCGTGAACGAGGAGAATTCTGATGTGACAGATGAATATAAAAATCCTAATGCTTTAACGTATGGAACTACACCCAACACTCCAGCATCTCTGAAACCAGTAGAGATTGATAAGTGGAAGGCTGATGTAAGTCCTACGTTTAAGCATTATTATACCGAACGATATAATGAGTTAGTACGTCAGTTTCAAGAACTAGTTTCAGATTATGACATCAATCAGATGTGTTATGAAGCATCGATTGGGTTTAAACCGATTATGGGTCAATCATATCATCTTTATGAGAAACCCAATGGAACTAGATTCTTTTCATTAGTCCCACCACAGTCTGCCTTTTGGGGTGGATACGTTGGAATGTTTAAACTTAACGCACAGTATGCATGGGAACGAATAGATGAATAACATTTGTCATCACGACGAACTTTGGTACGCCTGTAAAAAGTGTTATACTGAACTTCTTGTGTGGGAAGCGTATGATAAGGTGAAAGAAGAGTTGGCAGATGAACGTAGTAAACGCAAACAGATTGAAGAGTTGTATGATAATTTGAAAGCTGATGTTGCTCCACTCATTAAAGCCGCAAAGGAACTCAATGTTGCGGGAAACGATGACACTCGCACCATTCATAACATTCGGAGAGCGGTAAAGTATTTATGAAACTAGATAATTTTGTTCATGAAATGGATGAATACTTTGACGAAGATGGGTATCCTACTGAACATGCACTTGACATGATTGCCAAATGGGATTGGCGTCATACGGATGAATGTTTTGAATTCGTTCGTCAGATGTGGCGGTGGAATGATATGTTGTGGACACAGACAGATGACGGAGAAAAGATTACCTACGACTTCAGTACAGGTGGGTGGAGTGGGAATGAGAGTTTGATTGCCGCGTTGCAAGAGAACCATATGATTTGGATTTTTACTTGGGTACAGTCTCAGCGGGGTGGGCATTACGTCTTTGAGTTACCATACAAACGTCAACCATCTATGGTGGGAAAGGAAAATGAAAACACGAACATTAACACTTAATCTCAAAGTTCCCCGCTGGATTCCTACTGGATATCAATGGAGAGCGTGGAAGAAGAAGGTTAAACTCTTTGTCTTTCCTCCCCGTTGTGGTTCGTGTGAATGTAAACTCCCTGTGGAATATCCTGTGTATTACAAATATCGCACGGGACATCACATGGGGTATGCAAATGTACGGAGTGATTTCGCAATTAATACGTCTCGTAAACAGCTGTGTACATCATGCCTAAAACAGTATATTCACCAACTGGATTTGAAAAAGGGAACCTGTGAATTGTGTCAAACGAAAGACACTAAAGTTATCGGGTACTCTTTCAGCAAAGAGATGACGATTACGTTCTTGTGGCAATGGTGGAATGGTCGAGACTTTTGTTTACCGTGTGTAGATGACCTATTGGATACCGGTAAAGCGCGTAATGCATTTTAGAGGAGAAACTATGAAAGAACATAAAATTATTACTAAACTCCGTAGACCGCTTGAGAACTTTTCGTCATATGACCTTGACGAACTGATTCAGGCGTATGATGAAGTGCGGGCCGAATGTAATCGGGTGAAGGAAGATGTATCTATTGCACTACGGCAACCGTATTGGATGAACCCTCGTCAAGAGTGGGATTGTCCGAAGTGTGGGAAGTTAAACTATGGTACTGCATCATTGTGTGACTGTATGGTTACTACTACCAAGAATTTCAAGTTGTGTATGATTGATAGGCACGGGTTTGCCTACTTCACTACTAAAGAGCTTAGCAAGCAATGGGGTGATGATTGGAATGATGCTCCATATGAACACAATGCTGGAACGCCATACGAACCGACTATCTTCTACTATTCAGATGGACGTAGGGAAAAAGACCCGAGGGATTGGAACGAAGATGGTACTCCGAAGTGGGAAATCTATAAGGTTGCTTATGACTATTGTGGAGCAGAAACGCCTGGTGATATGGGACCAAATAGCCGATACTCTGTAGAAATGATTAACAATAAGTTGACTCCGTGGTTGATGAAGTATCCTGATAAGGCGTTGTTTGCTGGTGCAAGTGTTGATGAGTTTGTTACTTTTATTGAAGAGTGTGGTGGTACCGTTTATTTACCAAAGGAGAAGTATCATGCAGAAACGTGACCGATTTTTATTTGAAGAGATGATTATGCAGTGTTGGCATGTAACCGATGATGTGGATACCATCGCTAGTTATGTTGCGGATAGTGAGATCCCAGCAAAGCATCAAGATGAGATTATGAATATGTTGTTTGGAATCAAATCTATTTATAATCAGAGGTTCAATGATACGATGAACCTGTTTAACGAACTGGTCGAGAATGGACAGTTTAGAGGAACAGAGAAATTGTATGAAACGCACATGCGAATGATTGATGATCTAAAATAATAAAAAATGGCGGCGCAGTCGGTCGGGACGACGGTAGTAAATTGGGCTCGCTACTTGTTATATCCTTTACTACGCTAGGCCAAGGAATAGGAGTTCGAATCTCCCGCCGCCACTAGGAGAAGATATGTTTGTATACACACTACTTTTATTTTTTCAACTAACAGTTCCTACAGTATTGAATAGGCCGCTACCAATACGGCACTTGACAATTCGAGATACAACGGTTAACTATATAGTATTACACAATGATGGTGGGACCGCTGGTTATAATACAGCACGGCGTACTTTGATTAAACGTCGATTGAGTTATCATTATTATATTCAAGCAAATGGTACGATTGTCAAACTATTAGATCCAAAATATGAGGCGTCTCACGTTGGGTTGTCATATTGGAATGGAATGCTTCGTATTAATCGATATAGTATCGGGATATGTTTGGAAAACGGTATTAGTGGGCCATATACATTGAATCAGTATAATAGTTTAACGTGGTTGATTCTATCGTTACAAGAACGATTTCCCGATAGTACATCAAGAACAATCATAGGGCATTCGGATGTGGCAACGCCTTTAGGACGTAAACGTGACCCAGGTCCGCTTTTTGATTATCAACTTCTGAATAGGATGTTACGAAATGAAAGTCTACATAGGCAGATATCCAAAGAATAGCAAAAAAGAACGGAAGATTTCTGTGAAGATTGATCCGTGGGATACTTGGAGCATGGACCATACGTTGGCCTATATCGTTGCTCCTATGCTGAAACAGTTGAGAGAAACCAAACATGGTGCTCCATTTACAGACGATGCAGATGTTCCTGAACACCTTCGTACATCAGCAGCACCACCTACCGAAAATGAATGGGATACAGACGATAACCATTTCAAGCGGTGGGATTGGATAATGGATGAAATGATTTTTGCGTTTGAAAGTAAATTAATAGATGATGTTGATTGGGAACATCGTGAAGCACATCACGAACGTATTGCCAATGGATTTCGATTGTTTGGAAAGTATTACGAACATTTGTGGGATTAAAATAATATTTATAGATACACATCCAACTGATAATGTTTATGGGCTTAGATGATAATATTCTATGGGAAATGTCTTTGCCTGGTGTTGGATGTGGACACGCTTTTAAGATAAAATCAAAACAAGAAGGACATTATTTTGTGTCGAGTAGTGGAGAACTATACAGAGAAATATCTGGAAGTTATCAGCACTTGAAAAACTTTACAGGTGATATTACATTTTATGATGAGCGAACCGATTTGTTCACCGCTAATTTTAAAAACGGTATAGCTAGAATGGTTCACTTTAAATCATAATAACGGGGTACAAATGACTAAACGGTTATATAAACAAACACTTCCATTTTATGAAGATGCAAAGGTAGCGGACCAATTTGGTTGGCTACCATTGTCTATTATAGAACCAACGCGGGAAAGTAAAGCAAAATGGGATGTGGCATATATTGATCAAATTGATGAAGAAAAGCGTAGAAGTGATACGTCGGAATATTTGCCTGGATTGGGATTTAGTGAATTTCACGCAGGTCTATGCGAAAACATTGTTAAATACTGGAGCCTACCCGGCTCACATATCGTTGACCCATTTATGGGACGTGCCACACGTGCCGTAGTTTCTACTACATTAAACCGTACATATGAAGGGTACGAAATTTCTCCTAGTACCCATAAACGTGTAACGGAGCATATGAAAGAAATTGGATTGTCGGCAAGTTTACATCTTGACGATGGGACACAATTGAAACACACGGCTGACGCTACTGTTGATTTAGTGATGACTTGTCCTCCATACTGGAACATTGAAAAGTATGAGGATGTAGATGCACAACTTTCCAGTACAGAGTCTTATGATGAGTTCATGCAGATGATTACTGTATGTGGAAAGAATATTGCACGTGTTCTAAAACCCGGTGCGTTTTGTGTGTGGGTCTGTGCTGACTTCAGAGATTGGAGTGGGAAGAACAAATTCTATCCATTCCATTCAGATACTATTAATACATTTACAAAAGACGCTGGACTACTGTTTCACGATATTGTAATTATCAAAAACAATTCTCCGTTTGCCGCACTTCAAGCCGGAAAGGTTGCGGCAAAACGATACACCAGTAAAGTTCACGAATATGTGTTGGTTTTTAGAAAAGAAGGAGAATATGTTGTACCTGAACATTGTACGTTAAACCCTATAAATGAGAACGCTGAAAAGTTCTTTGAGTTTTGATATATGATACCGTCTAAAGTTGAAATAGGAGTTGTGGGATTGGGATATGTTGGTAGTGCCGTATTGAATGCGTACAAACTTGCTGGATATAACGTTCATACATTTGACATAGATCAATCTAAAAATCCATCGTGTCAATCATTTGAGGAATTCTTAAATACAGCAAATGTTATATATGTCGCTGTACCAACGCCTATGTTAGAAACTGGTGAGTGTGATACAAGAATAGTAGAAAGTGTTGTTCACGATTTATGTATGACGGAAGATAAAAAAATAATCGTCATAAAATCCACAGTTCCTCCTGGTACAACAGAACGACTACAAAACTTATATAATAATCAAACCATTCTGTTTAATCCAGAATTTCTCACGGAGGCTAACTATTTAGACGACTATCTAAATCAAGAAGTTATGTTAATAGGAAAACCTTCGTTGGCTTCCCAAGAGACATCGCAGTGGGTATTGGAGAATCAATCCAAAGTACTTAAAACCTTGCGATTAGGAAAAGTAGTTTCTGCCACAACAGCAGAGTTATTCAAATACACAGCCAATCTGTTTCTAGCCACAAAAGTTTCATTTGCTAATGAGATGTCAGATATCGCAAATAATGCTGGTGTTGAATGGAAGGAAATAGAACGGTTGTTAGTTGAAGATAGTAGGTTAGGAAAAACGCACTGGAAGGTGCCTGGTCCAGATGGACATAAAGGATTTGGTGGAACCTGTTTTCCCAAAGATTTATCCGCATTAATTTCCTATGCTAAAAACAACAACACACCTACACCACTACTACGTGCGGTATGGGGTCGTAATGTTTTAGTAGATAGACCAGAACGTGATTGGGAACAATTAAAAGGAAGAGCAATTTCTGGAGAATAAGTTATGGGAATGTTTGACTATCTTGAAGTACAACAAAAAATACCTGGATACGCAGGTATTCCTGACGAAGAGTTTCAAACAAAATCATTTGAAAACTTAATGGATAAATATATTATAACTGTTAAAGGTCATTTATACAGAGAGAGATGGCAATACGAGTGGGTGGAAGAACCAGAGCATTTCTTAAAAGGATATATTAGAAAAATAGAAGGTTCACTTACAAGAGAGTACTTGACAGACTTCCACGGCGATATTATATTTTATACAAGTAAACCTATTACAGAGAACCGTGTTTGGAGAGATTATACCGCTAGGTTCACCGAAGGTAGGCTCGCTCGTATTTGGTACGAAGATAAACAATATTAAACAATCAAGAGGTTAAAGGTTATGGAAAAGTCAAAGTTTGAAAAGTTCATTGGAAAATATAATCTGGGTGGTTCGTGTGAGAGTGTTCTTTATAACGTAGAGAACTCTTCTATCACGACACGTGCTATTTCCGATGACAAGAATGTACTCTGTGAAGTAATTGCCCCGTCGATGGGATTGAAGGATGGTAACTATGCCGTCTATGAAACCGCCAAGCTCCGTTCACTCCTTGGGGTTCTTGGTGAGACGCTTTCTGTGAACGTAAAGAAGTCTGGTGATAAGGCTGTTGGTATGACGTTTGATGATACGAATACGGAAGTCACGTTTGTTCTCGCTGACGCTACCGTAATTCCAGCTGTTCCCGATCTAAAGAAGCTTCCGCCATTTGAGATGACAATTGAGATGGATGAACAGTTTATCAACACGTTCGTTAAGGCTAAGGGTGCTCTTGCCGATGTTGATACATTCGCTGTAATGAGTGAGGGTGAGGATGAAACGGCAAACGTTGTTCTTGGGTTCTCGTCGCTTAATACCAATCGTGTGAAGCTCAAGGCTAAGACGACTGAAGCTACGGAACTGAAGCCCACTTCGTTCTCCGCCAAGTATCTCCGTGAAATCCTCGTTGCCAATAAGGACGCGAAGGGTGGTAAGCTGGAAATATCTTCAAAGGGATTGGCTCGTACCTCGTTCAACGTAGACAATATCAAGTCTACCTATTATCTCGTACAGATTGATACGAAGGAATAATGACAACCGAACAGAATGACATCGACCAGTATTGGGGATTGTTCGTGTTTGGATTTGGATTGTTCGTGATGGGTATGCACAAACTTCTTAAAAAACTTTTTGGAAATAATAATGACTAAATTCGCTGAATTCTTTGATGTACCAGAAATTTCTATTGACGATGCGAAGAAACGCTTCGTTGATAATATGGACATGCTTAAAACCATGCCCGTGCAGGAACAGACGCTCTACAAGAAGTGGAAGGAAGTCAAAGGATATTATGCGAATAAGGTGGACCCGTCCAGAATTGTGAAAGCAAAAATCTGGACGCCCACCGACATTATGAATAAAGAACAGACCGTGGCTGAAATCAACGCTCTTCAGCCACGGATTCGTTACGTTGTACCCAAGAGCAATGATGAAGTAGATTGGTTGATGCTTCGAGTGTTTTCACATACAATGGAGTTCGACCAGAACCCCGGTCGTTTCTTGAAGTTTCTTGTTTATGATGAACCTACTGGAAAGTATCTTGGTGCTGTCTCGTTGGGTAGTGATGTTATTGCGATTACGTGCCGTGACAGCTGGATTGGTTGGGACAAGGACACCAAGCTGAAGGGAAAGTTGAATAACTCTGCTATTGGCACGTGTATTATGGCAACCCAGCCATTCGGATATAACTTCTTGGGTGGGAAGCTTGTTGCATCAATGTTGACTACAAAAGTTGTTGCTGATGTATGGGAAAAACTGTACAATAATAAACTGGCGGGACTCACCACAACGTCTTTGTATGGTGGTCACAGTATGTACCAACGTATTCCGTTCTGGAAGGAGATGGGTTTGAGTAAGGGAGCAATCGCTATCAAACCCGATGATGATGTATACGATGAATGGCACCAGTGGATTAAGGAGAATATGGCAGATGAATACGATAAAAAGATTCGTTCGAAAGATACGGCTCACGGCCCTGTTACTGGAATTAAACAGCAAATCCTTTCTATCATCTTTAAGGCTGTGGGAATAAGTCAGTCCAAGTATAAGCATGGATTTGAACGTGGAGTGTATTATGCTCCGTTGTATGAGAATACACGGGAGTTCTTGAAGGGAGAGATTACAGAGGAACAATTGGTACCGCTGAAGAAACTTGAAAAGGATGTGGACGCTGTGTTAGATTGGTGGAGGCCGAAGGCCATTCAGCGGTATCTTAATCTCTATGAGCAGGGACGTATCAAGCCAGAGATTTTGTATTATAATAATTTGATTAATCTGTCGTGGGATGAGGCAAAAGAAACTTATCTAGGAGATGTCGGACGATGATTACTGTTACTACTATGGGATTTATTATTGGTCTTGCAGCATATTTCGCATTTGGTTTTCTGTTTATGATTATCTGTGCTAAAATGGGATTGATTGGAAAGTATGAACCGTCGTTGTTCTACTGGATTTTTTGGCCGGTTGCTATTTTTATGAAGATACTGGATGGGATACTTTTGTATCTTGCACAGATTTCATATCGGATTGAAACATTCGTTGATACACTAAAGCCACAAACAAAAGGCGACTAATGGATATTACAAACTTTTTAGAATCAACATACGATGCTCATCAGCAGTATGATTATCGTGTGTTGATTTATGGTAACTACACCGATATTGAAAACCTTGAACGAGATAGTTTTGTTCAAGTATTGAAACCCGTGCTTACCAATATGGATGACCGGCATAAAATTCATTATACGTTGCTGACCCCATCCACGATTAAAAGTTTGAACAAGCCCAACGTCAAGCAAGTCATTTACAAGTTGCCCACGTATCCCAATCTGATGCGGACACACTTTGATGCAACGGAGTTCTTGAAGGTAATTGATTGGAGACACAATGACTATGATATTATTTATAGTCATCTCCCAGAACATACCTCACAGATTGCGAACGTCATTCATAACAGCACACATCTCATGCCAAAGATTATCGGATATTGTCATTGGTTTGAAGTAGCGGAGAACGCTCCCTACGCCAAGACAATGTTCCTTAACAACATTTTGGGCATACTGGAAATGGAAGAATGTGGGGTAAATAGTAAGTGGTTGAAGAACTTTGTGATTGAATATGCAAAAGAACATTTCAACGACAATGTGATTGCACAGCTTGACAAGATTATTCAGCCACATTACTTGGGCGTAGATAGAAGTGAAGTACGAGATGTCAGTAACATTATTCCCAAGTCGGTTATCTTCAATCATCGTGCGAATGACTACACGGGCTGGAATTGGTTTGTGAAAGCAATGGATGATCTCTGGCAGAAGCGTCAAGACTTTACCGTCTATACGACCTATGCCAAGATTGACCGTCCGTGGAATAAGCAGATTGATGAACCAACGCGTGAAGGATATATGGCACAGATGCAACGGATGCAGTTTGGGGTTGCGTGCTTTGAAGGATATTCGGCATGGAGTATCAGCACCACCGATGGGTTGTCAATGAACGTTCCATACTTGCTCCCGAAGAAACTCTGCTATCCCGAAATGGTTCCCGCTGATTATCCATACTTCTATAAGAACCGAGCGGAATTCGTAGAGAAGTTTGAAGAAATGCTAGATAACCCATTAACCTATAATACTAAAGAACTGTCATATAATATGTTATGGGGTATTAGAATTGACCAATGGTTTGATAAGTGGGATAAAGTATTTACGTTTAAGAAGATGTTAAACTCAAAAGCAATTGATAACATCATTGACATTATCCATACTCGGAAGTATATTTCAAAGTATGACTTATTGAATGAACTCGGATGGGGTGTTCAAATTAAATGGAGCCCGTATCGAAATACGTTACGAGAACACCCAAACATTAAACTAACGGCGGATGGTTATGAGTGGAAAGACTGAACATACGATTTGGGTTGAACGATATCGACCTGATACATTAGAAGGATATGTTGGTAACGATGCTGTCAAGGCAAAGCTTGCACAGTATATTGAAACACAGGATATTCCTCATCTGTTGTTTTATGGAACGGCCGGAACGGGAAAGACAACTGCGGCAAAGCTCTTGGTGAAAAATATTGAGTGTGATTATATGTTTATCAATGCTTCAGACGAACGTGGTATCGATACAGTTCGTGACAAGATTAAGGGATTTGCTTCTACGATTGGATTTAAACCGTTGAAGATTGTGGTGTTGGATGAAGCAGACTTTTTGGGTCGAGAAGCACAACCCGCTCTTCGTAACTTGATGGAAGCGTATTCGGCTACGACCCGATTCATCTTGACGGCAAACTATATCGAACGGATTATTGACCCACTTGTTTCACGAACGCAGGTCTATAAGTTGACTCCGCCCAGTAAGAAAGATGCGGCATTGAAACTTACCGAGATACTTAAGAATGAAGGCGTTGAATATGATAAACAGACTGTCGTACAGATCGTCAACGCGTATTATCCCGACCTTCGGAAGATTATCAATACCGCACAACTCCAAACCCGTGACGGAAATCTGCATGTCAGCGTTGAGGAACTGATTGGCCAGGATATGAAACTGAAAGTGGTGGATGTGCTTACCAACTCAATTCCACTAAAGGAAAAAATCAATCAGATTCGACAGATTGTTGCAGACCAACAAATTCAAGATTTTACGGAACTGTATCAACTATTATATCAATATGTAGAAACATACGCTCCGAATAAAGTACCAGAAGCAGTAATAGCTATCGCTGAAGGATTGTATAGAGATGGTCAAGTCCCCGATAGAGAAATTAATTTCGTAGCAACTTTGTATACAATTTTAAATTAAGAGGATTATATGTCACAACAGCAACCACCGATGAATTTGGATTTAACTAATGCACAAGATATCACGTGCGATAACTGCGGAAACTATACTTTCCAAGAAGTTGCACTGATGAAGCGTATTTCCGCTCTTGTTTCTCCAACTGGTAAGGAAGCAATTGTTCCGATTCCTACATTTGCATGTAACGCGTGTGGATTTATCAACAAGCAATTCCTACCTGTTCGTATTCGTGAAGAAGAACTCGCGGCAAATGAACATGCGACCAGCAAGCCGTCTCTTACTTTAGAGAAGTAAAATGAATAATGAGGATATGCAGGGATATGGAATTCCCGACATGCGTTCCAGTTCACTAACAGATAAAGGTATTTATTATTTTGCTGGGGAATTCAACCAAGGTAGTGTGAAGGATTGTATTACTTGGATTCTTGACGCAAACTTTCAAGACAAGACACAATATGAAGCACTTACGCTTATTATCAGTAGTTATGGCGGCGATTTGTTTTCAGCATTTGCTCTCATTGATGTAATGCGTGGAAGTGCAATTCCAGTTCGCACAATTGGATTGGGTATTATCGCAAGTGCAGGATTGATGACCTTTATTGCAGGAGAAAAGGGACATCGAATTATTACACCAAATACCAGTATCCTTTCTCACCAATGGTCTGCTGGTACTTACGGAAAGGAACACGAACTAATGGCAAGTCAGAAGCAGTTTGATTTAACCACCAAGCGTATGATTTCACATTATAAGAAGTGTACGGGTCTAACTGACAAGCAAATTAGAGCAAAGTTACTTCCAGCACAAGATGTCTGGTTGAGTGGAGAGGAAGCTAAGGAGTATGGTCTAGCTGATCAAGTTAGAAGCTTGAGGTAAATATGGAAGAAGGTTACGTCAATACTGGTAAAACGATTGTCCGCCATATCAACAAAGATGTGGCGGCGTCGTTTATCATTAAACATCATTACACGCATAAGTCGTCTAGTTGTCGATATGCGTTAGGGCTCTATCATATCGAAGAATCACATTCATTCTTTGAAGGACAGAGTGAAAAGCTTATTGGCGTAATGACATATGGACATCCCGTAAGTAATCGCACAGTAGCTTCTATTACAAAAACTCATCCGTTAGAACTGGATGAGGTGTTGGAACTTACTCGGTTAGTGTGTTTGGATGGATATGGGAAGAACTTGGAAAGTCATTTTCTTGGGGAATCCTTTCGGTGGTTAAAGTACAACGCGCCAGAAGTGAAAGTCTTGGTGAGTTACGCTGACCCAGAACAAGAACACACGGGAACTATCTATCGGGCAACGAATTGGTTATATCAAGGATGTGGTGTATCGAAGCTGATGCCTGATTATTCCATCAGATTGTTTGAACATAGTGATTGGATTCATAGTCGTACAGTAGGGGAGCGATACGGAAATAAAAACGTAGAGAACCTTGCCAGTACGATTGGACATACATTCTGGCGTAAAGAAGAAACGGCAAAACATCGATACATCTATTTCCTCTGTAATAAGAAAGAGAAGAAACGGATACTAAACGATTTGAAGATTCCTATTATGTCGTATAAGGATATTAAAGAATACACACAACTTATCCAGAAGGTGTATGTAAAAGATGGGAAGATGGACAAGATAGAAGTGCTACAAGGTGTGGATAACGGCTGGGCAAACAAACAACAGGTTATGTAATATGTTCGACAAACTTATAGATTTCATTATTAAAATTGGTAAAGACGCTCTTCCATATGTTATTGTGGAGCAGTGGAACGGTGCCGTACAAACTCGTTTCGGGAAATTCTATAAGGACTTGAAGCCGGGTATTCATCTAAAGCTACCATTCTTCGATGGGATATTTGAAACTACCGTGATTACACAATCGGTCAGTCTACCAGCACAGACCTTGACAACACAAGACGAACAAACTATTGTTCTTAAAGCAATCATCAGATACCACGTTTCTGATGTTAAAAAGTATTTAACAGAAGTGGAACACGCTAACGTTGTATTGGTTGATACCACACAAGGAATGATTCGTGATATTGTCGAGGTTACTGATTGGGTAAATCTCGTTGACGTTAACAATACTATTACCAAAAAGGTAAAAACATTTGTAAAACGATGGGGAATTTCTATTGAACGTATAACGATTACTGATTTGGGTATCGTTAAAACCTATCGTATCCTTGGCGATGGTACAGGTACAAAAGTGTTACCTACAGAAGAAGAGAGATTTAACTAATGCCACCAAAGAAGAAAACACAAACGGATGCACCAAAGGGAAAAGAACTCTTTGACTTCATCAATATGATATATCAAGATCAGCGTATGGAATCTTTTGATGAGATGACCGACGCTGAAAAGAAGAAGTATAAAAACTCGAAGTATATGATTCATCGATTTCTTTCTATGAACCCATCATATGCTCCGATAGTAAATGCGTTACAGAAATATACCAGTATACCAGAACGTGTACACTATATGTTTTTAACTTCTATGTTACCGAAGGGTAGACAGTTTAATAAGTACATCAAAGGACAGAAAGAAGATACCTATGAGTCGTGGCTTGTGGAATTGGTTTCTAAATATTTTAATGTCTCTACGGTAGAAGCAACAACATATCTTGACATTTATTATGAACACAATAGAGGCGCTCTTCGGATTTTATGTGAACTCCACGGTATCGATTCCAAGCAACTTAAGAAGGCAAAACTATGAACTGGCAAACATATTTTAGAACTATAGTTCGCACGATAAAGTTAAAGTCAAAAGATAAATACACACAGATTGGTGCGTTAGTTGTTGGAAAGAATAACGAAATCGTTTCAACTGGATACAATTCCTTTCCACGGGGTATAGATGACTCACACTCTGAACGACAAGAACGACCGGAAAAATATTATTGGTTTGAACATGCCGAAAGAAATGCTATCTACAATGCGGCACGTATTGGTGTCTCTACTGAAGGTTGTACGATGTACCTTACTTGTGGTATACCCTGTGCTGATTGCGCTCGCGGTATTATCAATGCTGGTATTACCAAGGTAGTTTGTGAGATTGATCCATCATTCGGTGCACATGGGAGTATTTGGGAAGAGCATGCAAAACGTAGTCTGATTATGTTTGAAGAAGCTGGAGTGGAGGTTGAATACTATGAGTAGTAATGGAAAAGGTGACAATCCTCGCCCGCTTAGCATAAGCGTGGAGGAATATGCAAATAATTTTGAACGTACATTCGGGTCGAAGAAAACAAAAATGGAGCAACGTATTCAAGAGTTACAAAACGATATTAATGCAGTCCGAGAAAAATTAGATAATTGCGAGTATAGCGGACTACCTGCTACCTCATCATACAACGAAGGAGAATAATATGGTACATCCAAATGAAGTCAGAGTTACAGAGTCTAATCGGGATATGTTATTCGCTCTTGCAGAATCGCTTGGTGACAAATATGTACAAGCATTGAAGGAGCAAATCGCCCGACAAGAAGGTAAGTAATGCATCAACTGTATACTGGTAAAGAGTCAGGGAAAACGACAATGGGGAATCACTATGCAATATTGCAGGATTCCCCAGTATCGTTTCATATAACGGTTGCCGTTGGTGACAATTTAATTTACGAACACCTCGAACGTCCAAGTAGTATAGACGAGGTTCGAAACAAAATAAATGAGCTGGAACTAGAATTAATTAATAAGAACCAGACACAAAATAACACATAACAGTACCACCACCTTCACCGTTGATAGGTGACATAGGAATTACATTTACAAGGTTCCAGCTACCGGTCGGTGCACCTGTAAAAGAATGTGATACATTTGAACCTACATTGTTCAACCACGTTCTGTTCATAGACCCAGATGGCATTTGTGCTACATAATATTGAAATGGCATATTTTATACTCTACAAGGGTTAATAAATTTCGGACCATAACATCGTTCCACCAACATTTGTTGAGTCGGCAGTCATATTCTTTGCGATTAATACATAGATTTCACTATCTGTACTATCGTAATTTTGTGCGATAAAGTTTTGTTTGTTGGTAACACCGGATTGATTTTGTACTAATGGATTTGCTTGATTGATATTCAACGAGTTTGCTCCAACAAATCCGGTCAATAAAGTTTTTCCATCACTATATCCTGTAGCGCTTACATTATATTCCACAACAGAAGTATTGTTATCTACCGATACCCATGCACTACTAGTGGTTAACATTGACCCACTTGGTAGTTTCGTTAAGGTGTATCGTATCGTTTGTTGGTCCGTAAACACTGCCGCTTCTTGAATACGAATAAATGCACGATTTGGTAATCCGTTCACCGAGTTCTTTAATCGGATTGCAAGTACGGGTAATGTGGAACCACTTGATAAGGTACGGAATGATTCGTTAGATATGGAGTATGCTTTACCTGCTTCACTATACCCACCTTCACTTGCGACCGTAGAACAGATTTGTTCCATGTATGATGCGGTAGTCACCGAGTTTCTAATTTCACACCGAACGGGAAGATTGGGATTCTGCATATATGCCACATTTAAAATATTCGTGTGGTCAAATACGTGAGTAAGAACTGTAATACCCTTGTGTACGAACCCACAACGAACGCGGCCGACTGCTAACCATTGGAAATCAACGTAGAATAATTGCGTCTTGGTTACATCTAATGTGAAGTCACCATCCAATAACGTATTCACATTCCAGTTTTCTTGTTTGACACGTTGTTCTGTTACCGACCCCGTGCCGTTGGTAGCAGAACGAATAACGATTTGTAAACTACCGGTTGCGTCTTGTTCCAAGAAAATACCATTGTAGTCGTCAAAATATCCTGTACGTTTGGTGGACCCACTTACTGGTGAACCAAATATGAAACTGGAAAGAATCAATTGACTCTTGCCAGGCATATAATGGTGATACATTTTAGTTTGATGAATAGCGTAACTTGTACTACTTGTTGCGGCAATCGTGACGGATGACCGATTAATATTATTGGTCACAGAACCATCACCGTTTAATTTATTGAGGAATACATCTTCAATTCCATAGGTGTGTTTATAATCACCCAACGTAAATGGTTCCGACATACGGGTACGTCCGAACGCATCAACGGCTGCATTCAGAGAACCGCTAGATATAGACCCTACTGCGGTAGACTTTAGATATGCGTGTTGGTTATATAGATGGACTAATTCCCATCCTTCCTTACCAACATCATTTAAATACCCCTCTACATCTGGCAATACCCAATCTGGTATCTTGACTATCTTGTGCTGGGACATTTTATTACCTTATTAATATGAAAATACAAGATTAACTCCTAGTATAAATATCAAATAGTTCGACTTGACTTCTAAATTACTAGATGTTATATTTCAAAATACCACAGATATGAGGATTTTTATGAGTAAAGAACCTAGACTTCCTGGTTTTGTAATTTACGAAGATGGCGGATACGACCGTGACCTTGCCAAACGTAGTGTTGGTACGGGGTGGGTTGGTTTGATTGACGAAATCTTTGACAAGAAGGAAAAGCTACAGCTGAACACCGTCAAGATTGTTCAGGTCAAAGAGAAGTATGGTGGACTCCGTGTATATATTGATGGCTATGAGATGGATGAAAACCATCCTGTTTATAAGTTTGAAAAATTTCTACATGAAGTTGAGAATCGTAGTTTTAAGATTTGTGAAGCCTGCGGAAAGCCTGGTGCTGTTCGTGGTCGGCATTGGTATTATACTTCTTGCGACGAACACGCTAAAAACGGTGACCTTCCCCTAAAGGACGATAACGATGCCAAAGAAGAAAACTAAACCAGAAGAGTTCCACTTGAAGTTTACGGGCAAGATGAGTATCCTTATTGAACTGGAAGGTCATGGTCCGTTGGAATTTCGAGTCAATGATTTACAAGTGGTGAAGGATGCTGTACAAATTATACTAGACCACACAAATAATAAAACACCCGTAAATTCATACGGCAAGCGTGAACAGAAAACGATGCAGAAAATACTGGATGGTATCGAATGAACAAGATTAGTTATAGTCAATATACAATGTGGGCGAATTGTCCCCAAGCGTGGAAGTTGAAGTATATTGATGGACACAAGTTTGATGATACGTCTATCAATACCATCTTCGGTACAGCTATTCACGAAGTGGTGCAAGAGTGGCTAGACACATTGTATAACAAGAGTGAGACTGTTGCCAAGTCCGTGTATTTACATGACACGTTCAAAGATAAGCTCATTACCTTGTTTAAGGAAAATGTAATTATTGATGCTAATGGGGAGAAAACCTTTCTGTCCGATAAGAAAACGTTGATGGAGTATTACGAACAAGGCTGTCAGATTATTACTTACATCCAACAGAACTATAAGAAAATCTTTCCTACGTCTAATACGCGGCTCTTTGGTATCGAATACGAACTTCATGCCGAAATCAAACCTGGCGTAAACTATATCGGATACATTGACATCGTGACGTATAACGAACTGACGGGCAAGTATGTTCTATATGATTTGAAAACGTCACGGGCTGGCTGGGACCAAAAAACAAAGACTGACCCGTATAAGGTTGGACAGTTGCTTCTATACAAGACGTTCTTCGCACAACAAGAGGGAGTCGATATTGACAGTATTTCGGTAGAGTTTATTATTCTCAAGCGTACGATTTTCGAGAACTCTCCATATCCAATCCCACGCGTCAGTAAGTTTGAACCACCCAACAAGACGCCTTCGCTAAACAAGAATTGGGATCGATTCCAGCAATTCGTAGACACGGCTTTCGACGAGGAGGGTAACTACATCACGGAACAGAAAGCAACCCCGAGTAAAGAGGCATGTCGGTGGTGTGTATATCGGGATAAGAAAGAATTGTGTTCCGTTGGGGTGAAAAAGTAGATTAAGAAAATATAATAAACATAGTATAGGACTAGATAGTAATACATTACTATTTATAGATACTAATGGTTATTTCCACAAAATGACCAGAGGTTTATTGTATGACTCGCAACGGAGTTTCTGCAAAGCTCAAAGGTATTCTTTTTATTGCAATTACGGTTCTGTATGCGTGTTCAGACTCATCAACACAAGCGGTAGACCCAGTAATACCGCCGGATGACGCTGGAGTATCATTTTCGATGTTGTCTAGTATCATCACCGCCACGGACACGAACATCAATATTCGTGTTTCGTGGAAAGCTCCAAATGACCCATTTGGTGCACCAGAATTTTACAGACACACGATGGTATCATCAAAAGTCGTAACAGACTCTACTACTGGAAATTTACCTACACTTAAGCAGGTAAATGGATTGGCCGATACTGTTCGTATTTCCCTAAAAAAGATAAACGATACGGTTACACTTACGTCGAACGTGTGGTCAGTTCGTCGTAGTTTACAATCCACAACGCCTGGAATTGGAAAGCTCTTTGTAAGAAGAGGCGACCGAGCACCGTTACCACCTGACTCTATTAAGGTGGATACCATTGTAATACCAGCTGCGCCCGTAATAGGAAGTATGTCATCTGTCCTATTTCAAAATAATGCAAATACAAGATTGATAAATGAACAATCGTACAACTCTATGTTTGGAAGTTACAAAAATGGAGTTAGTATATACAAACTAGGAAACACCACCTACTTAACGATTATTCCACAATAGTATTTACGAGGTTACTATGAAATGGTTATCTAGTATTCTTGCAACATTAGTGATTTCCACTACAGCATATGCACAACCAACCCGACCGGTCGCATCGGTCAGTATGTTAACCGCCTCTCGACAAATTGCATTTCAATTGACTTGGACACAACGAGAGGCGGTTGATAGTACGATGGTAGCAGTCTTTCTGTCGAGTGATACGGTTCCAATCTTATACAGACGAACACAGTCACCAGACACTATTCGATTTACTATTCCAACCGACACAACCACATACAGATTCTTGTTGGTAAACGTCCGTAGAAATATTGTAAGTCCGCCGGCAAATGTGAATTTCTATTTCGACGCAGATGCATACTATGTACCCAGCGGATTGTCGGTGTATCCTAAAACAGTCACTATTGATTCAACGAGCGTCACTCGTCAAGTACAGTTTTGCGCCTTCATTAAGTTTGCAGATGGTACTACAGTAATGCGAGATAGAGATTTGGTTATTCCAAAGTGTATTGAATACTACAATACAATTCCCGTGGACCAACGTTCTACTGGTGGAGCAAAGCAACGAGTGGCAAATAAAATGTGTTTGTCGTGGACAACTACGGGCGGAACGATTGAGAACGAAGTGTGTTCATAAAAGCTATAACGTTTAGTCTCGCTCTACAGACAAGTCAAATTAAAGTCGTTTATTCCTACGACAGAAAAACATATGATAGTTTGGAAGTCATTGTCAACAAAAATCAAAAAACGATTTACCACAAAAATCATACGTTATTCGCCGATATTGATTCAACTGATATTGGGTATGCTAGAAAAGCTGATACGGTTGAAGTAATCCTACGGGGCTATAAAAAAGATTTATATTGTTTCCCCCTTATAGACAGACTAATATATCCTTATTATAGGATTTCGTATGGGCTAAACTTTGAATGTACCAAATTAAATGGTATTTAATAGACTTGACAAGTGGCCTCGCAGATGGTATATTTAGAGTATACTTCTGCGAGGTCATTTCTATGAAAGAAAATCCAATGGTGAACTATAGTAAGATTATTGCCGATACGGCTAGTAATCATTACAACGTTCGTGATGAGTATAAGACGAATACCTACGAACAGAATGTCGCTATCACGATGAGTGAACAGCGTCGGTTCTCCGTGGCGTGTATCAACATTACGGGTGAACTCAATATCGGAATGATGATTCGGTCTGCGTGTCTATTGGGTGCAGAGAACTTTTATATCTTTGGACGAAAGAAATTCGATAAGCGGTCCACAGTAGGGGCTGAGAAATACATTAATATCGTCCAGTATACGTTTGATGACCCGATACACGCGGATACCGAAATCAACGAACGATTGGAGTATTTGCTGAAGTGGAATAGCGTGGTCTTGTGTGAACATGGTGGTGTTGAAATTGGTTCATATATGTCCACGCCGATGTATAAGGAATTGAAGAATCCGTTGTTCGTGTTCGGTTCGGAGAGTCACGGGCTACCAGAAGTAGTAATAAACAATCCACACTTCTATAAGTTGAGTATTCCGCAACGTGGAGTCCTTCGTTCGTTTAACGTCAGTGCGGCAATGAATATTATGTGTTGGGATTATATTAAGGAGACGCATCTGTGATTAAGTTAGTTATATTTGATTTGGACGGGGTGTTGGTAGAGGCCAAAGAGATTCATTATCAATCCCTCAACAACGCAATACTTGAAGTCACAAATAATCCCAAGTGGGTGATTGGATGGGAAGAACATCTGTCGGTATATGATGGTCGTAAAACCAATGAAAAGTTGGAAATACTTACAGCAAATAAAGGATTGCCAGAGGGATTCCACGAACCAATTTGGAAATGTAAACAGAGTAAAACGTTAGAAGCGTTAGGTGGTCTTACGATTGATACACGATTGCAACTGCTGTTCAAAAGATTGATCAGTGAAAAATATAAGATTGCATGTTGTTCTAATTCCATCCGCCGGACTGTATTGACAGTCTTGGCTAAGATGGGATTAATTGAGTATATGGACTTGATTATTTCAAATGAAGATGTAAAGAACAGTAAACCCCATCCTGAAATGTACTGGAAAGCAATGAGTACGATGGGGGTTTTGCCGGAAGAAACATTAATTGTCGAAGATAGTCCGCCGGGATTGTTGGCAGCTGCACGTAGTCGAGCTAATGTACTACGTGTCAATAATCCAAAAGATTTGACGGAAGAAAAGATATACGAAAAATTAAATCAAACAAGTATAATGGTGATGCCAAAGTGGCAAGGTGATAAGATGAACGTATTGATACCGATGGCTGGTGCGGGAAGTCGCTTCCAGCAAGCAGGATATACTTTCCCAAAACCATTGATTGATGTACGGGGAAAGCCAATGATTCAGGTTGTTGCGGAAAACTTGAACGTTGAGGCAACTTTCATTTATGTCGTACAGAAAGAACATCGTACCAAGTATAACCTTGATACGCTGTTGAATCTTATCACGCCTAACTGTAAGATTGTGGAGGTCGATGGAATTACCGAGGGTGCGGCATGTACTACACTATTGGCAAGAGAACATATTAATACCGACGCACCATTGTTGATGGCTAATTCTGACCAGTATGTTGAATGGGATAGCAATGAGTTTATGTATAAGATGGTTGAACAGAACCTTGATGGTGGGATTGTGACATTCAAATCAACCCATCCAAAGTGGTCGTTTGCTAGGATTAACGAACATGGATTTGTCACCGAAGTTGCAGAGAAGAATCCTATCTCCGATATTGCGACCGTGGGTATCTATTACTGGAAGCATGGAAGCGATTATGTTCGGTTCGCAGAACAAATGATTGAAAAGAATATTCGGGTTAATAACGAGTTTTATGTGTGTCCTGTATTCAATGAAGCGATTGGTGCTGGAAAGAAGATCAAGACATTCGATGTCCCTGTGATGTGGGGATTGGGAACGCCGGAAGATTTGAAGTTCTTTATGGAAAATAATTAAGAGGTTATTTATGAAATTAGTATATCGTAGAATGATAGATACTCGCCGTCTTTATAAGTTAGAAGGTGACATGTATTGTGACCGGCGATATAGTAATATCACCAAGCAACGTCCGTATAAGTTTTTGTTGAGTCTGGCGAAGAAAATTTGGAAGAAAGAAAACATCAAATCCGACATGCCACAAATCCGATTTGGCATTGGCACTCCTCACGGTGGTGTAAGATATAGTTGGTGTGATGGTGAAACAATTGAGTTAGTAAAAACCCAAAGGGATATTCTAACATTGATTCACGAACTAGTACACGGCATGGGATTCGACTACCACGATAAAAAGTTTGTCAGAAAAGAAATGGAACTATTAAACAAATATACAGATATTAATGAAGAACTTATAATTGAGGCGTTTGAATCGTATGATTATCACTAAACTAAAAGAAGCGGGAATCCTATTTGTAATTCAGGTCTTGAATTATGCAATCTGGTGTATTAACTTTCGTGCTGTAGCAGATACACACTATCACACCGCAGCAATGAGTGATTTCATGTTAGCGTCTATTCAATTCTTTGTTATTCGTCGTATTGCTCATGGTCAAGATAATTTTCACCAATGGGCTGGTTATGCTATGGGTAGTGTCGTGGGGAGTTATGTAGGTATCTGGATTTCAGCAACATTTTTGGGGGTATAAATGCAAGTTAAATTTGTAGAAAAGCCGTGGGGTTCCGAAACAATTTGGGCCCATACAGAACATTATGTGGGAAAGATTTTGAAGGTCAATTGTGGGGAAGCATTGAGTATTCAGTATCATCACCACAAGGATGAAACGATGTATGTATTGTCGGGTAAGGGATATATTCGTTTCTATAAATTGGAAGATGCACGTCCTGTGGTCACCAAGGAAATGATTGTATCGGAAGGTGATGCGGTGCATATTCCTCCCACACAAATTCATAACGTAGAAGCAATTACGGATATGGAAATTTTAGAAGCATCAACGAACCATCTGGATGATTTGGTTCGAGTACGAGATAGATACAGTAGAGGGTGATATGGGATTAGTATACGCAGATGTAATCGTAGACCTTCAGTACGGAGATACTGGTAAAGGGAAAGTAGCACATGCATTAGCATCATCAGATGATTATAATATAGTGCTACGATACAATGGTGGAGCAAACGCTGGGCACACGGTGTACCACAACGGACAAAAGGTTGTGACGCATCAGGTGCCTGTTGGTGTGCTCTACGGTAAAAAAAGTGTGATTGGGCCTGGTTGTGTTGTAAATATACCCAAGCTAGAATCAGAAATTAAAGAACTAAACGATGCCGGATTTAAAACAGATGGATTGATATTCGTTGATAAACGCGCTCACCTAGTGTTAGATAAACATCTTGAAGAGGATGGTTCTGATGTAAAGATTGGTACAACACGCCAAGGTATCGGTCCTGCGTATCGTGACAAGTACGGTCGTAGTGGTGTTCGTATGGGAGATTTACAGGTTAGACCATCTGAATTATTTCAAGTTATCGATGTTTATAAATTACTCCACGAAGATTTTCACAAGTATCGTGTGTTGTGTGAGGGTGCGCAAGGATTTCATCTTGATATTGATTGGGGTGATTATCCATACGTCACCAGTTCACATTGTACAGTTGGGTCATCTGTTCTAAATGGTATACCACCTCGTCGTATTCGAAAAGTAATTGGTACGATGAAAGCATATGAAACATATGTCGGAAACAGAACTGACTATACAAACGAAGCTGACCCTATCTTCCAAGAAATTCAACGCGTCGGTGCTGAGTTCGGAGCAACTACAGGCCGCCCACGTAAAGTAAATTGGATGAATCTTGACCGAGTGATAATGGCTGCTAATATCAATGGCGTTACACAAGTCATTATCAACAAAGCAGATGTATTGAAACAGGTAGGACATTTTGGTATCATTCTTGACGGGAAACTGGAGAAGTTTTCCAGCTTCGATAACTTTAGAAATTTTGTTAATGGTATATTAACAGAAACGTGTACAAGTGGATTTACTATTGTTTGGTCAGAAACTCCAAATGGAATTTGATGTTTGGTGACTTTGAATGATACTTATCTATAGAACTCTATAGAACGTAGAGAATATTATGGCTAAGAAAAATAAAAAACAATATACTACAATTCAAATTCGTAAAGATATTAATGAGTATGTTCGCACAATTTGTGACCAGAACGGATGGGTTGCTGCGACTATTACCGAAAAATATTGGTTGGGTCTAATATCGGCGAGTATGAGTGGTAGTGTTATCCTATAAGGAGAAATTATGTCTAGTACTTTAAAGAGTGACATTCTAGGAGCAGGTACGCTAGAACAAAGAATCTTTACAGCGATTAACTGGTATGGATGTGCTGAAGGATATGAGCAATCCACAGATCCATGTCAAGCACAAAAAGATTTTGCTCAAAGATTAGCAGACGCAATATCAGAGGGAGTAGCAAAAGGTGTCCAGAAATATCTAAATGAGACAGTGAAAACCATAACTCAACCAACGCTGAATTCAGGTGGACTTGTCCACGTACATGAGAACGTACCAAAATTTGATTTAAACGCACCATAATAGAGGATTATATACATGAAGCAATGGTTACCTAAAGAACAAAGAAAGAAAATACTTTTACTCTCGGATGACTTACGAGTTCATTCTGGTATCGGAGTAATGTCAAGGGAAATCGTAGAACAGACTGCGGGAATTTTTAATTGGGTGCAGGTTGGTGCGGCTATCAACCATCCAGAAGAAGGAAAAGTTGCAGACATAAGCGAACAAGTATCAGAACAAACTGGTATTCAAGACGCGTCTGTAAAGATTTATGCACAGAATGGATATGGCAACAGTATGTTAATTCGGTATCTTATGGATACGGAAAAGCCAGATGCCATTCTTCATTTTACCGATCCTCGTTATTGGATTTGGCTTTATCAAATTGAGCACGAAATTCGTCAGAAGATTCCGATGATGTTTTATGCTATTTGGGATGATCTCCCATATCCATATTACAACGAAAACTTTTATAGATCAGATGACGGAATCTTCTGTATCAGTAAGCAAACATACAATATTGTTAAACACGTATCTCGTAAAGAACCGAGAAAGCCGTGGTCGTTGACATATCTTCCACATGGAATTGATCATAAAAAGAAATACTATCCAATTCAGAACGATGACACCGTGGGTCAAGAATTATTGACCAATACAAAAAATGAATTGTTCCGTGGTGAGGATGTAGATTTCGTAGTGTTCTATAATGCACGCAATCTTCGTCGTAAGATGACTTCGGATGTACTACTTGCGTATAACCATTTCTTAAAACAGTTGACAAAAGAAGAACAAGAAAAGTGTCGTATCGTATTACATACACAACCCGTTGACGAAAACGGTACGGACCTCCCAGCAGTTATTCGTGATGTTACACCCGATATCAAAGCAGTATTCTCTAACACAAGAGTTGATGCGTTGGTCCTCAATGCGATGTATAATATTGCTGACGTTACTATCAATCTCGCTAGTAATGAAGGATTTGGATTGGGAACGTGTGAAAGTATGTTAGCGGGTACACCTATCGTTGTAAACGTCACAGGTGGATTACAAGACCAATGTGGATTTATGGACGAAGAAGGAAACTATCTCGATCCAGAAAAGCATTTCACCTACGAATGGGGTAGTAACCACGATGGTCGCTATAATAGACATGGTGAATGGGCATTCCCGTGCTTCCCAACCTCACGGTCACTACAAGGTTCTCCGTTGACTCCATATATTTTTGACGACCGTTGTTCGTGGGAAGAGGCTGGAGATAGATTGTTGGAGTTATATAAGATGGGTCGTGAAGAACGGAAACGCCGTGGAATGCTTGGTCGTGAATATGCAATGGGGCCGGGAATGTTTACCGCTGAAAAGATGGGAGAGCTATTTATTGAACACATTAATACCCTATTGGAGAATTGGACTCCACGGGAACGTTATACTTTGGTGAGGGCATAATGAAGCGTAGAGCATTGATTACTGGTATTACTGGCCAAGATGGTCACTATCTTACCAAGTTACTTTTAGAAAAAGACTATGAAGTGTTCGGTGTCATTCGTAGACACAACCGAGTAGAGAATGAATTGGGTACAGTCAAAGAATTCGAATCGATGGTAAGTTTTGATTACGGTGATTTGACTGATGCATCTTCTATGGAAGCAATAGTTCATAGAGTAAAGCCAACGGAAATTTATAATCTGGCGGCACAATCTCACGTTAAAGTAAGTTTCGACTCTCCAGTATACACTGCGCAAGCAAATGCTATCGGAGTTGCACAGTTGTTAGATGCAGTTCGTCGTATTACTCCATACGCACGATTCTATCAAGCATCAACGTCTGAAATGTACGGTAACAGCGTTGACCTCGACGGGTTTCAACGTGAAACTACTACGATGCGTCCAGTAAGTCCGTATGGTGTAGCAAAGTTATATGCTCACCAAATGGTAAACGTGTATAGAGTACAATATGGAATGTTTGCATGTGCTGGTATCCTGTTTAATCACGAATCACCAATGCGTGGAGATCTATTCGTTACCAAAAAGATTACTAATTTCGTAAAGGCAATGAAAGAATTGAATTGGAACCATTACACCAAGAAGAAATTAAAGTTGGGTAATTTGGATGCTCGTCGTGATTGGGGACACGCCGAAGATTATGTGCATGGCATGTGGTTGATGTTACAGCATAATACACCAGATGATTATGTACTCGCAACGGGTATGACTTATAGCATTAAAGACTTTTTAACTGCTGCGTTTGGTGATAGAGATTGGCGTGAGTGGGTAGAAGTTGATCAAAAGTTCATGCGGCCGGAAGATGTTCATCACTTAAAAGGTGATTCAAACAAAGCCCGTCAAGTTTTAGGATGGGAGCCAAAGCATGATTTAAATTCCCTTGTCAATTCAATGTTAACGGAGTAAAATATGTCACAAGAAATTAAACCGTTGTGTATTGTTCGAGCACCATGTGCCACACGTTCAGGATACGGTGATATGAGCCGTGATATCATTCGTCACTTAATAGAATATGATAAGTACGATGTACGCGTTCATAGTGTACCGTGGGGTGATACTCCAATGAACGCGTTGGATGAAAACAATCCAAAAGATAAAATGATTTTGGATAGAATTCTAACTAGTACAGTAAACAAGCAACCAGAATTATTCGTTGTAGTTTCCGTACCGAACGAATTTCAACGTATTGGAAAGTATAATATCGGTATCACTGCAGGTATAGAAACAACCGCAGTCTCTCCACCGTGGGTAAAGGGATGTAATGAGATGGATGTGGTGTTTACAATCTCTGAACACTCGAAGCGTATATTTGAAAACAGTAAGTATGGATTTAAGAATCCAGACGGAACGGAAGGATTGTTAGAGCTGACTAAACCTATCGAAGTTCTGCATAATTGTATTGATACGACAATATTTGGAAAGAACGCTCCGACTGAACCATCTATGGTAAAAGCACTAGACGCTATCCCAGAATCATTCTGTTATCTATTTGTGGGACATTGGTTACAAGGTGCTCTTGGGGAGGATCGAAAGAATGTTGGGTTCCTTGTTAAAATGTTTTTAGAAACGTTTAAACAGATACAGACAAAAAATCCACCAGCACTTATTCTTAAGACAAGTAATGCGGGATTCTCTATTCTAGACCGAGAAGAAATATTGAATCGTATAGAACAGATACGTTCTACGGTTACGTTGGAGCATGGACAGTCATTACCAAACATCTATCTGCTCCACGGAGAGTTAACAGAAAAAGAAATGAATACTATATACAATCACCCGAAGGTAAAGGCACATATCAGTTTGACAAAGGGTGAAGGTTTTGGTAGACCTTTACTAGAAGCATCTGTGAGTGGGAAGCCTGTTATTGCTTCTGGTTGGAGCGGACATTTGGATTTTCTTGATAAGGAAACCGCTTTGTTAATTGGTGGTGAGTTGAAGAATGTTCATCCAACTGCGGCATGGGAAAACGTAATTATGAAGGAAGCAAGTTGGTTTGCACCAGACCCGAATCAAACTGCTAACGGAATAGCAGCGGTATTTATGGATTACAAACAATTTAAAGATAGAGCATACGATTTGGCTGTTAAAAATAGAAAGCAATTTTCGTATGAGAATATACAAAAGAAAACGTTTGAATTGTTGGATAAGTATGTACCGGAATTCCCGAAACAAGTGGCTGTAGTGTTACCTAAATTAAAGAAAGTTGAATTACCGTCTTTGAAGAGTGATGCATGAGATATATAGATTCCAATCCAGAAACGTATATAGTAGAACCTGTAGCATCGATTTCAGAAGTGGAAGTCGGTTCTGTTGTAGAATTTATTTACGATGGTAAACAGAAACACGCAATTGTTTTAAATCCTGAATGGAATGGAAAGTTACATGCGTTAAGATTACGGAACATTGCTACACAAACTCTTCAACAATTGTTGCGATTGATTGGCGACAATAATGATGAGAAGAAGATTTTAGCAGAGTATAAAGAAAGTAGATACGTCAAGGATCGACCGTATCGTACATATACTATAGATAAAATTTCCAACATTCGTAAGGTGTATCTCACACTACCGCCGGTAAAACCAAAACCAACACCGAAAGTAAAGAAGGAAGAGAAGAAGGAAGAAATTAAAAAGTACAAAATGTATGAGGAATAATGTATGACTAAAGACCCGTTTGGCGTATGTGCAGAACCGGAGTGTAATGATGAAGTCGAACCACCCAAGAACATGCCATCAGCTTATAATCAATTAAAAGGATTTTTAAGTAGTGCTAAAGATATAGTCGGTGGCGTTATGGCTGGAGAAGGTGCATTTGTAACTGAAGATATTCGTAATGACCGACTCAAAGAATGTCATAGTTGTGAGTTTTTTGATAATAGGTCCGAACGTTGTTCGCAGTGTGGGTGCTTTATGAATACGAAATCTATGTTCAAGAAAACGTATTGTCCTGTTGGTAAATGGCATGAGGTGATTGATGGGTAAAACATTAGCGGTTATTTTAAATCACAATAGACGTGAATATACCGATCGTGTTTATAGAATGGTTGCACCATATGCTAAAGATCAATATGATGTGGTAGTTCTAGATAATGGTAGTACCGATACATCCGAAGTATCGCAATACACCATGTATCAGTCGGAAACAAATTGTTATTTTGGTGGTGGATTTAATCTAGCCATGCAGTTAATGCAACAAAACGAGCAGTATGATTCTATGTTGTTTATGAGTAATGATATTATCTTACACGGATACAATTATATCTCAAAGTTGCGTAGTATAATGTTTGATGAAGATTATGCAGTAGTAGCATCTTCCGTCACACAACCAGAAGAAGGACAATGTTTCTGGAAGCAAATGCACAATTGGGGTGCTTCTAAAACCAGAACGGTGAAATGGGTAGACTTCATGTGTCCATTAATACGCCGTGATGTACTGGATACTATTGGACAATATGATATGGATTTAGTATACGGATGGGGTTTGGATATATACACAGGCGTTGTGTGTGAAGATAAAGGATGGAAAACTGGTGTGACGGATACGTTAAGCCTAATACATTTTTCAGCACAAACCGTGAAAGATAATAAAGCAAATCTTACTATGTCCGATTATGCAAGAAACGCGGAGTCTGGAATGTATGGTTTCTTTGGTAAAATTAATAGAATGAATGATCTGGAACGGATGCGACATTTTGGAATGACCTATCAATACACGGGTAGTATATGAGAAACTTCTACAGAATTTCCGAACATTCAAACAATAAACAAAGATTTCCTTTTGCAACAAAAGAAAACTGCTTGAACAATTTTCTACGGCATTTTCCAAAAGAGGAAACTATTATCTGGGCTGATAATGTCTCTGATGAATTTTTTGACTGGCTTAAATCGTTTGGTTGTGAGTTAAGGAGAACCGCACTAGGAAACGCTGCTGGATTTAAAGCTATTCTAAATGAAGTACTGACTCTATCGGATGACGAGGTAGTATACTTTGTAGAAGATGATTACATTCACAGAGAAGATTCTAGAAAGATTTTGTTAGAAGGATTGACTCGAGCGCATTATGTATCTTTATATGACCACATTGACAAGTATTTGTTACCAGAACAAGGAGCAAATCCTCTCATAGAAAAAGATGGTTCGGAAATAACAAAAGTATTCTTAACTAAAAGTTCGCACTGGAAACTTACCAACAGTACAACATATACATTTGCTACATTAGTTGGTACAATTAGACAAGACGCAGATGTTTTCATAGGACACTCGCAACACGGATTGTCAAATGATTTCGCAACATTTACGGATTTGTTGAAAAGAGGAAGAGCATTAGCAACACCGATACCTTCGAGAAATACGCACTGTGAACCTTATTGGGCAGCACCTCTGGTAGATTGGAGTAACGAGGTATAGTATGTCACACATATTGTTTCAAATGCATATTATGTGGTATGAGTCTCGTATGATATATGAAACGCTTACTTCTGTAGAACGTGCACTAAAACATAGCAAGTTGCCGGTTAAGCTTCAGTTTTGTTTAAACGCACAAACGTTTATAGAATCTCCCGAAATGGGCGAACCAGAAGAAATGTTTAATATGTTTCTACATCACAATCTATTAAAAGATGCGGAACTGATATATAAAACAAACGATGATGGGTTCTATAATGCAACTGATTGGCGTAGAGATGTATATGACCCTAACGCAAAGTATACTGTGTGGGGTGAATCAGACTGTTTGATGCCTGAAGATTATTTTTACATACTATCGGAAGTTGACTTCAAGAATCCTCACGCTCTTACACTATCTTCTAGGAAGATGTGGGATAGCACGTGGGATGTTGTGGAGCACAAAGACATTGTGAAATATCAGAGAACACGGGAACAGATATACACTGCCCCGTATCCTCTCAATTCTTCTGATATCATCAATCTAGAGCAACTTAATACGTTCAACAATCAATATGATATAGAAATCATACAGCTTCCAGTTTGTAAGTTTGATGGTTCGTTACTCGCATTGTCGGGCGGTATAAACGAAAAGTTCATACCAGAAAATTTACATTTCATATATGATGATACTAGTGCCGAGAGATTCTTTGAATCAAAAGGATGGCCACAATATCTTGTGAGTACAAGAATAAAAGGACACAACTACGGTCATCCTAATAAAAGAACAAACACATCGTCAACTCGACATGATGATGTGTACAAGAAATACGCACAAGAGTCGTTAGAAATATTCACCAAGTTTGTAATGGATTTACAAAGGAATTAGTTTATGATTACAACATGCATAGGATCAAATAACAATCTACCATATCTAAAGTTGGCGATTGAATCTATCAAGAAGAATCATCACTTCAAAGATACGAAGATTATTGTAGCAGCAGAAAATTGTACGGATGGTACAAACGAATGGCTAGAAGAGAATAAGGAAAGACTGAACATCCAGCCTATCATTATCGATTGTCCAGATGACACCTGTGGTATCGGTTATGGTATGAATGAAATGGCAAAGGTTGTAGAAACTGAATTTATACATTTCTTACACGCCGATATGTACGTTGCTCCTGATCAAGATTTAGCACTCTTGAAACTATTTGATAAGTATCCAAATGAAAAATTGGTTGTAACATCACATCGTGTAGAACCAAACGTCTTTGTTGGTACATCATCTCGACCTGGAGTTATCATAACTCCTAATAATGAATTTGGTGCGTTTCACCACGATTTCCGACAGGACGTATTTGATGAATGGGCAACCGAGTTTACCAAAGAAAACGAAGAGTATGAAATTCCTTTGGCATGGGGGTGTTCATTTATGATCCGCAAGTCAGATTGGGATGAATCAGGTGGAAACGATCCACAGTATAATCCTGCTGCGTTTGAGGACCACGATTTGTTCTTGACAATGCGACATAAAGGGTTTAAATTTGTACTCACGGGTTCGTCTATGGTGTATCATTTTGCTAGTAGAAGTTTTAATAGTAATTTTCCAAATGATGTAATGACTCGTTCTAATAGATTATTAGCATTTGAAAATAGAAACGCTGGACTATTCATCAAGAAATGGGGCGGATTGCCGATGTTTGATGAATACGGAATGATTTGTGGCGTTCGGCCAATATCAACATAATAAGAGGTGTATATGAAAAAGGTTATTACAGTAGAATTTGAAGCACGAAACAACGCAGCAATAGAGCAGATTGAGAACGAATATCCGGGAATGACTGCGGAGTTCTTAAAGATTTGTATGGAACAGTACGACACATTTTGTTCCAAGCAATTAAACTACGGACCATCCAACATTTCAGTAGGTACTTCGTTACAGACTGAAGATGATATTAAATTGTCTTTAACTGGACTCTGGTTCCGTATGAATGATAAGATTCAACGATTAAAGCAAATGGTTGTGTTGGGTAAGCCGGATGCTGTTGGTGAAAGCGTAGATGATACGTTCCAAGACTTGTCGGTTTACGGTATTATTTGCCAGTTAGTTACTCGTAGAAAGTGGGCAAAGTGAGTTTGTGGTAATATTTATATAAGTCCAATAGCTAGAGATAACATATGAAAGAATTACTTGTGGAGTTTTTTGCATCAATCCTAAATGAAGATGAAGAACTCGATAAACAAATTATTAAATATAAGGATGCCAAGGGGAAGGAAGGTGAGGCAACCGTAAAAACCATTCGAACCAAGGGTGAAAAACATCCAGCGTGGAATCAATATCAGGCATTACTTAAGTCACGACAAGCAAAGGCACCGAAAAAAACCACAGCAAAGGCTGCCAAAGTTAAACCAGCAGAACAACCATCGAAAACATCAACATCCGCTGAACCAAAAAAGCGTCGTGGTACTCCAAAGAAAAAGGATTTGGATCAGAAAGTAAAAACTACAGAACAGTTCAATACCGATAGTAGATTTGCTAAAGACGGCGTAAGTGATGCGGATTTCAGAAAGAATCCAAAAGTAAAACCTACAAGTAAATCAATTAAACCGCAAGAAATAGAAGCATTCTTTTTAGATAAAAACGGAAAAACGCGGTTCCCTCGTAAGTATGTCAAAGTACTATCCAGACTATTAAGTACGAAGCCTGGTGCGCTTACCATCACGGATTTTACTGATGCTTCTGGAGCAGGTACATTATCATCGACTACGGGTGAATTGTTGACTATGATGGCATTGACTATTAAAGATGAAAAGAAAGCTACGGAATTTTTTCAGTTGGTTTCATCTCACGTTAAGGCAATGGAAAAAGGAAAGGAAAGTATCATCGATTCGGCCTGGGTCAAGTCGGCTCAACGAGTAAGAACTGCAATGTTCAAGAGATATGATCAAAAATATGGGAAGGGCAATTGGGAATTAGATAATATGGCCTGGGACATTAAGGATGAGGTCGAAGGACTCGGTTTAGCAGACTATAAAAATAATAAGGGATTCTCTACAGACGTATACGCAAAAGTAAAAGTTGGGGGAAAGACAGTTCTTGACGAAATTTCTTTGAAAAAGGAATTGAGAGCAAATCTTCTTAATGCAACTTCGGGTCGCGTTGCCGACATTATGGTATATGGTAGAGCGAGTCAAGAAGATATTGAAGTTTACGAAGATTTGAACGCTCGTATAGATGCTCTTGGCAGAGAACCAACTGCACAAAACAAACGTGAACGTGCTGTTTTGGTTAAGCAACGTGATGAGATGGTTAAAAAGTATAACGCAGATGTTCCAGATGATGTAAAGGTTGAAAAGGCAATTCAAAGACAACAAAAGTTGTACGATGATTTTCTAAATGACCAAGGTGCTATGAAGGAAGTTAAATCCTTTATGGGTAGGTGGGCAAAGGCTAGTGTAAAAGAAAAAGCCACAATCGCAGCAGAGATTGCGAAAAGTCTAAATCAAAAAGAAGCATATGCTAAACAAATAGCAGACCGTCTGAATAAGTTGTCCAAACAATCATTTAAGAATGGTGATGAATTTAAAGCGGCGCTTACAAGTGTCGTTGGTGGAAACACTGCCGACCAGAACAAAACTATGTTGTCAATCATGCGTGGTATCGGTAAGAATACAGAAAGTGGTAGATATGCTGACAAGCTAGTGGCTAACTCACATAAACATTCTAGAGCAGTTCGTGACTTCTTATTGACAGATAAACAAGCGCGTACTGGACTTTTAAAGTCTATTCGTGATGCATTTCCTCTGCGTGCTTTATTCGAGGGTGAAGAAAGTATGGCACTAGGTGATACTATCGCAGACAGAACTATTCTGAAGAAAGTATTCGGTACAGATAATTTCGACGAGATTGAACAGAAATTAACTATTCGTGATGAACCACCTCCTCCGTCTATTGTGTATCAAGCAAAGACAGGAGGATCGGCAATACCTATAGCAGAAATTGTATCCAGACCGGACGGTATTGCATATGGTTCAACGTGGAAATTAATTATGGCAGTACACGATGACTTCGCTAAATTACTACAACAAGCTAACAGAGATATTCTAGGATAAGTTATGGAAGTAAAAAAACCAATATTTAAACGAGTCCCGCCTGGTGATAGATGGATGGAGTTAGATGATCGTGAACAACCGATTGGAACGCGGGTGTTTCCAAGTCTCACAGAATCATTAGAACATTATTTTCAAAAGACGGGCAATCGTCAGTATTATATCGATGCCGCTCAAGGTACGATATTTAAAGTAGTGGAAGAAGCGGATCCAGTTATTCCGCCGAAGCAGTTCTCTATCTATGGTGATGGTTATTGAGGAGTAGTTATGAAAAGTGTATTGGTTACGGGCGGTGTTGGTTTTGTCGGTACTAACTTAATTCGTAGATTATTGAACGAAGGATGTCAAGTAATATCAGTAGACAATTACGAAGTTGGTACGGTTGAAAATGAACACGACGGTGCGACATACCTACAGTTTGATGTACGGGATGATTTATTTACGGCGTTACAACCATATGATATAGACGTAGTGTATCATCTAGCGGCATTATCTAGAATACAACCATCGTTTGAAAATCCAACTGAAACTGTCGAAGTAAATACAAATGGTACTCTTTCCGTATTAGAATGGGCACGTTCTAGAAATATAAAGGTGATATATGCCGGCTCTTCGTCCAGATGGCACAACCCGTTTATATCTCCATATGCTTTATCTAAACATATGGGTGAGGAGTTGTGTAAGACGTATCGTACAATCTATAATATGGAAATAGAAATAACCAGATTCTACAATGTGTATGGACCGCGTGAGATTACAGAAGGTGATTGGGCGGCAGTTATTGGTAAATGGAGAGGACAAGTAGAACGAGGTGAATTAATTACTATTGTCGGAGACGGGGAACAACGTAGAGATTTCACACATATTGACGATATAGTAGATGGATTGATTCGAATCGGACAATCAAATGAACGTCACCACGATGCGTGGGAACTTGGAACGGGAAATAACTATTCACTAAATGAAGTGTATCATATGTTCCGCGATAAATTCAAAGTCGGATTCATAAGACTTCCAGACCAACAAGGAAACTATAAGGAAACGCGTCGAGAGAATAATGATGCAGTAGATAGACTAGGTTGGGTACCAAACGATAGGTTACGGGAGTATATCAATAATTTATGAAAATACTAGTTACGGGTGGTTGTGGGTTTATCGGTAGCAACTTCATAGAGTTTCTACTGACACATACTGATTATTATATTATCAATGTCGATGCGTTGACATACGCAGGCGTGACCTCTCATCCAAAGAGTTCACGGTATCTCTTCTATCAAGCAGACATCGGTGACCCAGTTATCATCGATACGATTATATTGAACCATAAACCAGATTTCATCATCAACTTTGCTGCTGAAACACACGTTGATCGTTCCATCGCTGACCCCGATGCGTTTGTCAAAACGAATCTGATGGGCACTTATAACTTCCTCTGTGCTCTTCGACGATATAACGAAACTGGAGCACGGTTTAGATTCATTCATATCTCAACCGATGAAGTGTACGGACATTTATCAACTGATGACCCTCCGTTTACAGAATCCACACCATACGCACCGAATAGTCCATACTCCGCTACGAAAGCAGGTGGGGATCATTTAGTCAGAGCATTCAACAAGACATTCAATCTACCAGCTATCATCACCCATTGCACCAACAACTATGGACCACGACAATATCCAGAGAAGCTGATACCGACTGTGATTCGAAAGGCAATGAAGAATGAACGTATTCCGGTGTATGGCACGGGAATGAATATACGAGATTGGTTACACGTTGATGATCATTGTAGAGCTCTATATCGTGTATTGTTGGATGGGAAGATTGGTTCGGTATACAACATTGGTGGCAATTCTGAACGGGCAAACATCGATGTAGTCAAATTGATTCTTCATATAATGAACAGAGATGAATCCTTGATTGAATATGTCGAGGATAGAAAGGGACATGACTTTAGATATGCGATGTCCATAGAAAAGATAGAAAAAGAATTAGGATGGAAACCTTCCGTGTCATTCGAGGAAGGGTTATATAAAACTGTCGAATGGTATCTTTCAAATGTTACTTGGATGGAACAATGCGAACTCTCGGTATAATATTAGCTGGTGGAAAGTCAACACGTTTGTATCCTTCTACGTTAGTTGCCACCAAACAACTACTTCCGGTATACGATAAACCCCTTATCTATTATCCACTCTCGACATTGATGTTGGCAGGTGTTCGAGATTTTATAATCATCAGCTCTCCAGGCGAATTAGATAGTTTCAATAAGTTGTTTGCTAACGCAAAAGAAGAGTTAGGAATTTCTGTACGATGTCTAGTACAACCAGTTCCTCTCGGTATAGCTGATGCATTCAATATCGTACACAATACTATTCAAAATGAAATTTTCGAATATGATGCACATGCATTAATTCTTGGAGATAATATTTTTTATGGTTCTGGATTGCGGGGATTGTTAGATGAGGTGAATAAAGAAGGAATCAGAAAGAAAGCAGAAGTGTTCCTATACCCTGTCAGAGATCCAGAGTTGTTTGGTGTTGCTGAAGTAATGAATAATAAAGTTATATCGATTGAAGAAAAGCCTACAAAACCAAAAAGTAATTTAGCAGTTACCGGCCTTTACTTTTATCCCACAAGCGTGTATCTTTATACTACGATGTTGTCACCGTCCAAACGTGGTGAACTTGAAATCACCGATTTAAACAAGTATTATCTTGATAGAGGAGAGATGGAAGCTGTACAATTGTCGAGAGGTATGGTGTGGTTTGATACGGGAAATGCTGAAGCAATGTTAGAAGCAGCAAATTTCATTCACAATGTACAGAAACATCAAAACTATCTTGTTGGTAGTCCGCACGAAATTGCAATTACAAAGAAATGGGTAACAAGAGAAGGTGTCACGCCATTTATTGAACTATGCAGTAAGACAGAATATGGGAAGTATCTCAAAACGGTTTTAGATAGAGAGGAATTATGACAGACGATAAACGTATAGAGCTGCTTATAGATGAATTGACAAAAGCAGTCCAACCGAAGTGGGCGTATAATAGTAAGGACTTTGTGCCGGGTAAATCACCCGTCTATTATTCTGGTCCATTCTTTGATGACAATGAAATCCGTATGGCATTGACTGCATTCCTTACGGGGAAGTGGTTAGTGTCTGGTGAATACGTCAACAAGTTTCAAGTACGATTTGCTGAATTATTCAAGGTAAGGTTTGCCCATATGGTAAATTCTGGCTCTTCGGCAAATCTTGTACTAGTTGCTGCAGTCAAGAAGTATTTAGGTTGGGAAGATGGTGATGAGGTTATTGTGTCACCCGTTGGATTCCCTACGACGATAGCCCCGCTCGTTCAGAATGGATTGAAGCCGGTATTCGTCGATATCGAAATAGATACGCTAAACTTTGATTTGATGGAGATTGTCAAAAAGATTACTCCACGCACCAAAGCCATTTTCGTTTCTCCCGTACTCGGTAATCCGCCTAATATGGATATACTGAAAGGTATCTGTGAATCACACAACCTGATTCTACTCGGGGACAATTGCGATAGTCTGGGTTCACATTGGAACGATAAACTTATCAACGAATACTACTACGCGTGGTCGTGTTCGTTCTATCCAGCACATCATATTACGACAGGTGAAGGTGGTATGGTGTGTTCTAATGATGAAAAATTGATTGACCTTGCTCGAAGTATTTCGTGGTGGGGCCGTGATTGTTATTGTGTCGGAGCAGCAAACCTTCTTGCATGCGGAACGTGTGGGAAACGATTTGATACGTGGCTCGAAGGATATAATGGCGTCGTGGACCACAAGTATGTATTCACACAGATGGGATACAATCTCAAGCCGCTTGACCTTCAAGGCGCAATCGGTATGGCACAGTTAGAAAAGTTTGATACGATTCATAGTGGGCGTCGAAACAGTAAGCAACGTATTCACGAAAGTATTATGAAACACATCAAGGGCGTCCGTGTGGTTGAAGAAAGTGAACTCGCCGAAACTTCGTGGTTTGGTGTTCCGATTTATGTTGAAGATTCGCAAATGAAAACGAAACTCCAACAGCACTTCGAGGATAACAAAATCCAGACTCGAAACTATTTCGCTGGTAACATCTTACTACACCCAGGGTATTCACACTTGGGTAATTACAAGGAGTATCCCCTTGCCAATCTAGCATTGAGTAACGTGTTCTTTTTGGGATGTCCACCACATTATACGGAAGAAGTATTGAACTATATTGATGAAGTGTGTGCGAAATGGAATCAATAAACGTTTTTGGTGGGAAGGGATTTGTCGGTTCACGTTATGTTGAACTATATCCGAATTGTGTTGTAAACCAACGAAACGATTATTCACCGAAAACAAACAACATTCTGTATTTCATTTCTACGGTAGATAACTACAATGTATTCTATGACCCGTTTATTGATATAAACACGAATCTAACTACGTTGATCACCGTACTTCAAAACATACAAGATAGAGAAAATACCGTATTCAATTTCATATCGTCGTGGTTCGTATACGGAGACACGGATTTACCGGCAAAAGAAACGTCTTATTGTAATCCGAAGGGGTTCTATTCAATCACGAAACGTACAGCGGAACAGATGCTCATATCGTATTGTCAAACGTTTGGGATAAAATATCGTATACTTCGATTGGCAAACGTAGTAGGACTGTCAGATAGAAAAGCATCTACAAAGAAAAATGCAATCGTACATATGATAAAGTCTTTACACAAAAATGAACCAGTACCTTTATATGATGGTGGACAGTTGTATAGAGACATTATTGATTTAGATGATTGTGTCCGAGCTATTGATATGGTATTGACAAGGGGTGAAGTGAATGAGATCTACAATATAGGAAACGGTAAAGCTGTTTCACTATATGATATTGTTATGGACGCACGTAGAATGCTAGGTTCAACGAGCGAGATTACATATGTAGATGCACCCAACTTTCATAAAATCGTACAAGTAAAATCGATGTATATGGACAATAGTAAATTGCAATCACTTGGATATACGCCTGAATATGATACACGGGATATAATTCAACGAGTGATTGACAAATGTGAATGATGTGAGTAGATTACATAGTATTGTTATCTTTCAAGACTAAACGGAGTTATAATGCGTATTATTACAGAACCAAAAGTTACACTAATTGCTAAACAAGTATTTCTCGGACACCCAGACTATGATATTCCATCTGACGGCAACGATGCTGTCAAGATTGGTGCATTCGCAGCAAAGGGATGTTATGATAGTTTCGGTGCTGATGGTAGGGCAAACATTAAAAATCAAGAAGCAATCCTCGAACATCAGCACGGTTCTGTACTGGAGCACGTGACATTTACTTTGTTTGTGGAAGGAATCACCCGTGGACTTTCACTTGAAAGCAATCGGCATCGCCAGTTAGCAGTGTCCCAACGTTCTACCAGATATACAGCTGAAGAAGATGCAGCAATTGTATTAGAGCCATTTTATGCGAAGCTATATCAAAAGTATGAACCGTGGTTGGTTGACCCGAACAAGGATGACATTACAGAAGATTTTAAGTTAGATGAATTGAATTTTATCGCCTCGCATCTAGCATCACTGCAAATGGGTATCGATGCATACCAACGTGATGTGAATTGGCTCATGCATATGAATCCGCTGATGTTGACGGGATTCGATTTGCGCAAGTGGGCCCGAGGAAAAGCTCGTAATCTTTTACCACATGCACTTGAAACGCGTATTACTTATACTGGTAATGTTAGAGCGTGGCGTTGGTTCATCGAATCACGTTCTGATAAACACGCCGAACCAGAGATTCGACGGTTGGCTGAAAAGATTCTTGAAATTTTAAAGGTCGAGGCGCCTGTGTATTTCAACGATTTCTATGTGTCGGAAGTATATGATGGTATGAGAGTATGGAAGCCATTACATAGGAAAGTATGATTGAACTACTTAAACGTATATTACTCTGGACGATATTCTGTATTATAGCAGGTGTAATACTATTTATCACAGTAGTATCATCTATTATAATAATACTATATAATACATTAATACGTTATAATAAACGTCGAATAGTACTAATACAGACGGAAATCAGAGACTAAATGCGTAGGGAAGGGAGCGTAAGGCATTACAGGACAAAGCCTTACGCTCCCTTGACTTTGGGGTAGTTTGTAGGTACATTTCAACGTATCCCCAAAACCCCTTCATATAGGACTATGACGAAAAACACCTCTCATTCTAACTACTGGCTGGACTCTGACCTCTTCGACGATGAGAACGAACTGCAGGATGGTGTCGAGGAGACAGAGGAAATTGCCAATCTGGCACGGGTCGCTCGGCTCAGTGCCGCTCGTCGTGCCACTGCGAACTTTGTCAACATTCTGACAGGTCGTAATGATATTCCGGTTCGGTATTCGTCGGGCAAGGATAGTTACACCGATGGTAAGGAAGTTATCATCGCCGCTGACGACAATCCCAATCATTTCGATTCTATGGTCGGCCTCGCTCTCCACGAAGGTAGTCACGTTCTTCTGAGCGACTTTGAATTTGTTTCCGCTGTAGCTGAAGTTGCCAAGCAGATTGACACCGATTGGGGTATCGATACCCGATGGGGCAATCGCGTTCTCCCACAGCAGAATCACGGCTATGATGAACAAATTGAAGTGAGTACTGTCCTTAAGAAGATTCTCCATCCGTCTCTTGCGGCACTACTCCCACCTGCGATGACCAATGCCCGTCATTCGGACAATGTGACATTGTATGCACGTGTTGCTCGTCAGTATGTTCACGACCTGCAGATGATTATGAACATCCTTGAAGATCGTCGTATCGACAAGTATGTGTATCAGAATTGCGGTGGATATCGTCCTTACTACGATAGCCTGTATGAAAGGTACTTTTTTACTACGGAGATTGAACGTAATCTTCGCTGGAATCCGAGCTGGCGTGAACTGACTGTTGAGAACTACATCAATCGTCTATTGTTTGTTATTCACCCGGCATCGAATCCGACTGCGCTTCCCGGCTTGGATACTCTTATCAAGATGATGGACCTTCGAAACATTGAGCGTATCGCTCCGACCGATAAGGTGTGGAAGGATATTATTTCGTATGACCACATGCCTGCTATTTGGCAGACGGCCAACGAACTTTACGCTTACATTCTTCGTTTCGTCGCTCGTAGTATGGAAGATGCGAATAAGGGCAATGAAGGCGTTCCTACCTATAACAATCAGCCGATGGATGGATTTCCTTCGGCACAGTCTGTGATTGATTCTACTAACAATCTTCCGAATCTGGACATTCCTCGGGGTCAGATGGTTCCTACGGAAGTCGAAGAGGCTGATAAGACGAAGGCTGGTAAGGAGAAGCCCCGTAACTTCAACGACAAGCGTGGTAAGTCACAGGTCGAGAAGGCCAAGGATGTTGTCAATGGTGAGCTGAAGAAGCGGAAGGCTAAGAAGGCGGAACTTCTCGCCGCTGATGCACTGGAGAATGCGCAGGCTAAGATGGTTGACCTTAAGGGTGATGGTATTCCCGGCGGTGAGTGTATGGTGACGCGAAAGATGTCAGAGGCTATGTTTACGCAGGACTGGTTCATCTTCCGTAGTTGGTCATCGTGGGATGGTAGCCGTGAGAACGATCTTCGTAAGAAGGCTATTGCCGCCGGTAAGCGCATGGGTCAGATTATGGTACATCGTCTCCAGGTTCGAAATGACCCCGTGATGACGAAGAACACTCGCCTTCAGCACGGTGGTCTTGACCGCCGACTGTTGGCTCAGCTGGGTATGGATATTACCAGCGTGTTCCAGAAGTCACGCATCGATACCTTCAAGCCGGCGATGTTGCACTTGACGCTTGACGCTTCGGGTTCAATGAGTGGCCGAAAGTGGGAGAAGGTATTGACGGTCGCTACCGCTCTTGCGTATGTTGGTAACAAGATGCGCAATATTGATACGGTGATTACGATTCGCGGTGGTAACGATATTCCCGTGGTGTGTGTTGTGTTCGATAGTCGTAAGGACCAGTTCACTTCGTGGCTCAAGTGGGCTCCTCGTTTGTCACCCGCTGGTTCGACTCCCGAGGGTCTGTGTTTCAAGGCGACGATGGAACTGATTACGGAATGTGCTTCTACTCACGATGTGTACTTCATCAATTTCTCTGATGGTGAGCCGGGTTTCTCTCTGGACCTTCGCTCTATGTTGAAGAAGAAGCGTGGTCGCCGGACGTATTGGGGTGACGATGCTACGGTGTGTAGTTATCAGGGTGAGATGGCATTCAAGCACACTCGCCAGATGGTTCAGAATATGAAGGACCACGGCATCAAGGTATTGTCGTATTTCATTACCGAATCCAGTTATGGTATGACACGTTCTATGGATGTGTTCCGCCGGATGTATGGTGAGGATGCAGTGGCGGTCAACGTCGAAAACGCTTCTGACGTAATCCGTACCCTCAACAAAGCACTGACCAATCGGGGTGTGTAAAGGTCAGAGGGACGTAAGGCATTACAGGTCAAAGCCTTACGTCCCTTGACACCCCATAGAAAGTCTGTTAGATTTATAGAAGGTTCGAGAAGTACCAATTTCCCTATTTCATTTTGGAGAGTATAAACGTGGCTAAGCGTAAGATGGTTCGGAAGGTTTCGAAGAATGTGGTAAAGAAGTCGGTTGAGCAGATTGTGGTTCGTCTGACTGACGCCGGTACGGTGATTGACCAGAACGGCCGTGATGTTACGAAGCGTATTCCGAAGAACAAGATCCGTGTGATGGATCGTGACGGCGTGTGTCTCCGCCTTGTTCATACCAAGACGGGTGGTGAGCAGTGGCGTTCGGCGGATATGTCGCTGTATGATTCGCTGAGCAAGACCGCTGCCCCGCTCGACGCGGTGGATAACCGTAGTGATGAGCAGCATGGTGATGTTGAGCAGTATATCAAGGATAGTATTTCGCTCCGTCCGACTAACCTTATCCTCAGCGACTTGAAGTGGAAGTATCTGATGCGTTCCGTTGTTCGTGGTAAGAACATTATGATGACCGGCCCTTCGGGTTGTGGTAAGACTCTCGCTGTTCAGAGTGTCGCTAAGGCACTCAATGGTCGCCCGTATTACTACTTCAACCTCGGCGCTACTACGGACCCGCGTTCTACCCTTATCGGTAATACGCATTACAATAAGGAGAAGGGTACCTATGTGGCTGACGCTCTCTTCGCTCAGGCTATTCAGAAGGAGAACGCCATCATTCTGATGGACGAGTTGACCCGAGCCACGCCGGACGCGTGGAACATCCTTATCACCGTGCTCGACGAGAATCAGCGGTACCTGCGTACCGACGAAAAGCCGGACACGCCGACTATCAAGGTTGCCAAGGGTGTGACCTTTATCGCTACGGCGAATATCGGTGCGGAGTATACGTCCACTCGCGTTCTTGACCGAGCGATGCTTGACCGTTTCTCGGCTATCGTAGAGATGGAACCGCTGTCGAAGGATGAAGAGGTTCGTCTCCTGTCGATGACCTATCCGAATCTCGCTGAGAAGGACATCACGGCAATCGCCGAAATCGCCGCTCATACTCGAGCGCAGGTCAAGTCCGATGATGCCCGTGTCACTACGTCTATCTCGAGCCGTCTGACGGTAGAGATGGCTGGGCTGATGTACGATGGATTCAATCTCGCGGAGGCCGCTGAGGTGTGTATCTATCCGTTCTTCTCGGAGGCTGGTGGTGTTGACTCCGAGCGTACCTATATGAAGCAGCTGGTCCAGAAGTATCTCCCGGCTGTCTCGGCTGGTACGAACAATCCGTGGGAACACGTTTCCAACGGGACCGACACTAATTATGCGATGAACGTGTAATCGTTCACACACTTTAACTTTATATAAGAGGACCAAAAGAACAATGGGTAAGACGTTTAAGGACCAGCGGAAGTATGACAAGAAGCACCGTGACCGTGAGGATTCTGGAATGAGTAAGACGCCACGTAAGAACCGAACGGCTCGCTACGAGGAAATCATTCCCGATGAGGATGAGATGGATCGGTATGAATACCTCGACTACGATTACGACGACGAACGCTAATCACAATATAAACGGTTATATAAATGACATACAATATCGGTGAGTACGTTCAAATCGTCAATCACGCTGAGTCCGAATGTAATGGGCAGTATGGGTATATCAAAGAGATTCAAATCGGTTATGATGGCATGACCCGATTCTATACGGTCGAACTTGAAGATACCTACACCAAATGTACTTGTATCGACGATGAAATGATGGAAGGATAAAATGCAAGCAGCAGGTACATTACTACTCATTGTTCTCGCCCTCGCGTATATCGCTTCGGCAGACGAATGATACAAGGAAAGGGGGCCCGAAATCAAACGGGCTCCCTTTTCATTTTGTACCGATAATCTTTTGAAAGTTATCGATGGTGGTTTAGTATTTATTATTAGATAGATATGACTTTTCAAACCTAATAAGTCGATATGAAACGAATAGCAATATGCCTAGCAGGTAATCTTCGTAAATACGAACAGTTTCAAATAGAATGGATGAAGATCTCCTCGAATACAAATACTGATATTTTTTTGAGTACATGGGACTTTACCGGAAAAAAATTAGGGGTCACCGATCCTTCGCACAAATCCTACCACGATTACAACTATAACGACACCATCCCATATAGTATAGATTTTTTAAAGACTAGAGGATTCATTGACGTAGAAATAGAACCGTTTTACCCAACATTTTATGAAAGGTTTGCAGAACAAATTCAACCGTTATGGTCCTATTATCGATTATCGACTCCATACGATCCATATGTCGAAAGTATGAAGGGGATGCATCGTGAACATATGATTGCTTTTCTTTCGATGTGGTATAAACGATGGAAGGTATTTGACTTGTGTAATCTATATGCACGAACCCATAATATTACTTATGATATAGTGATGATGGGTAGACCTGATATTGTTCCACGACATATTGAGTATGAATCAATAGTCGAAGACGCGATAAATGTTCGAGCTGGATATGACCAAGAGCAAGACTTTGATGACCATCTCGCTGTCGGTTCGTTTGACTTGATACGAGAATATTCACTACTATATCCACGATTTGAATACGCTTGTCGTTACTGGCCGGTGCGTGTTGCTGAAAACCTTCACCAACCAACGGGGTACCTTCGAATCTATCTTGAACAACTCAACATCCCGATACATCTACATTCACCCTCAACTCTCAACTATTAGATCGTATTTTGTCGGGCAACCTTAATACATATATAAACAAGTATACACCAATATTCACCAGGCGTTTTTAAAAAATTTTTGACCCCACGAATTTCAAGCGTGTTGCTCATATACCGCTTGATCGTACCCTATGGAAAGAACCAGTTATGACGATTAAGAATCCCAATGCCCCAACCGGTGGACGCCCACCTGCGAAACCGATTCTCCGTGCCGAAATCGAAGAAGCACAACGGCACACGAAGAGTAATAGCCAAGCCGCCAAGTATCTCAATGTCCCGTATAAACGCTATAAACAATATGCGGAGTTATACGGGTTGTTCGCCGGGCACTTGAACGTGCGGGGCGTCGGGATTGATAAAGGGTTTGGCAAGAAGCCAACCAGTATCCCGCTCCGTGATATCTTGTCGGGCAAACATCCTACCTATAGTCTCAGCAAACTGAAGAATAGACTCATCGCCAGACAGAAACTATCAGAACACTGCGCACTCTGTGGATTCCACGAACGCCGCATTACGGATGGAAAAGTCCCCCTGATGTTATCATTCAAGGATGGCAACCGTAGTCATATGCAACTGGACAACCTGGAACTCCGCTGTTATAACTGTATGTTCCTCACTACTGGAGCACCAAGTGTCGTGTACAGGGGATATATGGAACGTTCACTCCGTGCGGATCTCCCACCATATACTCGACACTATGATACCGACCCCATCCCGGCCGATGCGATTGACCCCTCCGACGATCTCCCGACTTCCGATGTCACCCTCACGCCCGAGGAATTGGAAGCCCTCTATAATCCCGATTGACCCCTTACCCTAATGGACCCCACGAATGGATGAACACACACTACTCCGATATCAAGAAGCGCAAGGCATGGATCTCTATGACTTTTTCCATGATGAACCTACGGATACCCCATCACATACAATCTCATTAGACTATGTGACGGAGCAGGTTCAACAGCTGACGGAACGCTTGCTTACCCATAGTCAAAACCTCGATGGCACTAGCCTCCCCATCGCGGAGTAAGCACTTTTTCCTAGAGAGACGCCTAGCCCTATAGGCGCTCGACTGCGCCCCCTTCTACGAGCGGTTCCCAACGTTCCACACGCTGGGAGCCGTTGTTCGTGCCGGCCCACCACACGCCACACCACGTTACACGGCGTCCCACACGCTACACAACGTGGGGCGTGTGGGGAACGTGGGGGCGGAGAGGGCTATGTTTTATCATCGTTGTGGTATGGTGTGGCGTGGTACATATGGGGTGCGTGATGTATACGTGCTGGTGTAATGGCTGAAGGATGATTATATACATGTGTGGTAGTAAGGGTGCCCGCAAACGATGACGATATACATACGAAAGGCTATACACATATGACTATATAGGAATATGTTTTATCATCGTTCGAGGGTAGCGTTTTATCACGCCGCCGGCAGGCAAGAAAAAACCCCACCTGGCGGAAGTGCCAGATGGGGTTGATTGATTACCGGCCGTATGTGGTGCGGTATCGTTGGGTGAGGAGACGCACCAGCGTGACGAGCGGGTGCGTGAACCCCCTGCGGGGATTATATCGGATATACATGGTCATATTAAAAGGGAAGATCTTCACCCGGATCGTTGTCCACGGCGTTACGGGCCTCGACCAGCCCGAGATTGAATGCGGCACGGACAATCTTGATCTTGTCCAATCGGGAGAGATTGGTATTGCGGAGGGTGCCAATCAACGTCTGGAGATTGGAAACGTCCGACTTCGGGGCCGGCGTGTGGAGGAGTGTAGCACGGAGTGACAGCACTTCCTGTTCGAGGAGCTCCATATATCGCTCGTTGATGAGCTGATCCATCTTGATGCGGATGTCGTCGGAGGCCTGATTGCGCAACTGCCAAAGGAGATCGTAATTCATGTTGGGTACCGTATTAGGAGTGACTTGAACCATCGGGGAGAACAGCGATTACCATACTGCCAACGTCAATGAGAAACTCATCGGGAAAGCCCAGCGGGGAGCTGACGGTAATGGTATGAGGAAGATTAAAACGATGAGCGATATCGCAGGCTTTCTCGAACTGCGGGACGGTCATATGTGCGGGGTATCCCGTGCGATACTGAAAGCGATGAACAGGCATCATATTAGGGCTCCATGTTGGAGATGAGAGTAATAAAGGCTGCCACATCACCAGTAGTGCAGTAGCCCTTCACGGTGTCACCATCTTCGAACTTGTACCAGTTCCGTGCCGCGTCCCAGGCGGCAATCTCAGCGGAATTGGCCTTCTCACACTTCGTTCCAATCAGTTGACCGTAGTTGGACGAATACGTGCAGGCACCCCACTGGACACTGACCGTCCAACCATTGCCGAACGTCATCTGAAACCCCGAACCACGGGTAATCTTAAACATCTTCTAGCTCCTCCAGGAGTTGATTGTCATTTTATCGTACCGCCCACTTGCTCGGACGGGAACCGAACGCGAAGGTCGGATCGTCCTCTGATGGGGTAATGGTGACCGTCATCGTGATGGTGTTGCCCTTCTGAGCGTTGGACCCATTCGGGAGACTCACCCAGAGCTTCATCCCTTCGGGCGTCTGACCCAGAATCTTGGGACCGAACATCCGCTCCTTGATGGCGAGAATCTCGAGCGTGACCTGCCGGCGTTCCTTGGTCCAGATGTAGTTATTCTGGATCAGGTGCTGCTTCTGACTCTCTCGAGCCTCCCACCGCTGACGACCGGAGATCGTGGCTTCGGTGAACTTCCGACGAGCGAACTCATACTGCTTCGGCGTCAGCCCACCCCACTGGCGGAGACTGTCCGTGATGAACCGCGGTGGGGTGCCGTACCACTTGAAGAAGTTAGTACGTTCCGTCTCGTCCTGAATAGACTCGACGAAATCGACCCCCAGCCACACACGGAACAGAAGGTCACCCTTGGTCTGGGCGTCAAACTCGTTACGGCGACGAAGAAAAGCCTTGGTCATATATCCTTTTGGAAGAAGTGATGTAAAGTGAAGTGCACCGCCTGGGACTCGAACCCAGAACCTAGAGGTTAAAAGCCACTTGCTCTACCATTGAGCTAACGGTGCATGTACCCCTAATATTTAGCGAGGTCTAGGGATAATCCTCGTCGTACCATTATCCTAACATTAGATCTACATCGTCAATACCCCATCCATCGCCGGCCGGGTCATACTCTCGAGCGGGTTCTGGGGTTGGGTTCCGTACATCATTCATTACATTTGCCGATTCATTCAACCAACTGTCATACACTTCCTCACATTGCACCTGCGTGTCGAAATCATCGATGTCCATTACTTGCCTCGGGACTTAAGGGTGGCTTTCCGAATCTTGAGTGCTGCCTTCTTCACACGAGCCCGCTCCTTCTTGTTCTCTTTCAGCCAATCGTTGAACTCTTTCTTGGCTTCCTTCATAATCTGCTTGTATTCAGCGTTGGTCATCGGATGGTAATCTTGTAGAGGTAAGAACCATAGGGGTCAATCCGATTCTGGAGCTCGTCCATATCAGAGAGAAGGTTAAATCGAACGCCCTTAGCGGGAGCCTTCCAACTGGCGGCCTTCAAGAGATTGCCCGTCTTATTCTCAATGAAGGAGTGAACCGACCGGTTACTGTCACCAGCGACAACGACCTTCGTGTACTTCGAACCACGTTGGAGCTCTACACGCTCATCGAAGTTGTGATTCATCTGTCGGTCACGCTCTCGAAGAGTGTTCTGGAGAAGCGTGGCGTAGTTCGTGATGGCGGTTTCGATGGTGTTCATATTATCGGCCCAGAACACCGTCGATAAGGGACCGCTTCTCCTCGTAGGAGAGATCCTCACGGCGGAGGATGTCGTTGATGCGCTCTTCGATAGTCTTGGTCATGCTGTTCTCCGTGTTGGTTTGGTTAGACTTGAGCGGTCGGGTGGAGCACCATCAGGAGCTCCTCAGCCCCGTACACTTTGGGAAGGTCACACTCTTCACACTCGTAGCGTCGAGCGTCCGGCTCAATCCCGTAGTGCTCAGCACCACAGGCGATACAGAACCCCATGTCCTCGCCGGACTCTACAGCCTCGATGAGCTGGTCGAACGTGATAGTCGAATGAATACGAGCCATTGTGTTGTTTCCTCTTACTTGGTGATGGTGTAGGGCGTCTGCCAGTTACCAACGTTAACGTGGTAGTAGTAGGCGGTGTCGAAGTAGTCAATCTGAGCGTCACTATTGTCGTACCAATCGCCCGACTTGAGAGCGGTGATGACTTCCTTTAGGAAGTGATAACTCTCACCATTGTAGTGCTCTTGGAACCAGTAGGGATTGACATCAAGCGAATAGTGCTTTCGGAGTTCATCCTTGGAGAGAGCCATACGATTAGGACGGTCAGTATTCAAATCACCGATGAAGTCAATCGGACCAGACTTGATGGTTAGCGTGATGCTGAGTCGGTCAGTCTTGAGCGACCCCTTGACGCCGTACTTCTTGAGAATCGGCTTCACCTTCTCAGCGATCTTCTTCTTTCGGTCCTGATTCATATACGCCATCTTACTTGGTTTCCTTTGAGAGAATGTCCACTGCGTTCATCATCGCATCAGCGAGATGTTTGTCGTACTGTCCTATCTCCTTGATTGCCTTGCGGAGTTCACGGAGATTTTTCATTTGAGCCGTCTTACTCATCGGCTTCGGTTTACGTTTGATTGTCGGATTGTAGAAGAGTGCCATTAGTAGAGATTGACATTAGAAGGATTTTCATTCACCCAAGCCATCCAACCCATTAAGATTGCCTTGGCCTCTTTTCTACCGATATCGAAATCCTCTTCGAGATAGGGAGTCGCACCGAACATATTGGTGACGCCAGACTCACGAAGGTTATTGAGATAGATGTACTCTAGACGATGTTTCTGAAAGTTACTCATTAGACTCGCTCGATGAGGAAGTGATTACGGAACTTCTTGAACTCCGAACGGGAGAGCTTGAACCCGTGCTTTCGAAGGTTCCGAAGGTTCTCTACGGAACCGAAGGCCCGAAGAGCGGACTCCTTGTTCTTTCGATTGTAAACAAACGAGGTGAAGGTGTCCACCGTGATGTCGGTGGAGTTGCGAGTGCGAATCTCGCGGGGAATTTCGACGACGATCTTGTAGTTGTACTTCATACGTTGTTGTCCTTGTGTTGTGGTGTGGTATTTGGTGAGTAGCCCTAACGGGAATCGAACCCGTCTCTCGACCTTGAAAGGGTCGCGTCCTAACCGATAGACGATAGGGCCGTGGTCCTACATCGTGTCACACGGGTCCGGAATGGACATCGGACCCGTCACACGTTCAACCTTCGGTTTTCAATCAGCCATCGGTTTTGGCGTTCCGATGGGGTCAGGAACCGTCGTTCCCGAACCACTCCCTAATATTAACCAATTAAAACCCCCATGTCAAGGGGGCGTAAGGCATTGAAAATCATAGCCTTATGCGCACCCCCTCGGGACGGATCCCCAGTTTTCGGGGTTTATTCGGGTTTTTTCTTCGGTTTTCGTTCGGGTTTGTGGTACCTTATAAAGAGATCCCCGCAGGGGAGTACCGTGCGGGGATCTATTTAGTTACTTATTGTTACTATTGAACGACACGCTCTTGAACAGAATCGTGGACAAGAAGTTGATAGCGACAGCCTGCCAGAGATCGATCGTGGGAAGATTGAAGAGGTCCGGCATCAGAAAGTTCCAGGTCCACATCGTCGGGAAGGCCAGTAGTAGAACCAACCCGAACATCATTGCCACCAGTGCCAGTATACCAGCGATAACATCAGACATAGTTACTCCGTGAGTGCGGTAAGGAGACGTTCGAGCTTCTTTCGTTCCGCCAACATCTTATCAATACGAGCCTGGAGATCGGTCACGGTGCTGTCAATCTCGTGAATACGCCGTGGAGCGTTCTCTTCCACCATACGAATTAGGTTCACATCAGATCCCCCGAGCAGATGCTGTGGGGGCGTTGGAATGAGTGGAGCGTGATCAATGATATCATTCGGAAGCGGTGGAGGTGTCGTCTTACGCTTGAAGATAAGTCCCATATTATGCCTTCTTGCTCGACTTCTTCGTGGTTACGGCGTCCGTGATCTGTGAGTCTACCTTAGCCTTCGGAGCCGGAGCGGGGTTCTTACGGGGACGACCACGGGGCTTATAGTTCTTGGTAATCTCCGCCTCACGGTCATTGAAGATTCGCTCAGCGGACGTACCGGCCAACGGTGTCGGGGCTACCTGCGTCCAATCGTACTGACCCACGCTATCGAGCGTCCCATACCACCGGCGGGGATTAAACTGAAAGCTCGACTTCGCACCGTAAATCTCCCAGCTGTTGCGGTCCACGAAGAAGCGGACGGTATCGTTGCACTTGATGCGGTCAAACCGGCGCCCCTCAATACGTTCCACAGACTTGCTACCCTTGAGCAGAGCGGAGACGAAGGCGTTGGTGAGTTCGACAAACTTGATTGCGTGTTCCATGTTGGTTTCCTTGTTTAGTTGTGTTTAGTGTTTAAACTCGATGTATTCAATATACCCTTATATCCGGCGAAAGTCAACCGGGATATTAAACGGTATTTAAGATGATAGATGCGTGATAGACTTGATGAGGTGATATCGTTCGTGGACATCTTGAATCTGATAGGCGGCAAATAGTTCCGTCTCCACCAGATACAGATACGATTCCAGATCCATAAACTTCAGCGGGCTAGCCTGACCCTCGAAGGCTACCGATTCCCCAGCTGTCAGCTTGGTATGGAGCTGTTCGAGCTGGGGAATATGATTCACTGCGGACTGCACTACCCGCTCGAAATCGTCAGCGTAGAAGGGATCGCTATCAAGCTTGTCCCAATTGATCTCGATCTCTTCTTGACGAGCGAACGCCTTGAGTTCAGAAAGTTCCATTACTTAGCTCCTGTGTGTTTACAAAACCGTCGAAACTGGTATCCGGGACACTCACACGACCACTTCCCATTGGGTTGCATCGTGAGCGTGTACATCTTGCCCGTCGATCCCTTCACCTTCTTGGTGCGAGGTGGGACGGGCTTGGGGACTGCTGGACGCTGCCACTCGAGCCATCCCAAGTCAAACCCTTCGGGAAGATCGCTATCCACCGGCACATCCACACCATCCACCTGGACTCGGGTGACGGTGCCGCCGGCAATCCGTAGGGAACCCGTAGCGGGAACCGTCCAGAGGGCCGGCGGGTAGGTAGACCAAACTTTAATCATAGCTCGATTTTCTTTCCTGTCCGAAGAAATGCCAGTGCCATCTCCATCGCTGATTCCGTATCCTCACAGTAGTAGAGGTCCGGCCACGGGAGAAACTTGGGGTGCACATATCGATTCACAAAGAACTGCCCGAATCGAATCCCCTTCTTATTCGGGCCACTGTAGAACTCCCGAACGATATCCCGCATGATACGCATCTTACTTCCCTCGCTTCTTCGTGGTAACGGGCTGACCGAAGCTGTACTTCGTACCATCGGGTGCCGTGAACTGCTTCTTGAGGTGCCACCCACGACCAAACCCTGTGGTAGCCTTGACCACCTTCGGCTTGGCAACTCGCTTCACCTTCTTGACCTTCGGGACGGCAGACTTCGGAGCCTTCCCAATCTGCTCCGGCGTCCCAGCCAGTCGAGCCGTGCAGGAACCACAGAGAATCGCACGAATCGACTTGTCTGCTGTCTGGGGCGTCTTGCAAAACACACACTTGAGCGTAGCCATCTGATACTTCTCCTATGAAGAGGGATACTTGAAATATACCCCATTTAATAGCCATCGTCAAGTGCCCTCGTAAGGCTTGACGCCCCAACGACTTACCCTCCTAATAATTTCTCGTAACTAGGGGCGAGGGGGCTTGACAATCGGGGCGGGGAGCCTACGCTCGCGTTGCGGCGCAATTTTTTCCCTATAGGAACGCTTCTTATATAAAGATTATGGTATCGGGAAATTATCGACTCGAAGCCACCCCTAACCCGACGATATGGTATAGTCATATGGTGAGAAGTGGACTAATAGGAAATTATGGTCGGCGTCGGGTCATTTCTTGAATCTGGCGGAGACGGACTTGATGTTCTCGTCTGATTCGTTGTTCCTCTCGACGGCATGTATCCAGATGGCGTTGGAGTTCTCGGCGGAACTGTTGCTCTTCCAGTTGGACTTGTCGTTCATAGTGATGGCGGAAATCAGAACTGCGGAGTGGAGCTTGAGTGAGTAGAACGGCAAGGGGGACTAGGAATAGCGTCTTAATCATAGAAATATCCTCATAAAGAAATGCGTGGAAACTATTTATTACTAACACGTACACAGGAGTTATATATGGGTGATTGGTTTATTGGAGAAATTCGGACAGTTGCATTTGAGTATGCCCCAGAGAACTGGATGTTATGTAATGGACAACTCTTATCGATTGGTCAGTATCAAGCATTGTTTGCCCTTTTAGGTACCCGCTATGGTGGCGATGGTCATAATACATTTGCTCTCCCCAACTTGAACGGGCGGGTCATCGTCGGACAAGGTACCACAACATCGATTGATGGATCATCAGTTCATTACGATATGGGTCAATCCTTCGGTCAAGATAAACACACGATTACCGCATTAGACCTTCCGTGGTCCAACACCCCCGTGACCGCCGCAGCAGGTACGGACGTATCGGTATCACACTTGGTCGGAAAAACTCCAGCTCCATCGAACAACTTTCCTCCAGCACTTGTATTAAACTATATTATTGCTGTTCAAGGACTCTGGCCACCCCGTCCATAAGTGTATGATTCGTCTCGTCGATTTACTCGTTGAATTAGGGGACAAAGAGGACCGTTCCGTGTGGCGGACCTATGCCAATCGGTATGGAGCACGCAACACGGTCGGTCAAGTCCGATACTTTGCGGACCGGGAATCTGCGGCGGCCTTTGCTCGGGGAGAGGTCGCAGGTCCGAAATTGGGGCGTCCGAAGAAATCCAAGAGTAAGGAACCGAAGGAACGGAAACAAACCTACGATTATACCCCGTCACGGGAAAAAGATATGGAGAAAATAAGTTAGCCCGCTACGTGTGTAGACGGGCTAAACTTTTTAGGGGTAAAATTTTTTAAAACAGCTCTAGTTGGGTGGCTACGCCAATCGAATAGTCGGGAATCTGATCAGTCTTTTCAATCTCCATTAGAACATCCCACATCTTTTCTCGAGCCATCGTTGCATCTTCTGCATTAATCTGGAACGACACGGGAACCTGATAGACGTTCTGTGCCTTTCGACGAGCCTCGGTGTGATTAAGTTCTTCAGCGCGACTCTTAATCACATTGTCCCAACTACCTTCCATATATCCCAACGATAGTACCAGCTGACGAATAGAATCCATCAGCTCATCTAGTGTGGTGTCGGTGGATACGGTGCAGGTAAAACTTGTCTGACCAAATCCTTCGTGATTAGCTTCTGCCGTAAGCTTAATAGTATTTGCTTCAGTCATAATATCCTCTGTTAGTTTCTGGAACGGTTAATGAATCGCTTGAGTGTTTCGACAGCCTGCTTGTTCTCTGGGCGGATATAGGCCAGACGGGGAGCGGTCTTATGATCGAAAATCATAGCCCCAACATACTTTTGAACCCCGCTACATCCAACGCACGTATGTGTGTCGGGAAGTACCTCGAGCCGATCGCGGGGAATAATCGTCTTACACTTAATACAAGTTCGGGTCATCACTTTAGTAGTCCCTCTCTCACATATCGGTTGCGAGCGTTTTCGACGCGTTTGAGTGTAGCCATATTAGTGTTAATCATACGCTCTTTGTTGCTGGACATCTTGCCACGCGTGGGTAGATTGTCGTATTCGTCATCGTACTGCTCATATCGATCGGTCATACTAGTTCTCGAACGTTGTCTCGTTGTAGGGTAGCGTGATTACCAAAAACTTTCTTTGCTTCGTAATATCCTGCTCGACGGGCTTCTTGAATCGTGCGAGCGACCACAATAGTAGACCAGTTATAGTGCTGGCTGTATGCGGTGTATACCCATTGCCGCCGGCCGGAAAGATGTGGGAGTTGCTTTTTCATTACTCATTCTCCAAAAGGTCGGGATAGATATCCTGAACCTGCTGCGTCAGTCCCTCATCGCTATACTCATCCAACTCCTCCGACAGCTTATCGTATGCGTACTGCACCAACTCCCTAGTGGACAGATTATCCACAATACGAGCGATATACTCATCCTGCAACTTCTGTCGGGGACTACGCCAATCGTTGGTCATTGTTACTCCTAAAAGGTGAAAATGCAATTTACTACGGTGCGGTTGATTTGTCAAGTGACTCTATTATTATCTATTATTTGATTAGTCTATCCAGAATGAACATCACGATCGTGCTGATGAGGAAAATCTTTAGCCCGAAATCCATTAGAATTTCTCCATAATATAAACCATCACCATACCCGCAAGGGCCCCAACAGAAAGAATACCGATAAGAGTCATCACGTTGATAAATCCTTGCATCATCCGTTACCTTCCAAGTTAATGTAATCGTCTTTCTGTACCACTGCCCAGAACATTTCGGTGATGTCCTTGCGGGTATAGAGACGAGCGGGGAGACTACGAGACGGCTGACCATACTCGTCCGCGTCCATCATCAGCTCGTCGTAATATGCCTCAAGCCCTGTGACAATACACTCGAGCGCCACGACATTGTTGATGAGTGGAAGTTCAACAGCACTCCACTGCAATTCGCTCAGCCCGAAATCGCTGATGGCTTCTACTTCCTCCTCACGAAGCTCCATATAGTCGAGGATATCCCAAAGGGAAATTGCGGTGAATCGGGTACGGGGAATACTGTGCCCGTTGGGAGTGAGAATGTGAGTCTGGTACATATTACGCCGCCTTACGAAGAATGGTGAACCCGCTGTTGTCCTTCTTAGCCTTACCCTTAGCGATGAGTCCGACGATAACGTTCTTCTCGTCGAGGAACCGCAGGTCAGTCTCGGTGCCGTCGATGACCTTGTACCCAAGATACGTCTCGGGGAGAACGTCGAACACGACAGCAACATTGTATCCACGATTCAACATCGTCGTAACATACGCATCGTTGCTCTCACTACGCGAGAACGTCAGATGATAGTTCGACGGAATGTTACGACGATTGGTAAGCTTGGTGTAGTCATAGAACCGCACGTTACCAAAAAACTCCATAATGTTTCGAAAGTCGATACCTTCAAAGGTAAACGATACCGTCTCCCAACGGATATCGGACGTACCGTTAAGACGGAACACAGGAATCATACCTTCACGGTTAGCCTTACGGATAGCGGCTCGGATATCCTTCACCAGCTGAATCATAAAGCTCTCGCGGTCCTCGAAGAACCACTTGGTCTTGCGGATACGGGCCTCCTGTGTGGCGGTGAAACGACCACGACCCGCCGTATTGAGACAGGCCGCCGCACACCCATCGGAGGCCATCGGACAGGTGTTATAACCCGAAAGAGTAGAGGGGGCAAGGTGCATGATGAAAGTCATATACCCAAGAGCCTCGCCCTTGACAGTCTTGGTGTTACCGATAGTGAGCAACTTCATACGTTGGTGATGTCCTATTTTGAGGGATACTTGAAATATACCCTATTTAATAGGGTATGTCAAGGGGGACGTAAGGCTATGATTTTCAATGCCTTACGTCCCCCTCCCTATGGGATTTTACCCCATTTTAGCCTATTTTTACCCCATTTTGACCCTATACGAACCACTCCATAATGGGTTTTTCTTCGTGTATCTTATTCATTTCTTCCGCATTGGGAAAGGTTCGTTGGAGTTTATCGCCGGGGAATCTCCAGAAATAACATCCACTTTCGTTTATATTTGGTAGAGTGCGTAATACCGGAAATGAATAGGCACCTCGTCCATCGTGGTTTACTGGTCTATAGTCGGTTTCCGCATCCCACTCTGCACATAAGAAATAGAAATCGTGCGTCCATCCATAGTATCCCATAAGTTGATCATTGTTCCACGTTATCGATAAGAACTTTTCATCAAACATATCATTACCAAGTAGATGGCGAGGATATGAAACACTATGCCAATGATCGGGGAGTCTTACATAAATGTCTTTTTTAGTTGGAAAATGTACGTGCGTATTATACATCTTCGCCCACTTTTTTCCATTCTCATACCAAGTACGTGCTTCAATAATTCCATTACCTCTGTAACATATAACGTGGCGATGTGAATACTGTTTTAGTTTTTTTAGGTGATAGGAAATCATACTTGGATGATATTCTTGATCATCGTCAACTACAATGAATATATCATTTGGATTATTTGGTAGATGCTTCATTGGGTACAATAGATTTGATATAGGACCGTAATCATTATTGTCCCGTAGTATTCTAATCTTATTTGACCGTGTATTTACAAACTCTTGCAACCACTGCGGAATAGTTGCGTCTGGATAATTGTTATACTTGAATGGGATGTTCAAAACAATCTGGTAAGGTTCCGTGGTGTCCTGGTTTAAAAGACTTTCCAAACAAACCTTAAACCACTCTTCAGATGCCATTCTGTCTGGCACAGTACATAGTGTAACGTAAATCATATGTTAGATGTCCAATCAAGATAAGTGTTTCGAAGTTCTCTCATAGCTAGTTCATACCCTAACTTAACATCGGAATTTAAATTGAGGGTATCTTCTAATTCCCCAAGACGTTCGAACACAGCATCGGTGAAATCTTCGACAACTGCCCCCTCGACTGCTCGAGCGGCACGCCATACCAAATCTGATTTGTTTTCTGATTCTGATTCTTTACTGTATTCGTATGCGGTCCACGCGTGTTTTCTACGTCCCATACTCCCTCCGGATTGTACCATTCAAACGCAACTGGTGTCATAACAACCTACCATTAAGTTAATAAATTTATATCAAACGTATTAACGAACAATTCAACTTGCCTATCAAGCTTTCCTGTTCGTAAATACCATTCACGTGCATTTTTTCCAACAAACTCTAATAACTCATAATTATTTTTTACTTCTTCCCACTTTTCAATCAACGCCTGGCTGTGCAGTTTATAGTCACGGTTGTATGGGTAATCGGTTGCTTCTACATAATAATATTCCCGATCATAATCATACGGAATGTAATGTACATTCGGAATTAATGGTTCGTGAAACTGCACATTTTTAAATAACGGACGAATGATAGGAATTCCAATTGCCATAAGTTCCAAGTCACGATTACAAATTTCTGCTACTCCGTTCAATGACAACCCACATCGAAGTGATGCTAGTTCACCGTAATAATCTGGAACGTGGTCTTTGAAGAAACTAATTTCTGGGTGATTGGTGTGTTCCGCCACAAACGGGCGTGAGTAATGCATTGCACCACGAAACACCAATGATTGTTTTCTGTCTTTAGCGGATAGTTTAGTTTCATATAACTTATCGGAAATTTTTAAATCGTACTCGGTTCTAAATACTACTTGATTGAACGGTTTTATAATTCTTTCCAAATCTAGATCTAGTGCAACACTGTCATTTGTTCCGACATATGGCAACAACGTTTCATCTTTCTTTATTTTATATTGTCGTGCAGCATCTTTCATTGGAACAATATCCGACAAACAAAATAATTGCTGTACTGTATAAGGTTGCCAGCCAACAGATTCATCCTTCAATAAAACATATCGAGAATTATCTAGATAAGATAAAATTATTCGTTTGTTATTTTTTGGATTTATTACAACAAACGCACCCGGCGATGGAAATCCCAATCCGTTAAATTGTTCTGGATTGATATGGCTGAACCGTACTTCTGGATACTTTGTTTTAAGCATCGCAAAAGATTGTTCATAGACATAATGGGGACTCCATGCTGGGTGGTTTGTTGCTTGATACACTATGTCAAGTTCCATAACTATACCATTACAGTTTCATTAATATCCACAATACGATAGTTAGGTGCAATAATTGAACGGTGCATGTGACCAGAATAAATTGGAATGTTATCTAGTGAATCCCAGATGTGTTGGATGACATCTTGGTTATGGTCATGCCAATCCAACCCCACACCAAACATTAGTTTTTGGCGTGGATCAAAATGTTTTTCAATCACACTATTCGGCGGACAATGTGTAAGCAGAATATCAATCTGCTTACCTTCCATATTCTCTCGAAGGCGAAGAGTTTCCTCTGGACTAATATTTTCGTATTCGTCCCAATGCCAATTATACATCAGTCGTGTATTCTTATCAATTGATGCTGCTCCACCCATCGCAGCAAACGTTCTACCATCCAATTCGAACACACACCCACGGGGAATATAGAACATATCAAGTCCATCCCACAGACGGGTAATATCACTATACTGATTCCATCGGATACAGTCATCGTGATTACCATCGATGAAATAGATAGGAATGGGTGACTGTTCGGCAATGACATAAAACGATTTCTCGTTATACGAAAACATACCAAAGTCGCCCAGCTGGATAATTGCCGTTGCGTTTGTCTTTACGGCTTTATCAACGGCATCTCGCAGTGCCATCGTTTCACCGTGAATATCTCCAAGTAACATAATCATATGTGTATTCCTTAAGTATGAGTACGGAAGCGGTGAGATTCGAACTCACGGTAGGTATTATCCCACGGCTGTTTAGTAGACAGCTGCCTTAAACCACTCGGCCACACTTCCAACTTCTATTATTTTAGCATTTCCATGTCAATACTCTGACACTTTGAACAAGGCGGTGCACAACACCGTTGAATATTTCCGCACTTTCTACATCTTGATCTGATAAAGGTATCGTTGGTTGCTGGAATAAATCGGTTTGCAATTCTAGGCCAGATAACAAAACAAAATATTAAAGAAACCATTGTCCAAATACCTAATACAATAAAAACCGTTTTCATAAATCTTTCCTATTACGATTGTTATACTCTTCTGTATTTTTTTCATACCCAAGATATATAGCACCGAACGTGGCCACAATAAAGATAAGACCCACAAGCAACATTGCCATTTTGAATAACATAAATTACCTCATTGATTCAATAAAGGAAACAAAGGATTGCAAACTCTTACGATTGATAGGCTTGTAAAAGTTGTTATTCCAGATAGGCTTCTTTGGTGAACGAATGCCATCACACAAAAAGAAAATATGATCGATATGACCTTCATCCATATAGTACTGAAACGCATCTTTTCCAGTAGCTTGTTCGAGTGCCAGAATAAATGTTGCCGGTTTCTGTTTAAGACCACGGGTGATTCGACTAAAATCACTACTTGCACGTTCCATAAAGCATCGGTCAAGATATGCTTTACACTCCCCTAACGCGACAAGAGTGTTAGAAGGAGTGTATAGATGTCGATCAACCTGAAACTTCAGCTTAATTCCGCTCGTGCTTTTCGAAACCACATAGTCATTCTTTTTAGAGGAACCACCAACAACATCCGTCCAAATCAAATCCAACATACCTTCAACCAATTCACCCATCGTCGAACGAACAAATCCCTTTTCATTTTTCTTCGCATAAGAAGCTGCAAGGGAAAGTTTGTTCTCATAATGATCGATATACTTCTGAATCTGATTCACAAAAACCTCTTGGTTTGGGATATATTGAAATTTACCCAAAAACCAATTATTTGTCAAGGGGTCTATTATAAGGTATTTTTAGTGACCGTCTCATAGAGAGATTCAAATTCTTGATGAGTAGCTACCTCGTCTGCGAAATTCTGCTTGTGATAGACCTTCGCTAGCTTACGAAACACTTTCTTATTTAAATCCAACTCTTCGCAGATATCACCAATAACATTCTTTTGCAAATCACGTTCGGCTGATTGCCGTGCCATTGACGCGCTCATATCCTTTAAGGCGTTCTCGAGCTTTTTCTTATCTTGTGGCGTTAAGTTCATAGTAACCTCTACTTGGTAAATTTAATCATATTTGCTGCTACTCTAAATCCACTGGCAGCGCGTTCCAGTTCTGCTATACTTTCTGGACTATCCTTTACTGTTTTATACAGTTGTTCAATTTCGTGAGCCCGATATAACTCGTCAGCATAAGTTTGTAACTTGTCAGTTTCCATATAACCTTCTAATGCATATGGGAACTCTGTGGCGTATCGTCTCATACGTTCACATGCGCCGTGGGGAATCTCATCATTCTTAAACTTCACAACAGCTTCATCAATAGTGTCAGCGATAACATTTAAGAATTGGCTAATTGTATTCTTCTTGTCAGCTTGTAGTCCTTTTACGGTACCGATTCCAGATAAGATTCCTGTAGCAACACTAACAATTATACCAATAGTTTCAATCATACTGACCTCATGTGCTCAAAGAGTGTCGTGTTGGCTTTCCCGTATCATCAACACATACGAATACCATTTCATCAATATTTACAATTATTCTTTGTGTAGTCAAATCTCGTACTTGAACTTCTAATGTAAGTGATGTTCTACCAACTTTTTTTAGAGCTATACCGATTTCTACCACATCACCTTGAAACGCAGGAGCGACAAAATTAATTGCTGAAATACTTTTCGTTACGACTTTCTTGTGTCGTGTTTCGATTGCCGCATAGATTGCTGCTTCTTCGTCAACCCAAGCAAGACAACGACCACCAAACAGAGTACCGTTAGCATTTAAATCTCCTGGTTGTACTAGTTTGCGGGTAAGAAATCGCATTAGAATCCTCGGTATGCCTGTACGGAAAAAATCTTATCATCTTTTATAGTAAGAACATCAAGTACTGAAATTAATTTTTCATCCAGTATAATAGATAATTCGCAGTAGTGTTTATCACCGTCTGTAGCAGACGTTTGTACGAGCACCGTTAAAGTTTCCGACGAGCTGAACAGTTCTTCGTTAGCTTTCAATACTTCTTCCTTTCCTATGAAAACACGTTGACCCCATTCCCAAAGAACAACATCATCGTGGTATAATTCAGATAATGTCGTTAAATTTTTGTTAGAGAGTGCGGCAAAATATTTTTTAACTAAATCGTTCATAAAACCTCCAAAAAACGGACAGGGTGAGATTCGAACTCACGGAACCTTTCAGTTCGGCAGTTTTCAAGACTGCTGCCTTAAACCACTCGGCCACCTGTCCTAGATTTAAATCAACATAGTTCCAAAGTCGAAATCTATGCGTTCTACTTTAATTTTATTAATCACTTCAATCCAACGTTTAAGCATCATTTCGTGATTGAATCTAACATCACCTGCGTCAGATAATATGTTTTCAAAATTTAAAAACATACTAGTATAGATATCCATCAAATTACTATTGCAAGCGCACCATATATCGTTCATTCCAATTTCAGATGGATAACGATCTGATGCGTATATTGTGTCGATCTCTGTAAACTTTTTTAGGTCTAACGGTTCGGCTGGTAAGAAATCAAACCGTATACGAAGTACCATATCATATTTTATCTTATGAAAATTTTCGTATTCGGTTTTAAGAAGATTTGCTTGCCACATAGAGTACATCCAACTTAACATATCTTGTGGATACATTACATCTGATAGATATTCTTCTACAGAAGTATCGTATGAAAATGTTTTTGGCTTTTCAAACTTCCATACTTTTGGATTATATAATTCTAAAATAGTAGAATCTATATTTGATGGAACTACTTTACTGGCAACAGATCGTTCCTCTGCTTCTTCATTTTGTTGTTGCTTTAATAACTTTCTACGCCACTGTGCTACATACTGCTTACCGACCATATCAGGATCAATCCACGAATGAATAAAAATGTCTTTTATGCCGTTAGGTTCTATAACTTTTGTATAGATACCTTCGTATGCTTCTTTAACATTTCGCGGTTGACCAGAGATGAGTAATGCATATTTCATATAATCTTTACACTAAAAGTAGTAAGGACATAGTATTGTGAACATTTAACAGGCGACTGCTAGCACCTACACCGCCCTATATCCTTATGCTCCCGGTGAGACTCGAACTCACAATCCCAATGGGAAGCAGTTTTTGAGACTGCCGTGTATACCATTCCACCACAAGAGCGTGTGTGATATCAGCAACGTTGTGGTTTCCAGCAGACCACTGATATCACTAGCTGGAATGGACAATGACGGATTCGAACCGCCGACCCTCGCTGTGTAAAAGCGATGCTCTAACCAGCTGAGCTAATTGTCCAAGTGGTAGTTATTATCACCCGAAGGTGCCAGTGACGAACTCTACCAAACGTCATATGTATATGTTAGTCGAACCGCGCGGTCTTTTACTTCCACGGTTTAACCACCAGATTCCGTGGCTGACAACTAACATATAATATGTACGCAGAAACGTGACTAGTGTTTCTGTACCAGATGATTGGTATAGGCTGCAGTCAATACCTTTCTTGTGCACCGCACTGGTGGGCGGTTATTAGTCTACGTACATATTTTAAGTCGGAGAAACAGGATTCGAACCTGCGACCCCTCGCTCCCAAAGCGAGTGCTCTAACCGGACTGAGCTACTCTCCGTAACTTCTATTAAGTATAACCAATTGTTTTAATTATGTCAAGTGCCCCAAGCAGGAGTCGAACCCACAACAGCCGGTTCCGAAGACCGGTGCTCTTCCAATTGAGCTATTGAGGCGAAGCTGACAACCAGGATTGAACTGGTGACCTCTACTTTACCAAAGTAGTGCTCTGCCAACTGAGCTATGTCAGCGTCAATAATTTCTATATCTATTCAACCACTCTTCACGTTGCTTTCTAGCAACTTGTCGTTGGCGTTCTTGTTCTTCTTTTATTTTTTTAGATTTATATTCTGCTCGTTTAACTATAAATTCTAATACCAGAATGAATACACCTAAAAATATAATTACCGTTTTCATATTTAACTCATTTACAATAGCACAATCTAGGGTGAATGACGGGACTCGAACCCGCAACCCTCGGAATCACAATCCGATGCTCTAACCAGTTGAGCTACAATCACCATGTAAATTCACTATACAAAAACACCCCCGGCAGGACTCGAACCCGCAACCCAGAGAGTAGAAATCTCTTGCGCTTCCAATTGCGCCACAGGGGTAAGTAGTCCCTGCTGGAATCGAACCAGCGACCTTTGCTTTATCAGAACAACGCTCTAACCAACTGAGCTAAGGGACTGTTGTGTGTCTTTGTAGTACCGATGTCTGTAGAAGTTACCACGGCGCATAGTGCGTATTCTATGACAATTAGCACATACAACTTCACATAATTTTATTTCTTCTTGTAACCTTTTTAACTTACCATTTGATAATAATATTGATACGTCAGTATTCTTTTCCTTGATATGGTCAAATTCCAACACACGAATATCGGAGTTTCCACAATCTACGCATGGATTCTGAAGTAAAAAATCCACCATAAAATCTCTACATTTCTCAATTTTCTTTCGTTCTTTTGTTCGTTCGAAAGGACGCCAGCACGGTTTGCACATATGTCTATAAATTTTTTCACCTTTCTTATTATTTCCTTTCGATGGAAATTCTGTAGGCCAAGATTTATAGGTATTGCAGTTTTTACATAACTTTTTATCTTTACCTACATATTGAGCTTTTAGAAATTTGTTTATATTCATACTTGTGGATTACTTTAATTTGTTATGGGAGTGGATGGATTCGAACCAACTAGGCCGGTTAAGGCGACGGATTTACAGTCCGGTGCAGTCCTCCAACTCTGCAGCACTCCCTTATTCTAATTCACCTTCATACTTCTTGATTTCAATTTTGGTGTGGCCACGTGCTGAAACACTTGGCCAATATGCAACATCGTGTGAATCAATTTCAATCTCACCAAACGTTTTCTTCAATTCTGCAACCGCTTCTTCTCTGGTAAAATACGGGTGTGGTGTGATTACATCGTTGTAAGTAATATAATACATAGATTCTCCACTAAAGTCAATAGCACGGGTGGGACTCGAACCCACATGAACCCGCCTTATGAGAGCGGTGCCTCAACCAGTTCAGACCACCGTGCTATATAAACGGAGCATACGAGAATCGAACTCGTCCTTCCAGCGTGACAGGCTAGCGTCCTAACCGATAGACCAATGCTCCTTGTAAACACGCCGGACAGGACTCGAACCTGTAACAACCGGTTTTGGAGACCGGGACTCTACCAATTGAGCTACCGACGCATATATCAAATCATAGTATGATATGGCATATATTCGTTTACATAAGTATTAAACAGATTGTATTGAAGATAGTCTAGTGCATCTTCTTCTGTCATATCATCTGTTTCGTTTAAAATTTCAATCATCTTTTGTGTAGAGTAGACCAAACGACCGTCGATGGCTACAGCGATAATTGCATCATCAAATTCTTCCCACACAATTGCTTCTGGGTGTGCTAATGTTTTATATTCTTCTGCTGTCATAATTACTACCTCCAGAGGGCGAGACAGGATTCGAACCTGCGGTGGGATTACTCCAAAGGTTTTGCAGACCCATGCCTTCAGCCACTCGGCCACCCGCCCAAATAGCTCCCCGAACAGGACTCGAACCTGTGACCCGCTGATTAACAGTCAGCTGCTCTACCGACTGAGCTATCGGGGAATAACTATATCTTTCTTACACTACCATCTTCGTTCTCTGTGCATTTACGAAACCAAATAACACCCGCTTCATTTCTATGTTTTCCGAAACACAATACTGCGGTGATACCAAAGTTCCACGGGTCATTAGGGTTGACTTTTTTTCCATTCACTCGTAACTGCGTAGGATTCTTCTTGAACTGACCTTTACTCTTGATAAACCCGGCAGATTCAAAGACATCTACGATGGTTTGCTTTTCTGGTAACTCTATGAACCGTAACCCAACTGCGAACACACAATCTGCCACACTATTCCTGTCAAGTTTGGTACACGCCATCACATCGTCTAGCGATGTAATATCATTAAAATCTTCGGGAGTCAACAACGGCTTTTCATCATCCATAATGTATTTTGTGTTAACGTAACAAATATCCTACTTCATCGTGTGGTTCGTCTGGAAGTACATTTTCATGCTTTCCATAATACCACTTTTCGTTTTTATCAATTACTAGATGCACATCGTACACACCGGATACATCGTTGACGCCACCTTCGTATCCCGAAATAGTTACTCTCTTCTCTTGGTCAAGCGTTTGAAGAAAGTTGATTAACTCATAGACTTTCATGTTTTCTCCGATTACTCTACATCGAAACCATTTCCGTTCATTGGATTATCGTATATACGGACATCATCGGAATAGTAATGTTTAACTTTACCACCCTTCAGCCGAACTAGCCATACCGTATTTACATTTAAACCGTAATCGATGAGAAGATACGCTTCACCGTCACCGTGAGGTGTTTTAACTGGAATTGGTGTTTTAAATTCGTGTATCATATATTATTTCCTCCATGCCAAGAGACAGAATCGAACTGCCGACACGCGGTTCTTCAGACCGCTGCTCTACCAACTGAGCTATCTTGGCTCAATTGAAAATCATTTAGTGTTATGGAAAATCTTCCCCTTTATAGTCTGGATGGATTTCATTCATATGCGTGATTCCCGATGTCCACAATAAAGCAAGAGCGGCAACACATACGACTATACCCAACCACAGAATAAGTTTAAGAAAAAACATAGTAATCTCCAATAGTATAGAAAAAGGTTCAGCTATTACTAGTGAACCTTTTAAATGGACCTGATCGGGATCGAACCGATGACCTTTCGCTTGCAAAGCGGATGCTCTCCCAGCTGAGCTACAGGCCCGTACTGATTTAAGTATAACTTATTTTAAGTAAAGTGTCAAGCCTCACTCATCACCCTCTTGCGTAGTAGTTAGCTTTTGTTCCGCCAACAACTGCTTATATTCTTGTTCTGTTAGTTTATGTAGTCCCATACAAAGACCGTCTTCGCGTGTACTTCTTCCACATTTACACATATTATACTCCTTATAGATTTAAGCGGGCGATGGGATTCGAACCCACGACAACGTGCTTGGCAAGCACGGACTCTACCGCTGAGCTACACCCGCGGTCGAACTAGTGTTTGCGCTTTCTGTTTTTCCAACGATTATTACGCTTCTTGGACCCAATCTTTCGACGGCCCTTTCCGCATTTTTTTGGATGTGGCATAGACAACTCCATTCAAGTTAAGAGCCACAAGTCGGGATTGAACCGACGACCGCTCGATTACAAATCGAGAGCTCTACCGCTGAGCTATTGTGGCAATGTGTATAAGTAGATTATATTTTATATTTTTGTATGTTTTCCATACTATTCAGTAACTTTAAAACATATGATGGATATTGATTATCTCTGATGTGAATTAAATCAGAATCGGAATAATCTAATTTCAAATGTCCGTCGTTATCAGCATACAACGTGTATATATCAAAATATAATATACCGTATTTTTCACATAAACTTTTAAGTGTATTATTTAATTTTTGTGTGTATCGAACTCTATCACTATCTGAACCTATGAACGGATACTGCGAATTTTTCATTACATCAGATTGAGTTTCAATACGTGCTGGTGGTACTATACTCATAACTCCTATATCGGAGTCTACTGTTTTAATTTTATTGATGTACGATGTTGCTAGTGTGTTTATAACTTCATCTTCTAATCTATTTTTTTGTATGATTTGATTGTGAATGTGACATCTCACATCAATTTCACCAAAGCAAAATACTATCAACCCATCGGTTGCAACTCCCCACTCTTGAATTAGATCTTTGGGAGTAGAAGCAATGGTATACATAGTATTTGGACCAGTAGGCATGGTATGTGTAATACTATAAAACGTACCAGCGTGTGAATCTCCTACCGCATAAATTTTGTTATATACTGGTGACATAGTATTTGGATCGAACTTGTAAATGTAGTACAGCGGGAAAGGTGTTGTCCTGCAATCGGGTGATAAGTAGTTGCAACTCTTATCTGTGTATCAGACCCGCAATCGGCCGGAATGACCACCCCTATACATCGTCGTTATTCATCCTAACCCCAGGGGGTTTTCATCAGATGCCTTTCCATACGACCACTAACCGTATAAGATACGTCCTGCTGTACTACAAGCACGTGGCGGGAGTCGAACCCGCGTCTCTAGCTTGGAAGGCTAGGATAATAGCCGTTATATGACACGTGCGTACTTAAGTGCCCAGGGCGAGACTCGAACTCGCAAGACCGTAAGGCCGGCAGATTTTAAGTCTGCTGTGTATACCATTCCACCACCAGGGCAAATATATGGGCCCTCTGGGGCTTGAACCCAGGCACTCCCGATTATGAGTCGGGTGCTCTAACCAACTGAGCTAAAGGCCCAACAAAGTCCGCCGAGCAGGACTTGAACCTGCACATCTTCGGTATATAAGACCGCTGCCTTCACCATTTGGCCATCGGCGGATAGTGCCCCCACTAGGACTCGAACCTAGAACTTACTGGTTAAAAGCCAGCTACTCTGACCAATTGAGTTATGGAGGCTAAAAAATCCCGAGACTTGTTGTGCGCTTCGGGACTAGAGCGCCCGTCCCAATATCCATCGTGGATATGGAGACTGTGGTAGATGGTGTATCACGCCATCTATTCGCCTGTGAATTCTGACAGGACGGTGTAGCCACATCTACACCAGCTGATTTAAGATGAACGGCCTTATGCCGTCAACAAGAGGACCACTCTTCCCAATACTTATCGGCTATTGGGTACCGCGTATTCGTCTCGACAATACGACCGCTTAACGTATTACCCGAAGGTTTGTATTTTACATCGTAGGTTAAGACACGATGGATACCACTGCGGTTTATAGAGGACTTTTACCCCGGGCGCCGTGCCCCGTTTACAGTAACCCCAGCGGGATTACTAATCGGATGCGTGACGGTATTAATTAGGATGGATACCATCGTCACGCCGATTGTTGTCAAACAACATATTCAACTTACATCAATTCTATCAAGTTGTCAAGCCTTACTATGCGTTCGGAGGGACTTGAACCCACACGATTTACATCGCCAGAGCCTAAATCTGGTGCGTCTGCCAGTTCCGCCACGAACGCGTTATTTCAAATAGCAGGGGATGGACTCGAACCATCGGCCTCCACATTATGAGCGTGGCGAGCTGCCTCTGCTCTACCCTGCGACAAGAGCGGTTCCACGGAGTTGCACCGGACCTGTTAGCTGGACGCCAACCGTGCTAGCTATTACACTAGAACCGCAGGATGGTTGTTGAAGTGCGCACTTCTGTGGGGACAACCATAACTCCCCTGAAATTTTTATTTTTATTTATATTAGTATCACTCTTAAGTATAAACGTCAGTAAAATACTTGTCAAGTGGGCCAATGAGTCTGGTGCGCTTACCATTTACCATCATTGATTAGACTAATTCTCGTACATACGTTTACGAGGAAGTCTCCTTGCAATAGAGGTAGGGACCGGCGTTCTATGAGTGTGTCCCATTTTAATTTCCCCATGCTCTAGAATCGCCGTGGGAAACCTTTCGGCCATTAAGGCCTCATCAGTATTGCTTACTTAGCGGTTGAATCAACAACAGCACTGTCGGTAGTTACCTTGACCGAATCGATAGCTACAGCAGTAGAATCTGCCGTAGTTTCGGCAACTTCCTTTGTGCTGCAAGCGGTCAACGTAGCAACAGTAAGAACAAGAAGAAACTTGTACATATTGTACTCCATTTAAAAGTTAATTAGGAACTGCTAGGAACAAAAAGAGTAGATGTGACCAGGTCGCTCAACGTGTCGTTCACACACCAATGTTACTAGACAACTATGTTACTCGAACGTAGCCCCCACCACAGGCGTTGCCCTCGTTGCACATCTGTTATTGCCCACCATGGAATCGAACCACGATTCGTTGATCCAAAGTCAACTGTATTGCCATTATACGAGTGGGCATCAGAGGGGTGACAATTGAGGTAGTTTCCAGTTACCCAAGGATGTCGCGCGGTCTAGACCCGCTCCCCTTAACCTTTGCGTTTCTTGTTTGGTAAGAAAGCACTAACCAACCCCACAGCGTATCCCGTGTCGTGGAAACGGAATGATTCATTGTTTAACGTCAGACAACCATTGAAGCTGACGGGAACTTTTGGCTGAAAGATTTTGCACGTTCTTTCATTTCATCACCTCGACTGCGCTTCGGTGCACCAAGTACCGCGTGCGGGAATCGAACCCGCCTTCTAGCCTTGAAAGGGCTATGTCCTAACCGATAGACGAACGCGGCGTAGAGTGGCTCGTGTCGTGAGCCATACGTCGGAGTTATTTCCTCGTTGTCGGAGGCCGGGAACTCGGAAAGTAAACCTTTTATGTGGAAGGAGATTATCTAACCGTCTTTTGGACTGCCCGATTACTCGGGGGTAATTCCGACCACACTTTAATTATACACCAGCGTGTTGAGTTTGTCAAGTCCCAATCTTAAATAAGTATTAAATACTATTAAAATAAGTTTGTATTTCCGACAATTCAATTGGTGTGTAATTAATATGTTCTACACATACCGACTTGTAATGTACATCTGGATTGCTCGAATTGTCAAGCCGTACCACATTACTGTGAAGATGTCCGTGTACATTCCCCCTAAAGCGTTCGATTGAATCTTTATGAATCGGGATGTGACTAATTATGAATTTATCTAGTACATGGTAAGCACGAATGTCTTTAAAATAAGGTACATAATTATCCAAATCAAAGATGTCGTGATTACCTTTGATAAGTACTTTTTTACCATTAAGTGCTTCTAAAATAAATCGAGCTTTTCGATTTATAAAGACATCACCCAAATGGTATACTTTATCCGTAGGTTTTACTACGTTATTCCAATTTTCAATCATCGTTTGGTCACCTTCAGCTGCGTTCGCAAACTGATGGCGTACCCGTGTTCCATCTGCGTTCGTAAATCGGTACATATTGTCATGTCCGAAATGCGTATCAGAAATTAAAAAAACATTTGGCATATCTAACTCCAAATTTTTCGGATTAGTATCTTACACCATATCCAAACTTTTGTCAAGCCGTTATGCGTTTTCCATCTAGAAATCTCTGAAATAGTACGATAACATCCTATACAGATATTATTATCCATCTTACAGATTTTGATGCATGGAGATTTTACGACCCAATCCACCGATACGCTCCAACGGCATCAATCAATAACCATACGGAATTTACGATGACCATTGGAATATCTCGTTTCAAATAGAACGAATGTAGCATACCACCGTGACCAAAGAAAAACAAGACATAAGGAAGAGAAAGTGGAAGCGGTAATCGTCCTGCTAATATAATGCCACCGATAATTAACAACGTGACGGCCCACCACTTACGCTTAACAATAAGATGTTCTTCCGTTTCTGTCAAGGTCACCGGCTTCTGTTGTAAAAATTCTTTAGTTTGACGTACTGGCATATGCTCTCCATCCTACCGGTAATATACAATTAGAAGGCGCTTCGGTGAACATCGGAGCAATATCGTTGTCCTCGTATCCAGCAAGTCCACACCCAACCCGTGTTACTTCAAATTGTAAATCTGGGTTTAGTTTTGCGAATTTGATAAACTGTTGTACATATCTTTCAATTTTATTTAATGGTAACGATTGTATGTTTTCGTCTTTTGTTGGTATGGCGTAACTATTACCTTGTAATCCCACACCTTGACCGTATATCGCACCGTGTTCTTGATAAGCTCGAAGGGCGGCACCTTTTCCGTGTCGCCCCGCAAGATTACTTCCGAATACAAATATTTTCTTTTTCATAAGTAACCTCATTTAGTCATACAACTTTAAATATAGACTAAATTAATTTTTTGTCAAGACCCCGTAGAATTTATTGAATTTCTCAATACGATCAACCAATCCGTGTGTCCCACCATTTACCTTTTTGGTAATAGCGGTTACATCTAATTCACTTGCACCCTTGTCAGCTAACGCATTCAACGCTCTGGAGTTCCAGAACCATGCCGCAGATAATAATGGATATTTTGTTGCTACCAAGTCTGGGTTTGTGGTAATATCTTCATCTACTACTTTATCAAATGATTGGTAGTTGACTTTACCCGTTAGTTGGATATATCCACGGCCTCGATACTTAAATCCATCACCACTACTTTCTGGACCATTACCCATTCTATTTCCGTATACGAGGTTAGCAATCTTTTCTGGTTTACGTGCATATGCTTCTACGTTCTTTTCATTAAAATATTTACCAAATACTTTTAGTAATGATACGGGACTATAATTTAAATTTTCTGTTACTGCCTTAAAGTTACCACTTTCGTGTGCACATTGTGCTAAAAAGTGACACAATCTCAATGGGGTATTAATTTGGAATTTTTCCATTACTTGTGGAATTTGACTTAATACCGCATCGGGAACGTGTCCTTTTAGTTTATCTAATTGCATCGAATATCTCCAGAGGTTAATAACGTATAACTAAAACTATTACCGTGAATAACCTTTGCTTTATTACAAATACTCATAAACAAATCAAAATCTTTGACTCGTTTAAATACTTGACATCCTTCACTCCAATTTTCTACATAAGTGGATTCTGTTTTTGGATTTGAACGATGAATGTTAATACCAAAGATTCCAACGTCAATTACGTTCTCATCAAACGTCATATCTTTGTTTGCATCACGAAATACTTTAACTGGACGATGTTGCCGAAGTGCTTCGTATTTTCCTTGATGCAATCCAATTGTATGCGAACCACGATATTGTCCTGGAACCAACCGTGCCACACCTTTTGGATTACTGAATTCCTTGACGGCTTTTGTGCCGGGATCTGTGGTGCATGGCCAACAATGAAACTTCCACACGCCACCTGCTTTATAGGAGACGGTCATCCAATCATCAAAAAGATTTGTAACTTTTTTATTTATAGTCGGCATAAGATTACGAACACCAACTATATTTAAGTCAAAATCTTTAGGGCCCTCGAACCACACATAACCGTTTTCCTTTACAGCATCTTCTATCTGTTCTCGGGTAAACATAGTATTATCCGTTGTTAAATTCAGTACCGCAACTTGGGCAAGTACAGTTACCCGTTCCTATGTTTACATCTACGTCAACCGAACTAGAAGAATCACCACTAGAAATTTCTGCTTCAGCACGTGCCTTAGCTACAGGTGAAAACTTTTCCAAACCGGCAATACCAAAAGAACCGATTGTAAGGTACACAAACGATTGATAGATATAATCTTTAATTTCTAGATTTACCCCTTCCAATCCTGTGACCAAATCTACAACTGCAATCGCAACCATTACAGCAAATGACATAAACCCAATAATTGTTTTTTCATTCCAATCATTACTGTCTTTGAAAATTTGTGTAAAGCCTTTAAGCATACCTTTCTCCAAAAAGATTATTGACAAAACTCCCTCAATCGACTATCCATATAATATGGCTGAACTTTACATTCATTATCGATGAGTATTTGGACTAATCGCTTGTTGGTAGTTAGTTGTTCGTTGATAACGTTTATACCAGTTGACACTTCTCTGATAGATGTTACGGCATCTGTTATTTGATTATCTACAACTCTATGCTTGTTAGATGTTTTATTTGATATTGAATCTAACGTTGCAGATAAATCCGTAAGTTTTTTATTAGTGTCTTGTGACAACTGAATATATAAAACCGATTCGACGGCAATGACAAGCAACAAAACAGTAATAACCGATAGTATGCTTACTCTTATTGCATGAAAGGTTTTATTTGGTATGAACATTATCTTCCTCTTTTCTTGCCTGTGGTTTTCATTGTGGTGTTGCCTTTTGACACTACTACATTATCACCATCCAATTCTACGTTCATTGGTTCACGAGCTTCATCCAATTGCTTGATAAGGCTCTTGATGATTTCAATTTCCGGCTTCTCTTCTTTTTCTCTAGTCCCCGTGATACCACTCAACATCGTGATAAATGCCATTACCGCAGTAGACACTAATCCGATAACTGCCGGGAGTGATTCAGATGGGAGGAATGCACTTGATACAACGCCGACAATAACTAATAGTACAATCCACGGAATTGCCGTCTTACCAATAAACTTACTGGCGACATCTTTTGCCGTCGAATGAGCTTCCATTTTACGCAATTCATTTTCAGTTTTCTTAAGTTCCAAATCAGCCATCAACTCTTGGCGTTTGAGGTCAATAGATGCTTCGATTTGGGTTTTCTTAAGTGCCATCTTTGGATCTAAATTACTTTGTTCTTTTGCCATAGATTTCGTATCCATTTGTGTATGTTAACATAACGACGATGAACCCAATCTACCACATCAAGAAACCCGCTGGGGTTTAACCCAAACAGTATTAGTACTATAACCATTATAATGTTTAAGTATCCCCAAACATCAATAATAGTGTGTATCATAATATACAATACATTAAAGTGTGTAAAAAACGAAAGGGCTTATATAACATTTCTGTTACATAAACCCTTTCTAAACTTACCTATATAAGTATTATTTATCTTTCGGTAGACACACCGAAATCAGTAAAAGTCAAGTCAACCCCATAATATCCGTGTACCTTAAGTTCAGCGTTGATGGTTTCTTCTAGAAGAGGTAAAAAAATCTTTTCTAGATTGGTGACGGCTGCTTCTTCATATTTTCTACTCAATTCTAATTTAGTCTCGTCCTTTCGGCTAAGTTTATATCCCCATTCTCCCAATTCCCACAAGACACAATGCAACATTTCGTGAATGGCGGTGGATACGATTTCTTCATGAGATAGATTGGGCATTTCGTATGAATTTAATCTAATTTTAGCTACTTTATACTCTGGTGCAGCTTCACACGTTGCCGTCTCTTTCATCCGCTGAGAATGGGAAAAAACCACCATAATCTTCCAGTCACTCAATCGCAGGATGGGTTGGATAATTTCGATAGTTTTTTGAAACAATGCTTTTTTGGTGATTCGCTTTTTGCGTGGTGGCATACAAACTCCATGTTATCGTAAAGGAGGTACGTTATTAAGATATTTTTCTATTTCTTCTTGAATCTGCTCGTCACACCTATCATAAATAGTCATTAAGAACTTTTCGTGCTCCCAACAACGTTCAAATAAACTTTGATTAAATTTATTCATACGTTTCCATAATATAGGTAATATAACCATATAACTAATACAAATAAATAAAGTTATAATACCAATGACGTACAACGTTTCCATATCAACTCCAAGTCAGTGTTTAACGTTCGCGTACATTATATATAACGGTGTGACCCTTCGATGTCAAGTTTAAAATTTAATTTAACAAAGGTTGACATTTATTTGTTTGGGGGGTATACTTATTACATCCAAATTTTTGAGGAAATTAATTATGGACAAATTAAACAATTATAACGCGTATGTTAAACTTATAATTAAAGGAGAAACTGAAGAAGATGCGTTAGACACATTATATTCTGCTGTTGATATGTGTGATTTATTAGACCAAGATGGTATCGTTGGTATCGAAGTTATCGATGATATTGAGTTAAACGACGATGAACTTGAAGAAGAGGAATAAACTATGAGTCCTATTAGTGTAGAATCCCTATCGCGTAGTGCTAGTAAGTTGTTTACTTATATTGTAATTATATCGATCGTGATTCTTGGTTATAAAATTAGTTTAGTTGCGTTTGACAAATTTACTGGTAGACAGATGGCACGTCGGGAAGCAATCTGTCCATCTCTATTGAGTATTTCACGTTCAGCGAGAGATACTCTAATTGTTATGAAGGCAGAAAATTTGTGTAATTCATTTGTTCTTGATAATTTGAAATAATTTCCATCTATATATTGTTGTGACGTTTTTCTTGGAGAATCGTATGAACACACAAGAGTCCAGTAATAACGGGTTTTGTAGTACAATGATATTTTTACTCGGATTACTGATAGGTTCTTTTGTGGTATCGGTGGAAGATTCTCATTGGCATACTCTATTTATTATAGGAGTTTCCACTTTAACTTTTCACTTATCACATCGTTCAAAAGGATGGTTTCGAAAGTAAACATTACGGTTTTATAAAGGTAAATAACTTTATATTACCCTACTGGAGAAATTGAAACTATGGTATCGACCCCACATTTTATACAAGAATTTAATTCTGCAATTTTAGCCACAGTCGCGGGGTTATTTGTCGGGGCAATATTTAAGTTTATAAATAAACCTTCTGACAAACGTAAACAAGATTTTACTGAACACCTTGAATTGCGAAAGGAACTTCGGGAAGAGTTAGACGCAGTAAAAGAAGAATTGCATCAACTTCAAAAAGAACTAGATGAATGGAAAGAAAAATATTATCATCAGTTAGAGTTGACAAATCAATTACGATTGAGTATGTTACAATTAACAGATGAGTTGGACGAGTATAAACGTATAAGTGGTATTTTTCCAGCCGAAGGAGAACGTAAAAATAATGGTTGGCCTTCGCAAGACGAGTACCTTAAATGATTGTATATGCGATAACAGTTCTGGATGTGTTAGGTGATCCAGTTTTAGGTAATCGACGAACTCCAGCAATATTTACATCTCTTGAACGAGCAATACAAACTGTTCGTGAAAACGAATCTGATTTAGCAGATAATAATTTATATCAATATGCTGTTATTGAGGAAACTTTGTTGAACACAGTTCGTCCGTATATACAATCAGGTGAAAAACTTTGGTTTAAGCACAATACAATACTTGATGAGTTTGAACAAATTGATGTATCAAAAGTACCACCACAAATATCAAGATTGTATGGATTTGGTATCGGTTAATTTATAGGAAAAGTATATGAATATAACTTTAATTGTAGGTTTTTTAGTAGTAGTGAACATAGTTTTATTGTTTGCTGTGATTCTTTTAATTCGTGATATCGTCGGTATAAAGTTCTTATCGTCACAGATGCACAATGGATTGGGTAATATTCTTAATAGAATGCAACAACAAGATATGTTCTTAAATAAATTGGGTAACGGGTTTGGACAGTTTACTGCTATGGTAGAAAACTTGGTAGACAAAATGAATGATCAGATGGGCCCGCGTGGTGGTATGTTATACAGAACTATAGATGGTAAGTACGCGGCCACATCGTTAGAAGATTTGATTGATAAAATCAAAGATAATGGTGAAGAAAAATCATATCTTTCAGAAGAAGAGATTGATGGACTTCGTAAGTTATTTGAAGAAGATGACGACGAAGAAGAAAATATACTTTAACAAAGGATGATTAATGTTTCCAACCGATAAAGAGGTAGCCTCACTTATCAAGAAAATTCAAAAAAAGGTAGCTCAAAAACCAGCACCGAAGAAAGTTGAGGTTAAAAAAGAAGATGTGGTAGAAGATACGTCGAGTGAAATCTTCAATGAAATGAAAAAATTACCATTCACCTCTTGACAACAAAAAATTAGTCAGTATATTAAGTAAAACTAGGCGCCGAAATGACAATTATTACGTTTACTACGGGATTTGCTAAACTTCCCGTGCAGGAATCGTTTGCGCTATAGTAAACTCTTATAAAAGAAAAAGTAGCAAAAAGAAAACGCTAAAATAATAAACAACATGATATTACGCAATTTTAAAACAGGATGGGTAGAAGCGTTTGAACAAAAGATACAAACGTTATTAACTCTATTTCCAGAAAGTAAAGTATTATCTATTAAAAGACATTTAGGAATGTTGCGAATAGAAATAGAGGCTATTGACAAAGACCGCCAATATGTTATAAATTGCGTAACATATAAAATAGAACGTGAATCTGCACGTATATGTGAAATTTGTGGGAAATACGGAACACGCAGAGATTCCTATCTTCCTGAAACGATGTGTCTCTGCTGGAGGTGTTACGCTCTAGAGGTAGATGCCCTAGATCAAGCGGACACTGCAACAATCTCAAATTGAGGTTATTATGTTTTGGACAGAAGAAGATGTACAGCCTGCAGTAAATGCAGCAATTGAAGAGTTTGGACCTACTGGACGTATGGTACACAACAGCGGCGTAATGAATATCGGTATTGGTACCCGTGAATTTGGTAAGATTTGGTACGGCGATACAGACCGTGACACGTTGGCCGCCAAGTGTGTTTCTCTAGGTCAGAAAATTCAACAGAAGGTATATATTGTAGATTCTGACTTTAATTTTGTTGAGTGTATTTAATATAGTTTAAATACCCCCTTGACAAGACACAGTAATTTGATTAAGATTCAGTATCTTTGATGAACAAGGCATCAAGATACTATAATATCAACCTTGTATAAATGTTATTTTTAGGAGGAAGTATGGCTAACAAGAACACTACTCGCCGTTTCACCGTCAAGACCTTCACGAACGAAGAGTTCGACCGTACCGCTAACCGGATGCGTTCGTATCTTTATAGTCTCGCTCGTAAGCGTACAGAGGGTACTGTTACGGCTGATGACGCTCATCGTTATCTTGACCGTGAAGGGGTCCGTCCACAGCAGGTTCGTACCCGTCTTTCGTTCATCAACTCGGTTCTCCGTGAACCTAACTTTGAGTACGTTGGTATGACGGCTTCGACTCGACCGGCGGCTCGTGGACGTGCTATTTCAGAGTGGACTATCGCGTAATATAATTACGATAGTTTAAAAAACTCTCGAAATACTTATACAGAATGGAAATGGGTATATAACTCGTTTCCATTCTGTATTACTTTGTATAGGGTGTTTTTATGGATCCATTAAAAAATTTAATAGAAGAAATAGAACAGTTAAAATATGAATTATCTGTTACTATCCCACAAGAGTTTGATTCGGCAGTGTCAATGGGTGACATACGAGAAAACTCCGACTATTCTGCTATAGCAGAACGTCAACATTTCATCGGCGTCAGGCTACACCAGTTATTAGAACGTTTGGAGTCATATCGTAAAATAGATATAAATTTATTACCGAAAGATGCGGTGCATATTGGTTCCATAGTTAAAGCTAGAAATTTAAATACTAGTAAAATTGAATATTTTAAGTTTGTATTAGGTGATATCGACGATGGTGATGAAAAATATAATCATGTCACGATTTCCTCACCAATTGGACAATCGATGAAAGGAAAAAAAGTAAAGGATGTGGTAAAAGTTAAACTACCGTCGAGTACAGTAGAGTACAAAATACTACAAATTACCACGGTGCATAATCAGTAGAAACCACTTGACTTTTATTATAGTTACTATTTATATTAGTAGTATAAACTTTTACTCCAACAGAGAAACGTATATGAAAGTACTATTGATAATAGCTGTTGCAGCAGTGTTAATTTGGAAGTTTGGATTTAAGAAAGATGTTAAGACTGTAGTTTCCGGCGGTGGCGGCGGTGGTGGTACTGATGGTGATAATAACGATAATACAAAATTTCAAATATAAGTTTACGGGCCCGTCTTGGTTTCGACGGGGTGTGGATGATTAAGCTTTGTGTCTCGTTTGGTAAGACGAGTAAAACAGACCAAAAAATCTAACTGGCAACTATAATTTAGCCCTCGCTGCTTAATTGCAGCCTGACGAATTAACCCGATAGACCGTATACGGTTAATTTGTTTATTCATACGGTATAGCCTTGATAGGAACCGTATTCAAGGTGATACTTCGGTTCTATGTTCAGTTTACGTTTGTTAGTTAACGAGAACTGGATGAATTTCAATAACTGACTACACACATAAATCCTTGATAGGAAGCAATTTCGGACGCGGGTTCGATTCCCGCCGGGTCCATAAAAAAGACGGTTAGTGTTTAAATTTTAGTTGGAGAGTACTATGTATGAGAAATTTAAACGCTTTCTGGCTTTTGTATTCGGATACACAACTGTGTCTGAACAACAGATTGTAGAAGAAAAGTATAAGGAATTGTTAAAAACAATATTCTTTGCAACAACGCTTACCGAACTACTATCAGCACGGCAAGACCTTAAGGCGTTTAGAAACCATATTGAACGACTTGGGAATCCACCTTGGGCACGGGGAAAGGTTCAAGTAGTTGTAAGATATTGGAATAAAAAATATCGATTGTGGAAATCAAGAGGTTAATATATGTCATTGCGTAGAAGAACTCGTAAGTTATCAAAAGCACAAGCAGCCAAAATAACGGGTACAAAATGGTTAATGTGTAGTGAGTGTGGTGAAGAAGAATTAGAAGTTAATATGGACATAGGTAAAGTAATATGTGCATATTGTGTACAACGTATGGTAGCTCCGCCAGATAACTATGTTAAAAAGGAAAAGTCCGATAAACCTAAAGGTTGGCACTTCAAAGCTTATTTTGAACACGAAGGAAAGGTTTATGTGAGGGGTGTGGAAATTGTCGAAGAAGATGAAATTGCACGGTTAAGAAAAACCCACACATCATCAAAACCTAAAACGGTTGTTAAAAAAACGAAATCGAAAAAACCGAGGAAGGCTAATGCTAAATCTTCCAGATAAAACTGCAGTAGTTTGGCAACGGTTCTTTAAAGAAAATAAAATTATAGTATACAAATATACAGTAAAACAGATTAAAAAAGCAATTCAGCAAAATTTAGATACAGTAGAGTTATTTAAATTTGGTGATGAATCTGAACCTAGAGTAGTTCAGCAAAGGCACTATCTACCTATGTTAGAAGATGCGTTAAAAGAATTTATCAAGGTAGAAGATTACGAGTACGCAGGAAAAACAAAAAAGATTATCGATGAATATCACATAAATAAATTGATTAAAGAGTCCAACGAGGTTTAGTTTTATGGAATTCGAAAGTTCACGGTGTGTGGTTCTAAATGCTAGTTATGAACCACTTTCTATTGTAACCGCCAAACGTGCGTTACTCCTTATTTTTGAAGGCAAGGCTACTGTGGTTGAAGAACATCCACATCTAGTAGTCCGTTCTGTACGTCAAAGTTTTAAAGTACCAGTTATGGTAGCTTTGAAAGAATTTGTAAAGTGTAGAAAAATCTTTCAAACCAAAGCGACATTGACACAGAAAAATCTTTTTACTAGAGATAATAATACATGTCAATACTGCGGTAGACATAAATCTGAATTTAGAACTAGAGAGTTTTTGACTAGAGATCATATTATTCCAGAATATAGGGGTGGTAAATCTACCTGGGATAATCTTGTTACCGCTTGTTCTACGTGCAACAATAAAAAAGCACATTATATGTTAGATGATACTAATATGACCCTCTTGAAAATTCCAACCACACCGACTATATTTGAACTATGGATGAAGCATTCCAATAAGCGTCATATGTTTGAAAAACATCTTATATCGTAAATCATCACAACAAATTAAAAGGTTACTATGTTTACAATCGAAAATTCAGAAGAAAAAATTCAAGAAAATTATAACAAATTTATGGAGTATCTCCAAGCTGATCCCCGTTGGGAACAGTTGAAGCCACTCTATGATGTACTACAAGATGAACTTTTGATTGCGCCCGCATCTGGAAAGGTTCATTTTCACAATGCTTTTCCCGGCGGATACCTCGACCACATTCTCCGTGTTACCGATACCGCGTTGAAGATTGCTGGTCTATATAAGGGAATGGAAGGTGATATCAATTTCACCAAGCAAGAACTTATCTTTGCCGCCCTTCATCACGACCTTGGTAAACTTGGAAATCCCGAAGAGGGCCCATACTACGTTGAGCAAGATAGTGATTGGCATCGGAAGCGTGGTGAACTTTACCGTCAGAATGAGAATATTCAGTACATGAAGGCCCCAGAACGTGGACTCTTCCTCCTACAGAAGTACGGTGTACAGGTAACACAGAACGAGTGGTTGGCTATCAAGCTCTCCGATGGTATCTACGACGAAGGTAACAAATCTTACCTAATTAACTTCGCACCATATGCGATGAAAACAAATCTCCCATATATCATTCATTGGGCTGATCATATTTCAAGTCGAGTAGAAAACGACAAAACTCGATTTTAGTAACTAACGGACAAAAGGTAACATAACGTTTACTTTTTGTCCGTTTTGTTATATTTATCTTTAGTACGACGCCGCAAGGGTCTTACGCACCATTGTCCGATAGTGGAAATGGTAACACATAATAAGGAGAAATCTTATGACCAGATGGACAGTACAACGTGTACCTAAAAGTGTTATTGAGAAGGAAATCGAATTCAACCGAGACAATTTGTTGAACACATTCGATAGGTTTTTTGATGAAGCTTTTCGTGGACAATTCCCAGAAGTATATAAAACATTTGGAATTGACCCATTTAGTAAAGCAGCATTTCCAAAAGTTAACGTAGTATCATTTGACGATAGAATTGAAATTGAAGCAGAAATTGCTGGATACAATAAAGACGATGTTTCTGTCGAAGTAGAAAAGGATGTTTTACATATTGTTGGAAAGGCGTCCCAGCTGAACGAGCAAACCGATAAATGTGTTTATCTTTTACGAGAACTTAAACGTAGTTCGTTTAGTCGTTCATTTAGGCTCGACGATCAGTTGGACACCGATAGTATCGATGCATCTTTTAGGGACGGTCTGCTTACACTAGTAATTCCGCGGAAAAAGCCGGTCGAACCAGAAAGTAAAGTTAAAAAGGTTTCTATTAAGTAATCAAACCTTAAATTAAATGGAGGTTAGTATGTGTGGATGTGGTAATTGTAGTTGCAAATGCTGTATTTCCACCATCAACAACGTAACTTATTAAGGGAGGTGATCCTAACAGTTACGTCAAAATAGTAACCCTACTTTGGAGAATAATACGCGACTGATGGGTTCTCAACGTCAGTCGCGTTTTTCAATACAACTAATATGAACACACGAAATTCTTTAATAGCTATTACCTCGTTGACCGCAACATTTGTCGCACTCTGTGCCGCAGTGTTTTCGGTGACGGGTATTGCTAAACTCTTTGCTGGAGCTGCATTAAGTGCGGCTATTATGGCATCGGCATTGGAACTGGGTAAAGTCGTAAGTATTTCATTCTTGTATCAATATTGGAAGGAGATACCGAGAGCATTAAAAAGTTATTTATCAATTGCCGCACTGGTTTTAATGATTATTACGTCAGCAGGTATCTATGGATACTTGTCGTCAGCGTATGCAAAAGTTGCTGCTACACCATTACAATTAAGTGCGGATATCCAAGCTACCGATGGTCGTATTGGAAGTATTGAACAAGATATTAAACGTAAAGAAGATAGATTAAATCAATTAATTTCTTTACGAGCACAACAGGAAACTCGACTTGACCAATTAGTATCTCGTTCCACAACGGGTAATAATACGACTATTCGTTCTGCTCAATCAGCATTAACTGCTGCAGATAGAAACGTAACGACATTACAAAACGAAATATCAAAACTGTCGGAACAACGAGACAGTCTCCGTGGTATCACCATTGGAAAGCAAGTAGAAATTGAAACAAACGGTGACATTGGTACGTTCGTATATATTGCAAAGATGTTTGGCGTTCCACTCGATGTTGTAGTAAAGTGGTTTACACTTGTTATTGTATTGGTGTTTGACCCACTTGCCGTAGCGTTGGTTATCGCGGTAAATTTTCTATTAAAAAACAAAACAGAAGAAAAAACATTGATTAATAATATAGAAAATAAAAATATTATTGTAAGTGACGAGGCATTTGATAAAATACAAGAGTTAATAGAAAATCCACCGGAACCAACCGAAGCACTTAAACAATTATTAAAAGACGACGAACCTTATAAAGTATTTATTAAAGAAGAACCCATAGAACCGGAATCCGAACAAGTAATAGTAGAAGAACCTAAACTTCACGGTGCGGTAAACAGAAACGATCCACAGTACTATTTGCGTGGAGATTTCGATTGGAGTAAAAAACATGAATGGGAAAATGACCCTATAGCAGTTAATTATTATAATCAACGTATAGCTCCAAATAGATAAAAGTCTTGACAAACACTCCGCTTACGAGTATATTTAACTTATACTTTTAAGCGGGGTTTTCATGCCACATAACGTTGGTTATTGTTGTATCAATACTACACTACAAAAGAAAAAAATTACTACAGGTCGCGCTATGCGTAAAGCAACCTTTGAAGCTAAGGGGTTGAAGTACGCATCTGAACTCGCACTTGCTAACGCTAATGACCTACTGACTATTCTAAAGTGGAACGCCGATAATGGTGTCAAGGTGTTCCGTATGGGGTCGGGTATTTTCCCGTGGGGTACAGAATACAAAGAAACGCACCTCCCCGACTATTTTGCGATTGTCAGTAAGTTGAAGGAATGTGGTGATTTTGCCAAGGCAACTGGTCAACGTATCACCGCACACCCCGATCACTTTGTAAAGTTGGGTTCGGAGAAAGAGTCGGTTGTATTGAATTCTATAAAGGATTTGGAACTTCATTCTACCGTATTTGACTATATGGGTCTGGAAGCCAGTCCGTACAACGCCATCAATATCCACGTTGGTATGAACTTTTCCGAAGAAACCGCACAACGTTGGATTGACAACTATCGTCGTTTGTCACCGAATCTTCAAGCACGTATGGTCGTCGAAAACGATGACAAGGAATCGGCATTCTCTATTATTCAACTGTTTACATATCTACATACAGAGCTTGGTATTCCACTTACCTTCGACTATTTTCATCACCAGTTTCATTCAGATGGATTAACCACACAAGACGCTGCAGAACTTTCCGCTGGAACTTGGCCAGAAGGTATCACTCCATTGTTTCATTATAGTGAAAGTAAAAATATCAACGAAAACGTCAAAGGTAATCCACGTGCTCATGCCGATTATGTGTTTACTGTGATTGATGATTTTGGACTGACAATTGATGTTGACCTTGAAGCGAAAGCAAAAGAACTGGCATTATTTAAATACAGAGAGTTGGTATGATTTCATTTGCGATAACAACACACAACGAAGGACTATATATCCAAGACCTTCTCGATCAACTCATCCCCCACTGCGAAAATACGGGAGATGAGATTGTCGTCGTTGATGACAACTCCACAGATGAGTTCACATCACAAATTTTATACACACATTTTGACGCCGACAGAATTCGGTTATATAGTCACTCGTTAGACAACGATTTTTCTGAGCACAAAAATTATCTAAACTCTTTGTGTCGAGGTGATTATATTTTTCAAGTAGACGCTGATGAAAAATTTCATTCAAACCTCTTGACATACATGCATGATATTGTGTATAATAATACTAACGTAGATTTATTTTTAATTCCGCGTGTTAATGTCGTCAGTGGATTGACTGAAGAAGATATTCGTCGTTGGGGATGGCAAGTAAATGAATTAGGATGGGTAATGTTCCCAGATTATCAAACTCGACTATATAGAAATTCTAAAGATATCAAATGGGAAGGAAAAGTCCACGAACGAATTGTCGGATGTAAAACTATAGCAAATTTACCACCGGAAGAAGAGTGGTCTTTGTATCATGTGAAAGATATTGAAAGACAACGCAAACAGAACGACTATTATGGAACAATACAGAGGTAATTATGGCTAATGAATCGCTAACTTATGATGATATTCAATTAATTCCGAGGTATTCGGAGATTGAATCTAGACAGAAAATTGATTTATCAACACGATTGACCACTAATTATAAGTTAATGGTCCCTCTTATTGCATCACCAATGGATACTGTCTGTGAAAGCGATATGGCAGTAGCAATGGCACGATTGGGTGGAGTTGGATGTATCCACAGATTTAATACGGTTTCGGAACAAATCGTAGAAGTCTTGCATGTTATTTCTGCAATAAATGACGAAGATTTGCATAAGGAGTGGAATTGTCCTATTCCTGTTATGGCAGCGGTGGGGGCAAACGGTGATTATCTGGAACGTGCTCAGGCACTTGTAGATGCTGGGGTCAATATTATATTGATTGATGTAGCACACGGATATCACAAATTTGTAAAGGACGCTATTGAAAATTTGAAAAAAACGTTACCGTCTAAAGTAGATGTTATTGCTGGAAATGTAGCTACTGGAGAAGCAGCCCACGCATTACAGTCTTGGGGTGCAGATGCAATTCGAGTAGGAATTGGTGGTGGCTCTTTGTGTACGACTAGAGTAAAGACGGGGTTCGGCGTACCAAACGTAACATCACTACAGCACTGTGCTACAGAGGCAAATGTACCCATTATTGCGTGCGGCGGTATTCGTAATAGTGGTGATATTGCAAAAGCTTTGGCTGTTGGAGCTGATTCTGTTATTTTAGGTTCACTTATCGCAGGAACAAAAGAAGCACCTGGAGCAATTATTGAGAAGTCGAATGGATTATATAAGCGGTATCGTGGTGCTGCATCACTTGAAACAAAGAGTGTGCATGGGCAATCAATTAGGAACGTTGAGGGAGAGTCTACGGTTGTACCTTTTAAGGGTGGAGTGAAGTTTATCGTTGAAGGTCTACTAGACGGATTGCGCTCAGCACTTTCTTATGCGGGAGCTAATAACATAGCAGAGTTTTATCCTGATTATGTGCGTGTAACAAACGCTGGGATTAACGAAGCCCGCCCACATCTTCTATGAGGATATAAGTATGGAAAAATTTATTATACTAATTATAGCACTGCTTAGTTCTATATATCTTACAGAAAATTCTACAAAAATTTCAATAAAATCATTACCATTGTCGGAACCAACGCCAGTGGAACAGTTTCTTGAACGGGTCGCCACTATTGAAAGCGGTGGCAACCATCGTATTGTGAATCGATTCGGAATGATGGGTAAGTATCAATTTAGTATGCCGGCAATTCGAGCCGTTGGTATCAGAACCTCTCAGCGAGAGTTTTTAAATAATCCGACATTACAAGATACAGCAATGGTTCGTCTTATGAAGTTACATGAAAACAAACTTTCTCGTTATATTGAAAAATACGAAGGAAAGACTGTTCGTGGAATTAAAATTACTCGAGCGGGAATTCTAGCTGGAGCACACTTTGCTGGCGCCGGCGGCATTCAACAATTTTTTAACGGTCGAGTTACTTCTGATGCAAATGGAACTACTATAACCAAGTATATGTCGTATTTTAGTAGTTTTTATTTACCATCACTAAACAGTAAAACTATATGATTACTATACTGATAATCTCAATAATACTAAACATAATTTTTGTATTTGTTACAACCAATCTGTTTCGTAAAAATGAATTTTATGAACAGACAATAGAAGATTTTTATTCTAGATTGAATATTACATTACATACTATGCGAATGATTGACGAAAAGCAAATGTTTGAATCTGATGACGATGTGGGCACCGTGTTCCAACAAATAACAGATACCGTCAATGATTTGCGTCCACTTTTATATGGGGCATCGGATGACGGAACCAGCAAAAATTGAACAACCAAAGCCAGCCGGAAAAATTTACTTTAGTTCGGATACAGAAGCTGCAATTATTGAATATAATAAATGTACAGATGAATTTGAACGAGAACTAATTTTTAAAAAACGTATTCACCCTGCGTTTAACAAACTAGCAGAAAATATCATTAATAGATTTAAGTTCCCGTATATTGAAGAGAGTTTTGATGATATTAAAAATCAAGTAGTATCATTTTTAGTGTTGAATTTACACAAATTTACGGAAGATAAAGGTAAAGCCTTTTCGTATTTTTCTGTAGTTGCAAAAAACTATCTTATTTTACACAACAACAACGCATATCGGGATGGCATGCGTTCAGCATACCTAACTGATTCAGCTGGCGATGACTCGTTTGTTCTTGAAGAAGTACTAATGGTTGCACCAGAGACAGAAACAGCTCACAGTGATGCCAAAGATTTTATCAATTTATTGGTGCAGTATTGGGATTTCAATCTTACCAAGATTTTTAGAAAGAAAAAGGATGTAGAAATTGCTAACGCTGTCGTAGAACTTCTCCGGCGTTCAAATTCCATAGAAAATTTTAACAAAAAAGCTTTATATTTGTTAATTCGTGAAATGACTAATCATAAAACTGTTCATATTACGAAAGTTATCAACAAAATGAAAGTCCACGTACTCGAACAAATGAAAGAATACCGAAAAACTGGACATTTATCAGATCCGTCCATGCATTTTGTCTATAAGTACGAGAAGTAAATATTTATATTATAGACTGTTTACATAAATGAGTAAAATATGGCATTTGATAACGTTATTTTTGATGGAAAGACCTTAGCGGATTTGTTTTCTGATGTGTATAAGAACACAGAAGCTAAACGTGCCCAAATAAATCAATTTGTAGCAAGTATGGTCAAACTAATTCGTACTCCAGAGGATGCTGCTGTACTTGGACCGGTAGTTAAAGACTTTTTAGAAGTAAACGTAAAGAACGATGAACACATTGTCCGACTAGTACAGATAGCACAACGATTGGTATCAGTTAATAGTAAATCTGCAAGTACGGAACTGCTATCAGAAGAGGAAAAAAACCAGTTATTAAACAATATAAAATCGGACTTCGATGCAGTTTTAGCAGAACAAGACGAATTAGATAATACGATAACACAATTGAGAAAGTAATATGGCATCCGGTGATCGTATTGTTTATAGAGGTAGACCTACTGGAGATATGGCGATCTCCGGCAACACAGAATCAGCTAGAAGTATACAAGAATCTGTATATGAGGGTCTTGTCGTAGACATAATAGTAGATCATACACATCCAGAGTATTCACCTAAAGACGGATATAACGTAGGAGCAGCAAAAGTACGTATTTTCTCTGTATCACATACAGTAGACCAAGAATTATTGCCTTGGGCAGACCCAATAGATTTTGAAGTGCAACAGTTACCCCTAATTGGAGAGTTAGTAATTCTTCAAAAAATTAGAGGTAACTTTTTTTATGGTCGTAGAGTTCCGTTAGCACATAGAGTACCCGAAAACGGTATGTTAAAACTAAACGATGCGTTAAATAAACGATTGACAAATACGTTAGCTGCTGCAGTAGCATCGGGTGATGAATTAAGTGTAGAACGACATCAGTTTGGTAAATACTTTAAACCAGACAGTCGAGTTCGCCCATTAAAACATTTTGAAGGTGATGTAATTTTTCAAGGTAGAATGGGGCATAGTATACGATTTGGTTCAAGTCAAATTGACCCGAGTAGCAAAGGATTGGCGCCAAATATTATCTTGCGCACTGGTCAAGGTAAGGATTTAGAAAAAACTGATGCAACTAAACAAAGTCCTTTTGGATTAATACTTGAAGATGTAAACAAAGATGCATCGTCAATTTGGATGACTTCTGATCAAGTAATACCGTTTGAACCTATTACGATTAATATAGGTGCTTTTTATCGTTCTATACAAAACCCACCACAAAAATTTGACAAAGCAACGATACTACTAAATTCAGATAGAATTGTGTTAGATTCAAAACTAACACATATTATGATGTTCGCTAACGAAGAAATATACCTCAATAGCTTTAAAAATACATCCATAGATACAGATAGTAATATCATACTAACCGCATTTGTTGATATAATACAAAAAGCTACTAACAACATACAAGATATTGCAGATAAAGATCATATCATAAATGCCGGAAACGACATACTATCTATTTCAATTAAAAAGACTTCATTTCTTGCTGATAAAATCTATGTAGGAAGTGTAGAAAATGAAGATGAACCACTTGTGGGTGGTACAAGTATTGCAATATTCTTAGCTAGATTGATAGAGGCGTTGATGGGTGTTCCAACAGGAATACGTGCACAGACACAAGCAAATTCTAGAATAACTTTGTCCGGTGGAAAGCCGGCCATTGCATCAAATTTTCATGTGATTACACCCACTGGTCCTGGTAAACTAAATCCAGCTATAGAAACTGCGTTACTAACGTTATACAACGAGTTAAAAACAGGTACATTTAAGAAAGCTCCGTTCAACAGCGAAGATAATTATGTAATGTTACAGAATGAAGAACCAAAAATTGAACTAAACGAATTTGAACAAGGTCAACAAGTAAAAACAGAAAATAATAAATGGATACTATCAGAATCTTATTACAAGGTAACCTAATATGTTAGACCCAATTCAAGCAGCAGTACAAAAGGCAGGAACCATAACGTCAATTCCAACACCACCAATTCCGCCAGTAACATTAACTGATATTAAAGCAAAAGTTCCTGTAGTTCCTGATCCAAATTTAGTAAAACGGCAATTGGAAGCAGAAGCACAGTTAAAAGTTACCGAAGCAAAAGAAACTGCGTTAAAAGCAAAAGAAGAAGCAGTAAATAAAGCAAAAGCTGCTGCAGGTAATTTACAAGGTGCTGCTACTGCCGCAGCGGGTGCAGCTGTAGCTGGATTATTAGCAAAAATACCAAAACCCCCATTAGTTGATCCTAAAATTTTAGCTACACTATCCGCATTAAAACAAATAAAAGATTTAGCAAAAGAAAAAAGAAATGCAGGAAAACAAAATTTGGCAAAAGGAAAAGAATTATTTAAATTTCCATTAACCCCACCAAGTACAGTAGTACAAGCACCAAAAATACCACCGTTACCAGCGTTACCGTTTCCATCCACATTAACATAAATCGTCTACGTAAGGAGATATATATGGATAAACAATTATTAAAAGCATATATAAGAACTATAGTCGAAGAAGAAGTACAACGTATTTTACCTGAATTGTTAGCGGAAGCCGTTGCAGAAGTAAAAAACGTATCCAAACTAAATGAATCTATAACAGAAAAACCTAAAGCAGTCAAACCTAAAATTGATAGAGGTAGACTTGCAGAATTAATGGGTATTGACTATAATCGTGAATCTGGAACTATTAGTGCGAATACATCTAATATTACTGCGCATAATACGTTTACTACAGTGGATTCTGCAGGAAATAAAATACAAGTCCCAGCCACCTCTGTAGATCCGAACGTTCGAGACGCTTTGACAAAAGATTATTCGCAATTAATGAAAGCGATGAAAATCGTATAATAGGAGATTTTTATGGCTAAAGGTATCGGAATAACACTACCATTACAAATAGGAAATACAGGTTATTTTGAACAATCACTCGATACTCTCACTCAAGTTAAATCAAATTTTATAAATTTGATACTTACTAGAAAGGGGGAGCGTGTTCATCAACCGGAGTTTGGGTGTGGTATTCACGACTATCTTTTTGAGCAGTTGACTCCGGAAAACATAGAAGGAGCTAAACTTTCGGTTTTAGATGCGGTTGAAAAATGGATGCCGTTTTTAGAATTAATTAGGTTTGAGTTAAACGCTGCACCAGAAGATTTAGATCAAAATAGGTTGCGATTGTATGTTGGATATCGATTACGAACTAATCCAAATATACAAGATACAATCGTATTAACGTTTTAGTAGGAGACTTACATGGCGGTAACGCAACCGATAATTAAAAAATTCATACCGAATACAAAAGACGTAAGTTATCTTGCTAAAAACTTTACCGAGTTTCGAAGTAATTTAATTGAGTTTGCTAAAGCATATTATCCAAACACATATACGGATTTTAATGAAACTTCACCGGGTATGATGTTTATGGAAATGGCAGCATACGTCGGTGACGTTTTAACATACTATATTGATACACAATTTAGAGAAAATCTTTTATTATTTGCACAAGAGCGTCAAAATATCATCGCTATCTCACAGGCTATGGGATATAAACCAAGATTGACCGCGGCCGCGACGGTAGAAGCAACGGTACATCAAATTGTTCCAGCTCTTGGTGTCGCAAACAATTACGATCCAGATAAAAGATTCTTCTTAAAGATATTAACTAACTCTAAATTTTCTACCAACACACCGCCTATCAAATCATTTCGGTCTATAGAAGATGTAGACTTCGCAGATGAACGTAATCGTACTATAAGAATTTTAACGAGAGATGCGTCATTAGCACCTACGTCTTATGTCGTGTCTAAAAAAATTAAATTAATATCGGCGGATATAAAAACTGCTACATATACATTTGGATCACCCGAACCGTTCACCAGAATAGAACTTCCAGAAAATGACGTAATTAGTATTGTTAGTATTGTCGATTCTGATGGAAATGATTGGTATGAAGTTGATTATCTAGGTCAAGATATTGTAATTGAAGAACGTGATATTTCACCAAGAGCCTCTTCTGCCTTTTTACAAGCAGAATTAATGACCACCGGTTCGTTACCTCCGGCAAAAATAGCACGCTTTATACGAAAGTCGCGTCGATTTACTACTAGAATAAACAATAATTTAAAATTGGAAGTGTGGTTTGGGTCAGGTGGAGCTACATCTGCTGATCAAGATATTATGACACTTGGACCAATTCAAATTGCAAATACAAAATACAATCAAAATGTAGCAAATACGGCAATAGACCCTTCAGACTTTTTAGCGTCAGATACGTTTGGTGTCGCACCTGCAAATACTACGTTAACAATTACATATACGGTTGGTGGCGGTGTAGAATCAAATGTTGCATCTAATACAATTGTAAATGTCGATTCGGTGCTAATAGCAAATAGAGCAGTTGATTACGCTTCATCAGAACAAAATCTTTTTGCACGTAGTGTAGAAAGTGTAGCAATTACAAATGATGAACCCGCAACTGGTGGAGCCGGAATTGAGACTATAGAAGAACTTCGTCAAAATGCACTAGCCTACTTTAATGCACAAAATAGAGTAGTTACAGACGCAGATTATATTGTTCGTAGTTTAGCAATGCCGTCAAAATTTGGCGCAGTTGCTAAAGTATTTGTTGTACGTGACGAACAAATTAATTCAGTAATGGAACAAGATGCAACAAAATTGGTAGTAAATAATGACCAAAATCCATTTAACAACAGAGCATACGTAAACGATCCAGTTTCTCCAAATGCTGTAAATCTTTATGTATTAGGATACAACGCACAGAAAAAACTTACTACATTAAATTCGTTAGTAAAGAAAAATTTAGCGAATTATTTAGAACAATATCGTGTTTTAACTGATGATGTGAATATTGTCGATGCGTTCGTAGTTAATATTGCTGTAAAATTTGATATTGTAGTTTATCGTAATTACAATATGAATGATGTATTAGCTAGAGCAATTGATGCAGTTAAACAATTTTTTGATATTGACCGTTGGCAAATCAATCAACCAATCATACTTAATGATTTACGATTGACAATTGGTTCGGTGGACGGTGTACAAACCGTGACAAATGTAGAAATAATTAATAAATATAAGTTCCAAGATGGTCGTGATTATCAAGAATACCGTTATCCGATGGACGAAGCAATAGAAGATGATGTTATTTATCCATCGTTAGACCCTTGTATCTTCGAGATACGTTATCCAGAAACGGATATTATCGGAAGTGCTCGACAATAATAGAGAATTACTATGAGAACTTTTGTTAAAACTACACAAGACGCTAGTATCTATCAAAGATTACCATTTGATAATTCTGGATTAGATGAAATATTAGAAGTTGGTAAGTGGGTAAAACCGACAGATGCTGATAAAATGTACGCTACCGGTTCCGTGCGCACACTACTTAATTTTAATTTAGTAAGCGGTTCATATACATCAAGTGCGCAATATTATTTGAATTTACACATTGCTGATGCAAAATTTGTAAATAGATATCAAGCTATAGAAATTTGTCCAATATCTCGTAGTTGGATTGAAGGTAGTGGATATTTTTATCAAGATAATAGAAATGTGGAAGATGGTGTAACGTGGGAAAAAGCAACACGATTAACATCATGGAGTAATGCTGGAAGTGATTTTACCACGACCACAACCGCATCCTATACGTTTTCAGAAGTTCCAATATCATCCAACATAAGAATTAATGTAACAAATTTAATTGGACCGGTAATACAAGGTGTAAATACAACACCGTGGAATGGACTTATAGTTAAGTTACCAAATGTAGACGAAATAGATCAGAGCAACAAAGGTAACATTAAATTTTTTTCTGGAAACACGCATACGGTATATGAACCGTTACTAGAAGTCGTGTGGAACGACCAAGTGTTTATAACAGGAAGTTTAAAGCCTATTCCAAATAGTAATCTTTCAATTGTACCAAAAAATATTAAACAATCATACACTAGTGGTGAGGTTGATAAGATTTATTTGGTAGTTCGAGACTTATATCCTGATAAACGATTTGATGCGGTACAACGTTATCGAAATATGTACTATCTTCCGTCCCAATCGTATTTTAGAATACGGGATGTCGCTGCTGATGTTGAATTATTTAGATTTGATGCATATTCTGCAATAAACTGTGACGCTTCTGGTTCATATATTATTCTAGACACAAACGGATTAAACATCAATAGATACTACAATATAGATTTAAAAATACAATCACAAAATTTAGTATTCTTCCCAGAATTTAATTATACTTTTAAAATAGACAGCAATGAGTAATACGTTTAACACTTACATACCTAAATTTTTAGTAAATGTAAATCGGGAAAATGAAGATATAATATTTGTTTCCTCTAGCAATTTTTCTGCTTTAGGAGACGTTTATACACTAGATAAACGTGCTATTTCGCCAAACGTAATACAAACAACACAGTCATTAAATGAACTGCAACCAGAAGTGTCATCAGTTTATCCATTTAAAGTAGTAACACCTGTTGATATTGATGGGTCAACGATCATACTAACCCCAACAATAGAAAACGTACCAACCGCATCGCAACATTATTACGCACCAGTATATTTTGAAAGATATAGACCATCTGTTATTTTAAGTTTAGACAAGACCTTTACAGAATTAGATAACGCAGAGTTTAATGATTCTGGTGACGGGTTACCACCTTTATAAGTTAAATTATGCCAAATCAAAATAACTTTAGAAGTGACATAACTACAAAAACAGAACCAAGATTTCTAGCATCAAGAATAGTAAAATATCCAGAAGATGGAGTTTTATTGGAAGAACTGCCAGGAAGCTTTGGTTACGATAACGAAGATAATGTAGAATTTCATTTCTATAGTACTATTGTAAACTCAAATGATTTAATATTAAGTGTAGTTACAAAATTGTCCGATGGAATAGTAAAATTACATATTGTAGGATATACGGACGGAACATATAAAAATTACCTACAGATAGATTTTACAAAGCTATTCGAAATAAACAATTTAGTACTAATACCAGGCACATATAAACTTGTTATGAACTTTTTTTCTGACGAAATTGGTTCATACGCAGACCGTAGATTGTCTATGGTGGAAATGGGACCGTCTCGAACTGAAGTTGAATTGATATTCAACAATGAATATAATAGTGAAGTAGCCGTAGTTGAAAACTCGTTGTTATTGCGTGAATTTCTACAAAAATCTTTTAATAGAGCTGATGCTGTGGGTGTTTTGGAAAAAATATTTAAATCTGGAGTTCAATTTTCTGATGACACCGAAGGAGCAACTGCGAATAATGTTATTGGAGCAATAAGTGTAGTACCTGAACAGACATATGACGAAACTATTGGTAAACTTGAACGTGTGTCAATTAATCAAGATTTTTCTAATAAACTAAACGAGTTCATACCAAAACTGTTTGAAATGGCTAGGGAAGAAATAATTATTAAAGGATTGGGTGGTGATGAACGAATTCAGCAAGATGAAATGTTCAGCATCATAGAACGAATAGTAAAAAGTAACATACATCAGTTACAACAAACAATTGATCGTCGTATTGTTGTAACTTAACAGCATAGGAAAATATACATGGCTATACAAACAAGCGTACTAGTAAATGGAGCAGAAGGCGGCCGCGCATATATTAGTGCTGGTCAGGCAACTGGAAATTATGGACGCCAAGTTACCATATCAGCAGAAGCAGAAGCTGGTTGGAGATTTGTCAGATTTCAAACTACTAAAACTCCAGTACAATTTGAAGAAATTGCAGTTGGCGGATATTCTACAACAGTAGATTCTATTTGCTACGGAAATTTACAAACTGAACTTTCTCGTTGGTTGTGGACTGACGGCCGTTCATACTATACAGATGCAAATGGAACACAACCTGCTCCATATGGAATTTATGGCGCAGGTAGTGGTCAATACTATACGCTTGATGCTGGTGGATTAAATGGACCATTTCCGTGTGGAATAACACAACCACCCGCAACACCTGCTCCAGCTGCGTTGTCATACGGATATTGTAACTGTGGTAATGGATGTGTTGATGGATATGCACCAAATAGACCATGTCCATCTGGATGTGTACCGTGTACACCGCCGGCACCAACACCATCACCAATAGCACCAACGCCACCGCCTATTACAATAACACCAGCTCCTATATCAAATAATGACGAGTGTGATATTTTCCTACAAAACTGCCCATCAGGATTTACTTGTCAAATTGTAAATGTAGGATATACCACATTTGGATTCCCAATACCAGCATCACGATGTGTCGCAGCACCACCACCAGCACCGGCACCAACGCCGGCACCAACGCCCGCGCCGGTATTCTCACTTCCACCTGTAGGAAACGGTGGTGGTCCTACGGAAGTATCTTGTGCATCTGATTTTGATTGTCAAGATCCGTTAAGTGGTGAAGCTTTTAATACATTTAGATGTATTAATAATGTTTGTGTTCGTAATGACGGCATTGAATTCGCGGAGTAATTTATGGCACAATTAACTATAACAGTAGATGCTAATTACGAAATAACACCAGTATTTGAACGAGTAACATCTTCGCCGGTAACTCCGTCGCCAATAGCTACAACGCCATCACCTGTAACGCCATCACCTGTAACTCCGTCGCCGGTAACTCCGTCGCCGGTAACACCATCACCGGTAACTCCGTCGCCGGTAACTCCGTCGCCAATAGCTACAACACCATCACCTATAACTCCATCACCTATAACTCCATCACCTGAAGCAGTTGCAACTCCATCACCTATAACTCCATCACCTGAAGCAGTTGCAACTCCATCACCTGAAGCAGTAATTTATTCATTTAGACTTCGAGTAACTCCTGCAAATTCAAATGCTGGTAAATTTACTATAGATGGTCAAGAAATTACCAATGAAATTATTGTAGGTAGACAAATTGGAGAAACAGTTACCGCACTAGCAACTCCTACAGTTGGGTGGAGATTTGTTAGATGGAAAAAAGCAGGAGGTACATTTACATCTGATAATACATTAACATTTACCCCACAAACAGCTAATACGTTATCAAATGGATTAGGATTTATATCTGGGGAAACTTTTGAAGCAGAATTTGAATTAATACCAACGCCTTCACCAATAACTCCATCACCAAATGCACCAAATGTAACGCCTTCACCAACAACCCCGGCTCCAATAACTCCGGCGCCAATAACACCGGCACCAACTCCTGCACCAATTTTTACCTGGAGAAGTTGCATAGATGGGTTAATAAAAGAAGGTAATATTCCAGATGGATACGTACAATCTGCATTTCAAGGTGCGGGTGGTGGAACGTGTTGGGAACCTAGAACTGAAATTGCATTTGAACCAAGTTTGAGTGAGGCATTAAGATTTACCTGGAGAAGAGGATCGTCAATTTATCCAGAGACTAAATTATTTAAGGTTATTAATCCGTCATTTGGAATTACATACGGAATACAAATTAGAACTAACGATAGTGTAAAAATTTCAGTAAATGGTGTAGAACGTAACGGAGTAGCTTCGTTTAACATAGGACCAAGAGCATCACAAACTGTAATCGTATCAGTAACACCCGAGTTACTTGATAAGTTAGCAGATGGTGTGTCTACGTTAAATATGAATATTGAAGCAACGGAACGCTAATATGCCTATTAAAACCACACCAACGGGTACTGTAGATTTTTTACAAAAGTTTGAGGTATATACCGACGTAGAATTAGAAGAAAATATAAATAATATGTTTTCATATAACATCGTCCCAACACCAACCTCAATACAGTATTCTATTGGTACAACCAATAAAACGCCGGTTGTCGGTACTTTAGAATTACTAAATTTAACACAAAATGCAAATCTTATCGTAGATATTCTCTATAATAAATCTATGCTAAATATAAATTCTGGAGCATCATCACAATTAACCGACTCTGGAAAGTATAAATCAACTATTACGTTGCCACCGAAACAAAAAAAACAAATACAAATACTGGTATCAAACGATGTTTCTATGGAATTGATGGAAAACGTAAACACAAATATGGAAGTTATTGTTAAGTTTAATCCAAACAACGAATTAATCAGAAAAGCTAGTGAACTGGGGCCACTGGAAAAAATTACGTTGCCAAATAATATACAGTTTGTTTGAGGAAATTAGATGGCATACAACTATACAGCACAAATAGTAGTTGAAATATCACCAAAAGTAGTAAATACTATCACATTTAATGCAAGTATTGTTGTTCAGATTGCCCCACCGTTACCTGCAATAAACGTAGTAGCGCCGGTGGTGGTTAGTATAACACCGATAGCTACACCAGAGGCTACCACACGATTGGTATATCCGTTTAATATTACAACGTTACCAATTAATATTAATATTTCTGATCCACTCATATCTGTCGCTAGTAGATTCGTCAATGATGCGATTCTTAATTATATTGATGAAGATAGAGAGTTAAAAACTTTATTAAATTACGGTGAAGATAGACAGTCGGTTGTGCTAGCATACAGATCTGGTGCACGAGAAAAGTCTATTCAATTAAAACTACTACAACCTGTACCCGACGATGTAAATCTGAACGATTCCGTATTCTTAAGTCGTGAAGTTGTTAAATCATTAATTGATACGGTTAAGATACGATTTGCTCCACCCATCGACAACACTCCATTTTTACGTCCAAAAAATACAAAAATTCCGTTTAATCCAAATTTAGGAAAACGATTAAAAAATATAACTTTACAACGGTTGTCATTAAACTCCGGCTCAATCGGGACAACGGATAATTACAATAATATATCATTTGAAGATCAGATATTCAGACAATGGTATACTGACGATTTTAATTCCGCTGACATAAACATTGATTTTACCGACTATAATAATTTTATATTTTACAGTTCAGCAGCATTACGATTGGTGGCGTTTAGGGAAAAGCTTAAGCGCATAGAAAAAATAGAAACACAACGAACGCAATTTATCAGCTCATCATTTACAGGTAGTATATCAAGTGCTGGTAGTATCTACGTTCAAGAACAAACTGCGGAATTAGCAAAAGAAAAAGAATCAATTATTAGAGCATTTGATAAATACGAACAATATCTGTATTTTACTTTGTCCGGATCAAATAGTCCGTATACTGCATCGTTTGATTATGTGGACGGTGGTGTTGAATATAACTCTCTGGGATACTGGCCAAAATCTGGAAGTGCATTGTGGCCAGTAACTAGTAGTACTGCATTAACTTGGTTTGACACTCAATTTGAAATTGCACAACGATATGACGAATTCAATCAAAATAATCTAGTCAACACAATACCAACACACATCAGAGAAGATGAAAATTCACAAGCATATATTACGTTTGTGTCTATGATTGGTCACTTCTTTGATACAATTAAACCTTATATTGATAAGTTTGGTGACATCAATAGTAGAGCATTAAATCCTGATGAAGAATTAGCAAAAGATTTAATTAATGAAGTAGCAGAATCATACGGATTTAAATTACCAACATTAGATTCGGTATATGATTTAAGTTCTACTGTACTGGGTACTGGAAATAATGATTCAAGACGACTTTATACTGCACAAACATACAAGAGATTACTACATAATCTTTCTTTGTTTGCAAAATCTAAAGGTACAAGAAGTTCATTAAATACACTACTTCGATCATTTGGACTCCCGCCTGAATTTATATCAGTTAGAGAAGTTGGTACGGCAACAACTAGTTCGTATAAAATATTTGATGAATTTAGTACTGGTTTAGATTTTGATAGCACTACAACTTCGTATGTAAAAATACCGTTTTCCGCATCATTAAGAGAACCAAAAGCAATACAATTTAACATACTGTTGCCCACATCACAAGTTAATACAATCTTAACAGGTGATGATTCTTGGGGATTACACACATTGCCACATCCAACAATAACAGAACAAGGAAGATTAATGTTATTGTCTGGAAGTACAGCCACGATACTAACAGACTACTACCCAATATTTACAAACGATTTAATCAATATCACAGTACAAAATATAGCAGGAGCGGTGTCACTACAGTTAATGTCAACTGAAGGTGATACGATGATATTTAAATCTCCACAAATAACATCTACTGCACCATTGAATTCTGTTTGGAATAATACTCAATATTTGTATTTGGGTGGATCTGGATCAGCAGTACAAGCTCGAATGGACGGAACGGTAGATGAGTTTAGAATGTGGGGTAAAACATTATCACAGGGCACAATAGAAACAAATGCATATGATCCTGGTTCTAACGCTGGAGATGAGTATTCCGATCCATCTGATTACTTATATGCACAGTTATCGTTTAATAGAATTGACAACTCTCTATTAACTGGTTCTGCGCCAAATTATATAATAAATGAAAGTCCATATGCACAACTTACCGATTCACCGTCTATTGAGCAATTTGAAACATATAACATTAATACAGGATCGTTTAACAGATACAGTAGAATAGTTCGACAGATTGCGCCGACTGTCGGATCACAAACTTATGTCACAAATAAAATTAGAATAGCACCAGAACCAGTATTCAATGCAGAAAACTTAACAACTGGTGGTGTGAAAAAATTATCACGATCAACTAGTATTGTTAGTGTTGAGAAAAAACGACTACAAGCTACACGAAACGAGATACTACTTGCGTTATCACCAACAGATTTCGTCAATCAAAATATCATAAGAAATCTTGGCGCAGAAAATATTAATAATATATTAGGATTGCCAGTTGATTTTTATAGAACAGGAAATCCAACAATTTCCACTTTACAAGAGTATTATAGCCAGTTCTACTATGCCCCAATAAACATAAATAAATTTATAAGAATTCTCTCCGGTATCAGTTCTGTACTCGATCAAACTTTGAATTATTTTATTCCATCAAAAGCTACATTATTTAAGGGCATACTAATAGAACCAAATATTCTAGAAAGAACAACAATTCCGTTGACAAAAAATCTTCGTGTTTACGGTGCTGGTACAAGAAAAACATTAAACGCTGCATCGTCATTAACTGGAAGTAAACCTGACTATGCGGCAACATTTAATCTTAGCCAACAAATTGATTTAGAACAAGAAAGAACGGTACTCGGTTCGTCAACATCATATAAAACAGATATTGATATCAGTAACGATTTGTTGTCGATGTCCGGTAAACCAAGTAACTTTAAAACAGAAATTGAATTTTTACAAGAAACAGAAGTTAATGCAAAATACGCAGATTACAGAACATCATTGTCGCAATCAGCGGAAAATAGATTAACAGCACAATACAATTCATATCAATCAGCAATTAGTAAGTCATCGGATATTAGTATAGAATCTTCCATTGCTTCTCAAAACGGAAAATTATTAGCAACGGTACCGTCAACGCCGATACAAGTACTACAGTCTACAGCACTAACAACCGTTACTAGTAGTTTAAAAACTACGTTACCAAACCTTGTAGCAGAGACTTCAGCAGATTTACAAAAAATTAGCGGTAGTTTAGAACAACCACTTACAATTGAATCTAACGCAAACAATACTATTAAAGGATATGTGACTAATAGTATAGTTCAACAAATACCTTATGCTACGGTAAACTATTACACCAGCTCAGTAATAAACAGATATGATGATTTTAGATTTATTGGAGAATCAGCCACATACAGACTGATGAATGAAGTTGACTCGGACGTTACTGGTTCCTATAAGGGTTCGCCGGGATATGCGTGGAATCGTCCAAAACCACAAACTATAATTAATTTAGAAAATGATATAGGAAATAAAATCAAGTACAACGATATTAATTATGGTAGTGAGGGAGCTGAGCCTTATAGAAGAGTATACACAAGAAAATTATTTAAACAAGAAATTGAAATTAATAGAACTGGTGGAGTAACAAGTCTGTATATCCCTGCATTGCGTGAAATCAAACCAATAGCGGATTTGACAGATGTTGGTACCAGAACATATTTCAATAACCCAGAAGGTGTATATCTCTTTGCTAAGACAGAAAAACTACCAGTATATCCTAAACCAATTAATTTTGAAGCAGCAACTACTTGGTCTTACGGGCAAACATACAATATTTATGATGTAGTATATCAAGACGTATCATTATATGATCAAAATTTAGAGAGTGTGGCATCAACCGCACAAGGTGGTAATGGTAGATACTATGTATTTAACACAAGAGCTGCGTATGCCGCTCCTTCTGATGGAACTTCCTATTATTTAGGTGGAACTCCAAGTTATTTGCCACCATCGTTGGATAGAAATAATTGGCAGTTATTAAAGTTTAAGCCAACCGAAGTACGAGAACCTAGAAAAATTGTATACGATATATTTACAGTATCGCAGCCGGAATTAAATAACTACAGAACAACAACGGTTTCTGTAGACAGAATAGTAGACATTCCAGATCGTTATGTTGATACTATTAGAGTAGCAAGTATTGGTTCTGGATCTTACGCAATAGGTGAAGCGGTTCTTCAAAATACATTAGTTTTATTTGCACTTCAATCTAACACATCGGACATAAGAGTACGATTCTATAGTACAGACGAAGCACGGACTAATGATATTAATCGTTCAATTACAACACTTCCAACAGGGTCACACGGTGTACTACTTGATACAGTATTACCGAACGTTAGTCAGTTGACATTAACAAATCCAATACCTCTTGTTGTTGCTGGAGAGTTCCCACCAAATGCCACAATATACTACACAATTAACAATCTAACAGGAACAGATAAACTTGGTACAACAATATATGCATTTTATTTCGCACTTGAAATTGAACCAAGAATTCCATTTGGATATCTACCAAAACATTATCGGTTCTACAGAGACACATCTACAGCAACTAAACGTAGAAACTATGAAGGATGTAAAAATACCGTAGATACAACAATTGATGGTTTACCGCCGGTACAAGTATTTATTGGTGAAGGAAACGAACTTGTCGTATCACCGACACAAACAAACACAGAGATTCAAACCGGTGGTGGTGGAACGTTGCAAGTACAATAACCAACGGAATAAATCTTTGCAAACTATATATTTATATTAGACCTCTTAACACTCGGAGTTTAACAGTATGGGATATTTAAACAATTCAAGCGTCACGGTTGATGCAATTTTGACGAAAAAGGGACGGGAGCTCCTTGCAAGAGGCCGTTCGGCATTTAACGTTACGCAATTTGCTGTAGCGGATGATGAAATTGATTATGGATTATATGATCCGGCACATCCGCTTGGCACAGAATACTATGGTTCATCAATTGAAAATTTACCACTAGTAGAAGCATCACCGGATGAAACACAATCACTACGTTATAAGTTAGTAACTTTGGCACGAGGTGCAAACGCTATTCCTCAAATTCAGGTCAATCCAAAGTCAATTGAACTTACATATAGTGCAACATCAACCCCGTCACAAATTATTACGGTTACCACTACAGACGGACTTAACTCAGCACCATTTGGATATACCGCAATTCTTTACGACGGTGAAGCTGCGTTATTAACCGGAACAGGATTAACCGGTGCGCCAACTGTACCAACATTTATAGGTGACGCTGTTACAAGTAATGCTATTGTTGTTCGTGGAACTAGCTTTACATTAATTCCAAGAGATGTCACTACCGTAACAGAAACACAATTAGTAATTGTTGGTAACCAAACTGGTGCAACTATAAGTGTTCCTGTTACTATTAACCCACGACTCACCGTATAACATTAGGAATAATATATGAGTATTTATACACGTTTTAGTCCTGACGACATAGTTGAAGCAAACCCGACAGTAGTAACTACTGGGCTTTGGTCAGGTGATACGGGTTCATTGGTTAGTACTTCAATGTATTTAAAAGATTCACAAGTTAACGGTGATTCCGGATTATATTATTTTGATGTATATAACAAAGACACCACGGATAGTTTAGCAGAAGTACAATTTGCTGTAGCATACGGACACGTTAACGGAGGTGGTTCGCCAACGTTAACGGACAATGAGCAAGCAACTTTAGCAACTAAAGCAATATACAGTCAATATCGTAATTTATTATTAGATCCAGGCGATACCAAATTTACTTTCTCACAAGGTGATTCGTCTGATCATTTTTATGTAATTAACATACAACGTGCACGTATTCGTGAACAACTAGATCCAGGTAATTGGGTATTACCATTATCAGGTGCAAATGGTGTTCATTTATTTATTGACGATAGTGGTCAAACTCGCGGCGCACTTACCTCAAACACAAAAGCAGGAAGAGTTTATAACGTAGTTTCTGGTTCATTAACAGGTGTATCTGGTTCTACCCTAGCAACGGGTACAGTCAGTAGTTCATTTAATGGGTCGGGATACGGACTTGTCTATCCAGATTTAGGTATTATCATACTTAATCCAAATGCAATTGGACCAATGGTTGGATTCTTCACATCGGGTTCAGGAATAACTACAGGATCTGCTGCTACGAGTTCAATAACAAGCCCAACAGCTTTGTACACAAAAGCTACTATTGCTTCTGCAACCAAACCATATGCTCCGGTAACACATTCATTAACTTGGGGTACAACAGAATCAACGTATAATCACGCATCATTGTTTGTTTCTATGAAACAAGCATTGTTACGAGATGAAGATTATCAATTTAAAGCACGTTCAGCAGAAACAATTTCTTCAACACATTACTTTGTAAGACTTCGTAACAAAGAATATAATTACTCTAACAATCCTACCTTCTATAACGCAGATACTGGAACACTAGTATTCTCTGAATTTAGAAAAGATCCTAGAGTATACATTACTACTGTCGGTTTGTATAATGATTCTAGTGAATTATTGGCAGTGGCTAAGTTAAGTAAGCCGGTTCAAAAATCGTTTGACGAAGAATTATTGTTAAGAGTTAGATTAGACTTCTAATAAAATAAGGACAATCTGAAACGTATTGTGACCACGACTCTAGTTATAGGGGAGTGGTCATAATACTATAAGACATATTTATCAATGAAAACATTTAGCACGATAGATAAAAAAGATATAACAGAAAGAACGTATACTACATATGCTAATTTAACTTGGCAGTTTTTGTCATCTTCAAATGGCATGGAAATAACGTATCCAACTGAATCTATTAATGGATTGGATGGCACTATAACGATTAACAGAGCCACAGCAAATGAATATGAGGATTTTGTAAACGTAGATACGGGTACCCGTGGGTATGTTTTACATCGATCGTTGAAACATTTGTTTTATAATTCTAAACACAATGCGTTCGTTAGCGGTACCAGACTAGTTACAGAAAGTGTAGTGGCACTTCCTAATGATGCTTTTGTAATAAGCATTGCGCAAAATTTATATGGTGACAAAATAAAACCTGGATCATTTGAATTAATCGTAAGTTCTTCGTCTTTACCAAAAATTGTAGATGACTCAATAGGAAATCTGTATTATACACAGTCTGGAGCAACAAACTACGTTGGTCGTATTATTTATTCACGGGGAATTGCAATAATAAAACAAAACACCGCGTCACTATCCCCAACTGTGTCAACTGATGGTATACAAATTGTCAGCGGTTCTTCAGTAGAACTAACATACAATAGTAATGTAGAGTTTCAACAATATCAGATAAACGTAAGATTGGGAGCAAATGATTTTAATTTTTCAGCCTTCAATCCAACAATAAAATCAATATATAGTAGTACTGGTAGTGTAACCGCATCCTTTATAGAAAATAATATCGATCCAAAGACAGAAAATAGTTGGTCGTTATACAATCTAATGGGTGCAGAAATAATTAAGCCGTATATAACAACAATTGGGTTATACAACGACCAGTATGAATTACTGGCGGTTGCAAAATTAAGTGGTCCAATTCAACGTACTTTTGATGCGGAACAGATATTTATAGTTAGGTTTGATACCGAATAACCTTTGGAGATTCGTATGACGTTAGAAGAAAGATATAACGCAGCTGGTAATGAAACATATGTTGGTCGAGTAAAATCATTTCAGGCTGGTGGTGAAGCTGGTGCAGGTGTAAATTTCTTGGACGGTGATGGTCGTGGTGCCTGGTCGCCCGACGCAACCGCAGCACCAGATGAAGTACAAACTGAATTTACTAAAAACGCCGCGGGAGATTTCCGTTACGGTGGTGGTGGTAAAGTAGCAGGTACATACTCACTCAGCCGTTGGTTGCAAAAAGGTGTAGATAAAGGTGATACCTATTTAACCAACAACCGATTTACTACAATTAATGATGTTCGTAACGCTAACACAATCGTACAAAAATATAATGGATTGTCTGGTAAAGATTTTATCACAAAGTTAGGTGAACTTTCAAAAGGTAAAGTAAACGGTGGTGCAGTAGGACCATCGCCGGCTGGTTTGGGCGGTTAATACAATTTAAACAAAGGGTTATTTTATGAAAGCAAGATCGGCAAAAAATAAGGGTAAACGTGCCCAAAATATGATTAGGGAAATGATACTCTCTCATTTCCCTAATTTGCATGAAGATGACGTTGTATCGACATTGATGGGTGATAGTGGTACAGATATTAAATTGTCCCACGCCGCTCGTCAACAATTTCCATATTCCGTTGAATGTAAGAATCAAGAAAAATTGAATGTATGGTCGTCACTTGAACAAGCGGAAAAAAATACGAAGGAAGAAACACATCCTATATTATTTTTTAAGAGAAACCGCAGTAAGATGTACGTGGCGTTAGATGCCGAACATTTTTTCGAACTAATTAAGCGACCAAAACCTATTGACAAAACCGAATAAAGATATTAGGTTTCGAGTATGACTATATTAACTTTACTCGACGAATATCTTGGACAACACACACAACAACGGGACGAATATTTGTTCCGTTGTCCGTTCTGCCACCATCACAAGAAAAAACTATCTATCAATATAGTAAGTAATAAGTGGAAGTGTTGGATATGTGATGCAAAGGGTGCTCGACTTATATCGCTATTAAAGCGGATGAATCTCCCCAAACAAGTTATTACTAAATTTAAAGAATTGTTGGGAGAAGAAAGTCGTAGTAAATACATTAGTACAGATGAACCACAACATCTTACATTACCCGCCGAATATAAACCGTTGTGGAAGTCAGAGAAAAGTTACCCGTATCTTCACGCATTGACCTATCTGAAGAATAGAGGAATCACAGCGGAAGATATTCTTCGGTATAGAATGGGATATTGTGAAACGGGGACTTACGCTGGTCGAATCATTGTTCCCTCGTATGACAGTAATAACCAATTAAATTATTTTACCGCACGGTCGTTCTATGACGGCGGAATGAAATATAAGAATCCTCCGGTCAGCAAGAATACTATTATATTTGAAAATATGATTGATTGGGAAGAACCAATTATTCTGTGCGAAGGAATGTTCGATGCAATTGCTCTTCGACAGAACGCTATCCCGTTGATGGGAAAAACAATTTCCAAGAATTTAGAGTACGCACTTCTCCGTCATAGTGTAGAGAACATCGTCATCTTTCTTGACGCTGATGCTCGGATGGATGCATTGAAACTTGAACACCGATTGAAGCAGTATGAGATTGACACAAAACTCGTCTTGACCGATGGAAAAGATGCGAGTGAGATGGGATTCACAACTTCGTGGGATGCAATTGATTCCGCAAAAACAACGAATTTCAAGCAGTTTATTGAACAGAGGTTATCTATCGCATGAAAATAAAAGTTCCGTTTAAGAAATTACAGCACGTTATACATTTAGCCGATATCCATATTCGTTTGTTCCGTAGACACGATGAATATGAGCAGGCATTTAGTCGTTTATATCAAGACATTCGTGATAAGCAGTTGAAGAACTTTGTCATCGTATTAGCCGGTGACATCGTTCACGCTAAAACCGATATGAGTCCAGAAATGGTTGAGGTGACTTCTCGTTTCTTAAAGACTATTTCGGATATTGCACCGACCATTATGATTGCAGGTAACCACGATTGTAATCTTGCAAATACAAATCGTATGGATGCACTTACACCCATCGTAAACAACCTCCAACATCCCAATCTCTATTATGTAAGAGAAAGTGCATTGGTCGAGGTTGCTGATACCACGTTTGCGGTGTGTTCTATCTTTGACGAACAAGAGAACTGGCCAACCGCTGATGAGATTGACGAAGGAACAAAAATTGCTCTCTATCACGGGCCGGTGCACGGTTCTACTACCGACGCAAACTTTACCATTACTAATCGCCACGTACACGTTGATTCATTCAATGGGTATGATATCGTTATGCTCGGAGACATTCACAAGCATCAAGTTCTTAAGGAAGCTGACCCAATTATTGTCTATGCTTCAAGTCTTATTCAACAGAACCACGGAGAGACGCTCGAGAATCACGGTTGGTGTCTCTGGGATATTCCGTCAAAGAGTTTTGAATTTATCCCACTTGAAAATGACTACGGATATGTAACACTTGAAGTACATGATACAAAGATTACATACCCTGCGAATATGCCCAAGAACGCCAGAATGCGTCTGTTTACAGGTGATTTGGAAAACACACAAGTCAAGAAAATTATTACCACACTGCGAAACAACTACAACATCATCGAATTGAGTGTCAGTAAGAATCGATTTAACAAGACAGTTACTCGTCTCGCAAATGCGACACACGATGCGTTAGATTTAACAGACGTGCCGACACAGAATACACTCATCAATCAATGGTTAGGACGTAATTATTCTACATTGGATCCCGATGTGTTACGGGCAATTGAAAAGATTAACAAGGATTTGAACGGGAAGATTGCACACGATGATCATTCTCGTAATATCCATTGGCGTCCGCTGAAGTTTACCTTCTCCAATATGTTCTCGTATGGGGAAGATAACGAAATTGACTTCACCGACATGAAGGGTGTGTATGGTGTATTCGCACCAAACGCTTCTGGAAAAAGTTCTATTATGGATGCGTTGATGTTCTGTCTCTATGACAAGACTCCACGTGCGTTTAAGGGTGACCACATCATCAATAACCGAAAAGATAGCTTTGAATGTGAACTCACATTTGAAATTAACAACGAAGTGTTTGGTATTAAGCGGGTTGGTACCAGAAAGAAGAATGGTGATGTCAAGGTTGATGCCTCATTTTGGAAGGTGCAAGACAACGGAGACAAACTCAATCTCAACGGTGAGGACCGACGAGATACGAACGCTAGCATTCGTTCGTATGTGGGAACCTATGAAGATTTCGTGATGACAGCATTGAGTAGTCAAAACAGTAATGCCCTCTTCATCGACAAATCACACTCGGAACGAAAAGACTTACTTATTCAGTTTATGGGATTGAATGTATTTGATAAACTGTTTGATGCGGCTCACGGAGAGAGTAAAGAAATCTCCGGCGTCCTCAAGCGATTTAAAAAGTCTGATGTCACCGACCAGATTGCTGAAACGCAGAATAAATTAACTACCGAGTCAGTTGTAATGACAGAGGTGGAAGAAGAAAAAGAATACTATGAAAACTTTATACTTGGACTGAATGAAGAGTATAAAGTACAACATACATTAAAACGCCCCGTACCCGAAACATCGGGAGATATTGACGAACTAGAATCAACACTTAAAAAGCATCAGACCAAGTTGAAGAAGATTCAAGAAGATATGTCATACACCGATATGAAGGTACAATCGGAACGTAATGAATTAAAGATGGTAGAGGATGACTTTGAACAATATGATATTGCTAAACTAGAAGAGTCTATTGCAAACTGGAACAAGTTAAATGATTTGTTAAGTAAGGGAAATAGCGCCCTTCGTGTTGTTAACACCAAGATAGAAGAGAAGGACAAGTTTAAGACTAAACTATCGGGGTATAAGTACAATCCGAAGTGTGATGTTTGTGTTGCGAACAACGCTTCAGTTATCGAAGATTTAACGGCAGTAAACGCTGAGTTGGATGAGTTGAACGCCAAACGGTTAATTCAAGAAGATTCTATCACCAGAATTATTGAACAGATGGAACCGTTGGAAAATGACAAAAAGGAATATGAAGAAGCACAAGAGTTAAAGGATACAATCAATACGTGGAAGCAAAAATTGAACGAATCCGAGACAGCTCTTGCCACCCTAACACTTGCACAAGAAAAGACACAGAATGTAATTTCAGCCGTCGAATCGGATATCGTAACATATAAGACCAACGAAGAAAATATCTTATATAATGCAGATATTGATAGTAAGTTAGAAGAGATTCAACAGAAGATTGCGGAAAACAAAAAGGCTTTACAAAAAGTTGATAATAGACTTCGTGAAATCCACGGCACAATCTCTGTATTAAAGGCAAAAAAGGAAGAACTATTAGCAAAACTAAAGGAAGCCGAAGAATTGGAAACAACCTACGAAGCCTATAACCATTATATGATGGCAGTTGGTCGTGACGGGGTGCCGTATGAATTGATGAGTAAGGCTATTCCAAATATTGAAGCAGAGATTAATACGATTTTATCACAGATTGTAGACTTTACTGTGTCGCTAGAGGTGGATGGTAAGAACATCAGCGGAAAGCTAACGTATGATAATGACCGTATCTGGCCGCTGGAAAACTCGTCGGGGATGGAACGATTTGTCAGTAGCTTGGCAATCCGTGTCGCATTAATGAACGCTTCGAATCTCCCCAAGTCCAACTTTATGATTATTGACGAAGGATTCGGAGTATTGGACGCAGATAATCTTCATTCCATGCAAACATTGTTTAATATCCTCAAAACTCATTTTGATTTTATACTTATAGTAAGTCACTTGGAGAGTGCACGAGACATGGTAGATAACTTAATCGAAATTCGCAAGGAGGATGGGTACTCGCAAATTTCGGTGTAATTGGGGATATGAATGGCGCGTACACGAAAATCGATACAACCCCTTAATCTTATTAAATATAATGTATTAATTGAAGATAAAGGGACTCGATCAGAATACTTTAAAATATCACAATTTGATGGATATTTCTACGGCGGCCGCAATGCGTTTCTCATTGCGGGCGCCGGTGTTCTGCGACCAAATTCTAAAATTTTAGTAGAAATATTAAATTCAGATGGAGATACAGTATACAGCGTACCGGTTCAATCGTTTGTTGAAGGTAATTCACGATTAATTCAAGTAGAAATTTATTCAGATACGCCTATTGGACCTGGGAAGATTGTTATATTAGGATGTGCCGATACCTATATCGATGGAAAACCTATTCCATCTGAATGGTCTGATAAATTTAATGTTCGATGGATTTCTGATGTAGTAATTTCACCTTTAGTAGAAAATAGAACACCTATAAGATTTTTACGTTCGCCTGAACTTATAGTAGAGGAAAAATTTTATCTTGCACCAAGTTCTTCTGCTTTTACTCAATCCGCACAAGAACAAGTTGATTTACAAATCTCACCTAAATATTTTAGTGTGTTTCCAAACGGATATTTGTTAAAAATAAATGGACCGGATACTAGTACTAGATTTTTTTCTGATTATTTAGGCGGAGTTGTTACTGGGTCAATAAAATACGATGGACCTAATGGTGCAGAAACTGCTAGTATAAATCTACCAATAACTCGAATATATAATAGAAGTTTCGCTGAGTCAGAAGGTTCGTTGATATACACGGATAAAAATAATTTAATATTAAGTGGATTTATTAGTAGTAGTGGTCAATATTCCACTGCAATTAATAAATCAAATAATGTAAACTTGACAAGTAGTTTAAATATTGAATACAATCAATTACAAACTTTCTTAACAAAAGAAGCAATATCCTTCGCTAAAATACGACTAGTAAACTTAAATACTATATCAGGTGAAATTAACAAAATACGACTGTCGTATAAGCCAGCAACAGAACCAGGTGAGTTTGTCGTATTAGGTGATGTACGTTCAAATGTTAGTGAATTATTAGCAGTTGATAGTGGCAGTAAAATAGCAGAAGTTGGAAAATTTAGAGAAATTGATATAGACACATACTGGTATAGTGCTACTATGTCACTACAAAAATTTCCAGAAACCGATCACCCGGATTCTGTTCCAGATTATTATTTATCTTCTTCGTTAATAACAACGTCAAATTTTTTAAATCAATGTTGTATAAACTTACTAGATTCTGTAAACGCCAATCCACCAATTTCTAGTAGTAATACTACATTTGAAAATGATGTTTCGTACTTTATTGGAACTCGTGCTTCATCCTCTCTACAACTATTCCCACAAACAGAATATACTTTATCGTTTGAAGCGTTTGTATCCAGAACTTCCGGTTCAATTACACTAAATCAATCAGATTATTCTATGGAAGTTTATTTAATTCCATTGTCTGGTTCTAAAGTACTAGGTACAGATCCAAGAGGTCAAAGATTAGCGACAATAACACCATCGCAGACTTTTCAAAGACAAAATTTTGAAACATTAGAATATAATTTTATTCCAAAAACCAAGGAAGTTGGAACGTTTGCTTTACGATTTATAGTTTATGGGGGATTTTGGGATATAGCAAATGTATCCATCAAACCAGCAACAGAACCATTCTTTAGTCCAGATGAATTTGATACATTAATCCCTAACGTAAATTATAGAAATAAGTTTGTAACGTTTAAAGCAGAATATCTGGATATCAATAACAACTCTATAGGAATATCTACAGTATCATTGCCAACATACTTTGTAGGTTCAGACGCTGTATCTGGAAGTGGTGGCAGTTATCCATTTACAATTGAAACGGATACATTTGTTGGTGATGCTATTACAAATAATTTTGCTTTGTCAAAGCCATATGACTCTACATCAATTATAGTGTCAGTTGATGGCTTAACATATACAGAAACAATAGACTATAGTATATCTGGTACAACATTATCTTTCATTTCCGCACCACCAAGTCAATCTAATATTTTAGTACGAGCATTTCTAAACGTCACAGAAAATTTAACTGGTTCGTTTAGTGGATCATTTTTAGGAAACATAAGTAATGCTGTTACCGCAAGCTATGCAGAATTTGCTGAAAACGCATTTCCATACAGTGGATCTGCGTTGATAACGGGTTCTCTTACGGTGTCTGGAAGTGGATTAGATGTTACTGGAACAACAGCAATGCAGGCTATTTTAGAAAAAGCACAAATTCAAAATACTGCAGCCACGGGTACAATAAATTACGACATTGCTAAACAGGTGGTGTTATATTATACTTTAAATTCTACCAATAATTGGACCTTGAATTTTAGAGGAGATTCTACAACTTCATTAAATACTTTGATGGCAGTTGGACAAACGTTGACACTGGCGTTTTTAGTAACAAACGGTAGTACTGGATATTATCCAACATCTCACACTATAGATGGAAACGTTATAACACCAAAATGGCAAGGTGGTGCAGTTCCTTCGTCGGGAAACACTAATGCTGTAGACATTTACACCTACACCATCATAAAAACAGCAAATGCAACGTTTACAGTGTTTGCATCACAAGTAATGTTTTTGTAATTATGACTCCTATTGTAAACAATATCGGTGCTGCAGCAGCCCGTGGTTTTGGATTTATGATGGTAGTAACGCCTACGCCAACTCCATCAATAACACCTAGTGTAACAATAACTCCATCACTTACAAAAACTCCATCAATAACACCAACTGTAACACAAACAACTACTCCATCAAGATCAGTTACACCAACTATTACACCAACACCATCAATAACATCTACCCCTAGTGTTACCACAACACCATCAATTACACCTACTCCATCTATTACCACAACGCCAAGTATTACCAGAACACCATCTATTACCACAACACCAAGTATTACCCCTTCTATTACTACTACACCATCTGTTACTAAAACGCCGTCTATTACTACAACGCCATCAATTACTAGAACTCCATCTATTAGTATTACTCCAAGTATTACTATAACTCCAAGTATAACCCCATCCATTACAACAACTCCAAGTATTACCAGAACACCATCTATTACTACAACGCCATCAATTACTAGAACTCCATCTATTAGTATTACTCCAAGTATTACCACAACACCGTCTATTACCACAACACCGTCTATTACCACTACGCCATCAATTACTACCACCCCAAGTATTACCCCATCTATCACAACTACACCGTCTATCACAACTACACCAAGTATTACACCATCTATTACCACAACACCTAGTATTACTACAACGCCATCAATTACCACAACACCTAGTATTACTACAACGCCATCAATTACCACAACACCTAGTATTACGCCTTCTATAACTACAACGCCTTCCATTACTAAAACACCGAGTATTACTACTACGCCTTCTATTACTAGAACACCAAGTATCACTACTACACCATCAGTAACTACTACACCATCAATTACAATTACTCCAAGTATTACCACTACCCCAAGTATTACTATAACTCCAAGTATAACCCCATCCATTACAACAACTCCAAGTATTACCAGAACACCATCTATTACTACAACACCATCTATTACCAGAACTGCAAGTATTACACCATCTATTACGACTACACCAAGTATTACTACAACACCGTCTATTACTACAACGCCAAGTATTACACCTTCTGTTACCACAACGCCGTCTATTACTAGAACGCCAAGTATTACACCTTCTGTTACCACAACGCCGTCTATTACTAGAACGCCAAGTATTACACCTTCTGTTACCACAACACCGTCTATTACTAGAACGCCAAGTATTACTAAAACAGCAAGTATTACGCCATCAATAACTGTAACACCGTCTATTACTAGAACGCCAAGTATTACTAGAACAGTAACACCATCTGTAACAAAAACACCATCGCCAGTAACGCCGTCACCAACTCCATCACCAACGCCTTCGCCAGTGACGCCTTCGCCAACGCCATCACCAACACCTTCGCCGGTGACGCCTTCGCCGGTAACGCCTTCGCCGGTAACGCCTTCGCCGGTAACGCCTTCGCCGGTAACGCCTTCGCCGGTAACGCCTTCGCCGGTAACGCCTTCGCCGGTAACGCCTTCGCCGGTAACGCCTTCGCCAGTAGCATGTTCAGTTGGGTGTATAGGTTCACTTTATTGTAAAGATTTATATTTAGTAGGATGTACCACTTATCAATTTGCTAACTGTTCTACGGTAGCAAATTACACAGTACAAAATTGCGATTTAACTGATCAAATTTGTAGTGGAGGTTCTTGTGTAAATACGCCATCGCCAATAACTCCTTCGCCAATAACTCCTTCACCAATAACTCCATCACCAGAAACGCCATCACCAATAACTCCATCACCAGAAACGCCATCACCAATAACTCCATCACCAGAAACGCCATCACCTGAAACACCATCACCAATAACTCCATCACCAGAAACGCCATCACCAGAAGCACCTGCGCCTACACCTGCTCCGACATCTTCGTGTCAACACGACACATATGCCTGTTTTGGGGTAGATTTATATTATTGTTCGTTTGGAACCTATGTATTAGCATGCGTGGATTATGTAGACTGTGGTGGAAGTCAGTTTTTATGTACATAAAATTGTTATAACTACACAACAACTTTTAGTAGAATATTATGGAAGAAAACGTACTAGATTATACAATTCCTAAATTTACAGGTAAACACAAACATCCTGTAGATACTTTAAAAAAATCACTTACATTAAAATATGTGGACGATGAATCTGGTGTAGAACAGCGCAATGATGATGATTTAATTGAAGCTGATTCTAGTACAACCCGTATGCGTCGATATAATAAAAAAAATAGAGAAAAAGTACGTCAATATCTAAAAAAGACACAAGATGATCGTGTTGCTCGTAACAGAGACAGACGTAAAGCTGTCGCAAAACATGGAAAAACTAAAATGAAAAATCACGATGTCCATCATCCAAACGGTCCACATAACGGTAACGCACGTTTAACTAAAAAAGATCACGGTAGAGATAAAGTTAATGAAGTATTTCGTATGATTGTGGAAGGTGGTGCCGCTGGTCATATGGCACATCCATACGAAGATGACTCGTTGACGTTTGCCCAAGTAAAAGAAATGATTCATCGTGGATTGGTGGGGGCATTAGACGCAGAAGCTCCCGTTACCGAAAAATTAGATGGTCAAAATATTGCATTTACTATTCGTGACGGGGAAATTCGGTTTGCTCGTAACAAAGGACAAGTTAAGAACCGTGGTCAAAATGCATTAGATGTAGCTGGTATCCGAAATATGTTTGCGGGTAGAGGCAATATTGAACGAGCTTTTACTGGAGCCGCAGAAGATTTACGAGATGCAGTTGCTAAAATGCCACCTGAACAACGTGACGCTATTTTTGGTAACGGTAGTAAGTTTATGAATGTGGAAATCATTTTTCCAGATACAAAAAACGTTATACCATACGATAAATCAGTATTGGTATTTCACGGAACTATTGAATATGACGAATCGGGGGAAGAGATTGGTCGTTCACAAGATGATGCAAAGGCCGTACACGATGCATTAGTGAAGGCAAATGCGAGTAAGCAAAAAACATTCGGTATCTCTGGTCCAAAAACCATTACATTTAGTGATACAGATACCTCTCGCAACAAGAAAAAGATGCAAGAGTATATTCGTCGTATTCAGCGATTGCAAAATGAGTATAGATTAGATGACGATTCTACTGTTGAAGAGTACAAGCGTGAATGGTGGGGTCGTGAAATTGATGCAATGGGGTGGGATTTAACCGATGAACAGCGAGAAGGATTAATTGGTCGTTGGGCAATGGGTATCAAGAAGTTTGGCCCAAAAGATATTGAAGATAAAGAACTGAAAAAGAAAGTCAAAGAATTTGAAAGTGAACACGTTCCAAGTCTCCAACGTAAGGCAGCACAACCATTAGAACGTACCTTCTTGCAAGTAGGTACGGATGCAATGCGTCGAGTCACGGACTTCTTGGGTTCTAATAATCCACAACTAGCTGCTCAATTAAAGAAAGAAGTGTTAGATACTATCCGAGAACTTCAAAACACCGATGACCAGAACAAATTAGCTAAACTTCAACAGCAAGTAGAACGACTACAGGCGTTAGGGGTAGATAACATCGTTCCATCAGAAGGTATGGTGTTCGTCTATAACGGTAAACCTTATAAGTTTACAGGCACATTTGCCCCAGTTAACCAAATTTTAGGCACCTTGAAGTTTGCTGCTGGAAAAGCCGAAATAGTCGAACCAGCAGAATCACCAGAAAAGGCAGCAGAACGTAAAGCATCTCCTGCGGCACAACCAACTGTAGCAAATAAAACACAAGCACGAGGACCAAAACGTACTGTAGCTATCTTTGCTGGACGATTCCAACCATTTCACGCTGGACATTATAGTGTTTATGAGGCATTGGTAAAGAAATTTGGTAAGGACAACGTATATATTGCCTCATCAGATGTTACAGACCCAGTTCGTTCTCCGTTTGGGTTTGACGAAAAACACAAAATTATCACAACAATGTTTGATGTTCCAGAAGATCACGTAGTTCAAGTAGCAAATCCATATGCTCCAACGGAAGTATTAGAAAAATTACCACCGAACACAACTTACGTTACCGCTGTCAGTCAGAAGGATGCAGAACGATTGGGTTCAAAAGGTAAATACTTTAGACCATATGAAGATGGAAAATCAACAGAAGGGTTTGCTGACCGTGGGTACTTTATTGTAGCACCAGAATTTCAATTGTCAGTAGATGGTAAGAACATTAGTGGTACTCAACTTCGCCAAGTAATGGGCGACCCGAGAATTACTGAACGGGCTAAAAAGGAAATCTTTACAAAAGTATATGGTAGATTTAATCCTGAAATATTTAAGAAAATTGT